GAAGTCCGTTTTAGCCTATTTGGAGAAATAAGATGACTAAAAAATACCGAAAGAAACCAATCGTCATTGAAGCCTATCAATATGGGGAAGAAGAAGCGCCCCTTTGGTTTAAGGAAGCCATGCGAAAAGGAATTGTCACGCCTTTTTCTCAATATGGCGGTGACAAACGATGGTGTGAAGTTGAAACATCGCAAGGGATTATGAAAGGAAAACAGGGTGATTACATCATTAAGGGTGTTCAAGGCGAGATTTATCCCTGCAAAAAAGCGATTTTTGAAGAAACGTATGAATTGGTAGAGGAAGAATAATGAGAGATTACTTGAATGCCACTGAAAAGAATCAGTTCATGGTGCTGCAAAGCATTATTCAGCTCTTAGAAGGAAAACGACATGAAGGAAAGCGTGGTCCACAAGTCACAACCATCCTGGAACAATGGAAAAACAGCAACAATTTGAGTAAAGAAGAACATAAACACTTAAAAACCTCTGAAACATACTTACGAAAATTCTTAAATTCGGTGTATGACCGCCTCAGCCCGAAAGAACAAAGCATTTTGGAGAAGAAAATCCTCAAATTCGACTTTAAACTGGTGGATGACTATACGTTGAAACAAGTAAACCGCGATATTCAAGACCGTTTTGTCAATGCGGTGGTGCCGAGGGAACAGTTTTATGTCTGGACAGAGCAAATCATGTGCGTGAATTGCAAGGGATGCACAAAAGACGGAAATACATGCGAGCTGAATACAGTGTTTGAAGATAATTTCATTCCGGAGTCAGGCTTTGACCTGCCGAATTGCAAGTTTGCTTATAAAAAGTAAGTAGGAGAAGAATAGCATGACCAATAAGATTGTTTCCCAAACTAAGACGAAGGTCATTATCCGTATGAGTGATATTGACAAAGTTCTGTTTAAACATGAAGCAGAGACCTTCCGTAAATTGGTGGATAAAATGATAGAACAGCAGAAAGAGTTGAAGTAGATGGCAAAAAATCCACAATTCGAAAAGAGATACCAAGAGGGTATTCGAGTCGGAATGGAAATAACAAAGGAAGTATCAGCAGCTCATTTCAGTGTGAAATTAGAACGATTATCCAAAATTCCAGGCATTGGTCCTAAGCGATTTAAACAAATCATCGATGAATTTATGAAAGATCTGACCCCAGAGGAACTGGAACACGCTACTTTCTATATTAAAGACATCCAAAAGATTAAAAAAACGAAAGGAACAGCTTGATGCTTAGGGTTTTGGACTATATTTTCCATCCTATTGTCTGGATCGTGATTCCGGCAATCCTACTGTTAGCTAATATCATTCTGTTTTTGATAAGTGAACAAGGTGCCAAAGACACGATGGTTTTTGGAACTATCCATATTTTAATGATTGGGTGGAATTGCATGAAATTGCAAGAGGAGAAAGAACGATGAGCCTATTGAAAAAACTGTATTGCAAGATAACCGGGAAGCACAAGATGAATTTTTACGATAAGCGGTGTTTGATCTGTGGAAAAAAGGTACATATGTAATGAGTCGAATCAGTTGGGATGAATGGTTTCTGGATTTAGCGGATGTCTATGCGAAACGAGCAACCTGCAATCGTTTGTCAGTCGGGTGTGTGATTGCGAAAGGAAATATTCAGCTCGCCGAAGGATATAACGGAAGTATTAGCGGCCAGCCTCATTGTACAGAAGTGGGTTGCCTTCCAAATGAGCAGGGAAGGTGTATTCGTACGATCCATGCAGAACAAAACGCCCTCCTAAATGCTAGTAAGAAGGGCGTTAGTGTGGAGGGCGCTACGGCTTATGTCACCCATGAATGCTGTGAAACGTGCACTAAGTTGTTGGCTCAAGCCGGGATCAAGCGAGTAGTATTTCGCCATCCCTATTACAATGCCCAGAATCACCAATTTAATTCAGGCATGGAATGGGTACACTACAAAAATAGGTGCAATTGCGGAAAAGAATCCACCAAACAAATGAAATTTGGCAAGAATACCATGGCAATCTGTGATGAGTGTGCGGAAAACTTGTTGGAGATTTTAGAAAAAGAATGAATGTATACGATTTTATGAAGTATCATTTCATTCCTATTGTTTTTGCCACTGTAATTAGTGAGATTTTCTACATCGTTTATCAGATTATTTTTTATTACATCTAGGGGGTTAAACAAAAATGAGCAAAATTAGTTTAAACGATACGTTTGTCTCCATCTTGGAGAAAATGAGCGAGGGTAATCCAGGTGCGTTAACATGCCTGATGGAGATGATTAAAAAGAATGACTGGTATTTCCCTGATACCGAGCCAATGGTTTACGTTCTTCATCTGGATGACATCGGAATTTATGGTTCACAACTATATATGCTGTGGAATGACTGCTGCGGTCGTGATCTAAATGTATTCGAAACGGTATTACGCAATTACCAAACAGGAAAATTAACAGGAGCAGCAATCAGAACTAATGTATCGCAAGGTCGCGGCACCCCATTTGAAGGGTTAGTACCGATGGAAGAATTGTTCCCGAAGGAGAAAGTCAATGAAAGCAACTAATGAAAATATTGATAAGTTGATTAGTGAATGGCACTATAGTTTAAGTCCAATGGCGCTACATCAGTGGTTAGGTTTGACTTTGGAGCAATTCCAATACTGGGTAAAACATAAGACGTTGCCAGAAATCCCCTTATTAAGAAGCAAAGACTTGCAGGTGGGTTAGATGTCTTCGAAAGCACTTATACACGATTTAGGGGAACTACAAGAAGGCGAGGAACTTCTGTTTTTGTTGAAAGGACGTTCCTATATAGTCAAACTTGCGGACCATGACAGCATAGAGAAATACTTTGAAAGAAAGAAAGATGGGAACCAACGTGAAAGTGAAATGTCCAAAGTGCCGAAAGTGGATTGAGCTGAAAGAACATAATACCAGGTGTTCATGCGGAGCAATGATGAAATATCTGAAGGTTGAACGAAAGACAGAAGGGGTAAATTATACCTTTGATGCAACAAACTTGAAGCGGAAGGTGTACTGATGAAAGACAGAAAATACGAATTAACTGATTTGGATACGAATGATAAGGTTGCTGCATTAGTTCAGGTTTTGTTAGATAAGCACATCATTTCCACTCAGGACTTAGAAAAAGCATTTGAGGCTAGGTTAAAGTTGAAGAATGAAGCGCTTGAGAAGTACCTTGAAGAAAATCCAGCTATGAATATGGTTTTTGATATGCTCCCGCAGGGAGGAATGAAGGATTTTAAAATAAAAGGTGATCAAGATGAGTGACCACACTACATCTTTTCAAGATTATACCAAGACATTAAATGAAACCCGTCGTAAGCGTGATGAAGTGAAAAACAAATTATCCATTGCCCTTAAGGAAATTAAGATGAGAAAGAAATACGAAGCTTTTTTAATGAGCTGCATCCGTTCAGGCGAGTCGTTTGATAAAGACTTCGATTGGTTTTGTGAAAAATACGAGCAAGACAGGAAGGATACGATTTTTTAATGACAAATGAAATGAAAAACCTCGTAGAACTTGCTATGAAAAGTGGTGTAACCAAAGAACAATTCAAACAATGGTTGGAGGAAAAGAAAAATGGTTAAAATCCAAGTCGGTTCAACTACAACGACCTATGGCCCCAACGGAGAAGTTACAGGCGTAACAGAAAAACCATCTTATCTGATTTTAGAAGATGGAACAAAGAAAGAATTGACCAAAGAACAAGCGAAATCTTACGGAATCGGGAGAGATGAATAATGGAAAGCTATCAATATCTTAATCTAGTGGGAGAGGCAACAGAAATACTTTATTATGGACTGCATCCAGAGGAAGTGGAAGATGAAGTTTCTGCTTAAGTTATTAATACTCGTGTGCTTTAGCCTCTTTTCTTATTACATCGGTTGGGGAAACGGGCAGGCATCAGCATATGCCAAGATCGAACATACCCCATCGTTGTTTGACCTGCTCTATAAATAAAGGAGTGAACTAGAGTGATTATAAGAAAAGAGCATTTAGACATACCGATCTGTGACCATTCGGATAACGCAACCAATGAAGAAACATATCGAGAATTTATTAGAAACAGTGAAGAAGAGTTCGGAATGGTACCGATAGACTTAGATAATATAGACGATGGAGAATTGAACGCATACTTAGACTTTTTAGATTATCTGTGGGAAAAATAAGGGAGGGGTTAACAATGAAACAGTGGAGCGAACTAAAGGATTATGTTGTAAAGCAGATGATTGTCCGTCCGAACAAAGAAACCGAGGCTTATAAAATAATTATCAAACAGATGGAGGAATTGGAGAAGAAGTACAAGAAGCTCCAAAACCCGTACATCGATTACGAGGTCTAATAAAAATGTTTTATTTTAGGAAACTGTACTTCTATGTAACCCGTTTATCTACGCAGGCGCTGTTTCTGTCAGCTGCCCTATTTCTCCTCATAAGTTCTTCAATGATTTCATGGATTGAACCTAAGACCTTTCCCACATTCTTTGACGGACTATGGTGGACCGTCGTAACCGCGGCGACGGTCGGCTATGGAGACCTGTTTCCTTCCACATTTTTAGGAAGGATCTTTGGCATATTAGTCATTTTTACAGGCGTGGCCCTTATCGGACTCGTGTTCGGAAAAGCAGGGGAATTGATTACGCTGCATCGAAAGAAAGAGGAGGAAGGCAAATTGGGGTATGATGGAAAAAACCATGTCGTTATTATTGACTGGTCGGATAAAGCAGAGCATGCCATCCGGGATATTTTAAAACAAGAGAAAAAAACGCACGTGGTTGTCATCGATCAATTAGAGAAAGCTCCTTATCTTCACGAACGAGTACATTATGTTAATGGCAACCCGTCAAATGAGGTGGTTTTAAAGAGCCTTGCGAATGTTGAGAAAGCGAAAGCCTGTTTTATCTTCGGAGATGAAACGATTGGCGACCAGTGGTTAAAAGATTGCAAGACTTTGATGATTGCTACTGCAATTGAGCGTATTGCCCCTCATGTATTTACTGTCGCTGAAATAGAAATGGATGAAAATGCACCTAACTTTCATCATTTAAAAGTTGATAAGCTGATTTTTACGGATAAAACCATATCGAGCTTGGCGATTCAAGCCTACCAAAACAAATAAATAAGACCGCCCGAAGGCGGTCTTATTAAATTAATTTTTGGGTTACTTCTTTTAATTTATCCAGGAATACCTTCATATCCTCGACGATCGATTTGAGTTCCTTATGGTTTTCCGCACTATCAAAAGCCTCGTACTTACAATCAATCCTTTCAAAAAGGAACTGCACGAGATCAAGAGCCATTGGGTCTTTTTTGGCTTCGACTAATTCGAAGGCGACCTCTCTTAACTCATTTAAATATACGTCGATATCCTCAACAATATCGTTGATCTCGACGTCACTACCTGCATTTTCTAAGCTTTCAAATTTTCTGCCCAGTTCATTAAAAAGGAATTTCACATGCCGATTGGTCATGTTCACGATTGTAGCAGCTTCACTCGACCGATTTAAGATATCAACTAAGTTTTCCATTTGAAACCTCCTTTAATGCCATTAATTGATTGAACCAGTCTTCATCCTTTGTTTGCAAAGCCATATCTATAAATAGCTCAATTAATTCGGGTGTATGAGAAATGTCGTTTTTGACCATTTTGTCATCTTCTTCTTCAAATGGTCTAGCATTGGCTATGATGAGGGCAATCCTTACTAAAGTCAATGTATCTCCTTCCTTATAAAATTTGCACTGACAATCTAAGATTTTAATGGAATAGTAATGATTGCTGTTTCCTAGCACTAAAAATATGAGCCAGTCGTCCTGAATGAGATCGCCATTTAACCTGACCTTGATTGCACTCTTATAAACTTTACCAACCTCTAATTCCATTAAGAATCAACCTCCTCATAAACAATGCACAAGCGCCCACACTTCGGGCACTTGTACTTAATAATGATCTCTACTTCTAATCGGGAAAAATTGCAATCCGCACTAGTACATTTATATTCTACAAACATGGAATAATCCGGGAATCTCGTGGATTCTGTCCTATTGTTTCTTCCCACTTTTTTCATTTATTTTACCAATCCGTTCTCGATTTCATTTCATCCACATTCCAAACAATCAATTGTTTCAAAGTATCGCCATATTCGATTTTTAGTTTTTTAACAAACTGACAACACTCAGAAAATGTCGCTGGTCTTGTAGAAGGTTTTTCAATGGTTTGAATATTTTTGTCTCCTGGATTCTGAACAAAACATTTTATTAATGCTGTAAATCTCGTTCCTTCACTGACTTTCCAAATTCTTTCTTCTTTCTTTCCGTTATAATTCGTGAAATGAAGTACAGCTCCCATTGTCTATTTTCCACACTTACATTGATTGTAAGGTTTACCACACCACGAACAATTTGGAACATATCCGTCTTTCATTGATTTCATTGCTTTTCACCCCCTTCCAATTGTTAATTCAGCCAATTGATGATCTTTCAATTGACGATTAGACCTTAATACATCGATGACTACGTTTCTTCTAAATTCATTCCAATGATCATCCGAGATGGCCTCATGTAGCGATTTAGCCATCACCTTAAGATTGCCAGTGCTAATACTGATAATCTCTGTTCTAAAATGAAGAACCTGTAAAAGAAAGGATTCGGCTTCTTGTTTTGTTCTGATTGGATTGGAATTGATTTTGGTGTAAGGCATCCATCTCGTAAAAATTCCATCATAACGTTCTCTTCCTACATAGAAACCATCACCGTATACGTGGTACATCTTTAATTCGCTAAGCTGACGATGTTTAGGGTGAGCGGATTGCATGGATTTTTCAAGAACAAGAACGTAGTCAATGGCATCTTCTTGTTCAGCGAAATCGTTAATAGGAAGAAACGAATAACCATCCTGTGTCTCGTCAATCATCACAACGTTGTAGCCATTTTCTTCATCGTGCGTCACAACGAAGTAACCTGGGTTATCTTTCCTAACTTTGATGTATTTAATTTCTCCACTGAAACCCAAAATCGTCATTCGTAGTTCTTCAGGAAGAACTACTTCTTCCTTGGAAACAGCTTGGGCTCTCAGCTGTGTAATGTATTCGTTCACTGACCCAGCCAAAGACTCATGGTTCACATTATGAGCGCTTGCATAAGTTTTAATTTCATTTAATGGTTCTCTTTGTAATGTCATAAAAACAGCTCCCTTTTTTTTTATTAAACTTCAACAACTAGAAACTTCTCAGCGAATGAGATGACCTTTTTCCTATTCCATTGTTTCTTTTTAAATAAGGATTCAGCAGCTTCCAAATCAGGAAGCATGGGAAGCATAGTTTTGTCTTTTTTTAATTCTCTAAGAGATACATCTCCATTTAACAACTGGATTGCGGTGTCTTTTACTTCTTGGCGAGTGGCATTAATGTAAAGAATTGCGGAAATGCACGTTACTTTATCCATTGTCCTTCCACTCCTTCTAATTTCATAATTTCATAATTTGCCCTTTTCATGATTTAATAATATGAAATTTCTTCCTGTTTAAGAAGTGACTTTAGTCCTATCTTCGATAAAATTTACCAAAAATAAAAAAGCACCCATTTTCGGCTGCTTATTAAACATTTTGCTTATAATTTCATAATATTTGGTTATAATAGTAATAAAAGGTTAAACACAAGAATAGGAGGTCTTACCATGTCAGGAGACATTAAAAACGCTTCCCTTATCATCTCCCCTCAAAATGAGTTGCCGTATCTCGGTCAAGTTGTTGACTTTCAAGATGAATGGTGGAGTATCATGCGGATCGCAAAGCTTGAATGGGTTGAAAATGGAATTCGTGTAAACTTTGTGATGCAAAAATTAGAAGATGATACAGTTGTCGTAACGGACGCTGAATTAAAAAAGGCCAAAAAATCAAGGTTTAAAGTCTTATAAAAATGAGCAACCCTTTCGATAAGGTTGCTCATTTTTATTTGACACTCTTCTTATAACACCCACGAAAAATTGTTGTAAATATCATTGCAACACCCTTGTAGCGGTAGAGAATTTCGAAGCATCATAATTGCTGATATTTACAACTCCTCCTGTTTGTGGAGCTGCAATCCATTTCCCGTTTCCAATATACATTCCCACATGGTAAGCAGGTACGCCTTGAAAAACCAAATCTCCTGGCTTAACTTCAGTAGGAGAAATACTAGTTCCAAATAGTTGTTGAGCAGCGGCCGTACGAGGCAATTCAATTCCAATAGAACGAAAGGAATATAACATTAATCCTGAGCAATCAAATCCTGTACTTGGAGAAGTGCCGCCCCAAAGATACGGAACACCTAAGTATTTCTGTGCTTCTGCAATAACAGCATTAGCATTTGTACCTGTAGGGGTAGTGGTGTTGTTCGTGCCAAACACAGCCACAAAATCAATGTGAACATGGTCAGTGTGAGGATTTACTCCGTGGTAAGGTTTCCACTCTCCGCCACCTTTCGCTGTTATTCTGTGGTTGTAGATGACATATTGGACATAAGGGAGCTTTCTGGCGTATTCTGCGATTTTACTCATGATTTCTGGTGAACCACCAATGTCAAATGCGCGACCATAAGCATGCATTGATTTCGTGCTTCCTCCCCTTACGTTTCGATTGTTATAGGCTCCCATGAAGGTCGTTGGACTAAAATGTGCTATCACGTCGTTATAAGCAGCTTCAACGTAGAGCATCATTCCACCAAAACCAGCTCCAGGCCCTATTTCAGTCGGGCTTTTCGCCTCGCCTCCTGCATAAGTAGGAGGAATACAATTACCTGGAAGATACGTAACTTTGCCTCCAACTACTACAGCATTTCCGCTTGCATAAAGAGAGGCATACATTAATACTTCTTGAACATAAGCTGCACTATGGTTGTAAGCGTAAACCGCTCCTGCTAAGTCCCCGGTGCTGGCTCCATTGGCGGCATCGTACTTAGCCGCGGCGTAAACAGCATCTTCTAAGTTGTTAGGATCTGCTTTACCGTCGTTGTTCGCATCCACTCCATATCCTCCATATTTAGCAATAACAGCAATACTCGTTAAATCACTAGGGGGAATAGGCGCATTTCCTAACCCTCCGCAACCAGGATAATTCCAGCCAACCCATGTACAAACCATAAACTGCATGTGTCCGGTAGCTCCTACAGGGGAGATCATATTCTTGATCGTAGAAAATCTAGTTTCGACCCTATGATGGGCAGCAAGGAGATTCCAAGGAACATTGTATTTTTCTCCAGCTGCATGATAAATAGGTATATACTCTTGTGGAATTTCATTTTCACCGATTTCTGAAATAGGCGCTTGTGTAACTCCTGGATCATCGCATCCCCCTGTGATGGAGTCATCACTTTGGATCGATGAAAAAAGAAAAACAGCACTGATTCCGATTGCTACAGCAACCGGAACACCTATAATCGTGCCTAGAAGAAACCACCATTTTATTGAATTACCCTTTTTAAAAAGGCGCATTCACGTTCACTCCTGTTACTTTATATTGTTCATTTACTTTTTTGATTTGGATATAGTACCAATCATCTCTCTCCCAAACTTTCCCATCATTATCAGTGTTTTGTGAATGGACTACTAAACTCCATACCACATTTGTTTTAGAAGTAGAGGGTGCGCCTGCATCAGTAACGGAAACCCATTTTTGTTTAACCGTTTCTAACGTCCCTCTAGATGGATGTTGGATTAAGTATTTATAATAGTCTTCACTCATGAAATTTTTGCTATTTTCAATGTTTTGTAGGGGATGAGTTGCATCGAAATCGTGGTAGGATTTGGTGAATTGGATGGCTAGTTCTTTAGTTTGTTGAAGTTCTTCTTGAGAAACGCCTCCCTGATCTTCATCAATCAGGGAGGCGTCTTCATAATCATATGCTTTTTTGGTGGGTTGAGCCTGTTTGGGTTCAGACTTGATTTCTTTCTTATTATCACTATCTCGAGTCCCCAAAAAAAGAGCGATGGCACAAATAATTACCGCCATTAAAATATAAAATCTTGTTCTTCCATCCATTATTATTTAGCCTCCTCAAAGACATTTTCAGCTTCATTATCTTCGTCTACTAATGGCGGTAATTCTACAAGTTCTATACGATCAGATGTTGGTTGTTCAGTCTCTTGTGGTTGTTCATTCGTTTCTTCCTGCTCTGGAAGATCAACGATTTTATCATGATTCTCTCTCCAGTCATTAATTTGTAGTGATGGTGTTGGTTCTTCGTCATGAATAGGCAGAGTGATTACTGGAGGTTTTTGAATAGGTAGGTCGCCTATTGGAGCTTTAGCTTTTGCATCAGGTTCCTTCGTTTGTCGAACATCTTCTGACGGAGAGTCACTGCTACCTATCGAGCCTCCAATTGCACCACCAATAGCAGCTCCTTGCGCTCCTCCAACTGCTGCACCCACAACTGTTCCTGCTAATTTAGTAACAGCACCCAAATGTTGAGTAGCAGTAGTCTTGAATTCTCTTACTTCGTTAAAGATTAAATTAAATTGTTTAGATTCTCCGAAAATACGTTTGATTGGTTTCCATAAAAGCACGAAAGCGACAAGAATGGCCATCATAGAGAATCCGGACATAATATAACCACCCATATTAGATGCATTGATGCTGTAAACAAGGTCCGAAATCATAAAGTAGATGAATGTAGCTAGTGAGATTAATACCTTGGCGATTAATGGGAAAGACAGATGGAACCCAAAACGCTTTAATACACCAATTTGATTCGGGAATGCTGACCAAGCAAAGACAAAAGGAGCAAGACAGGAAATCGCTAAGAACCAATACTGAGTCACTTCAAGGGCAATCATTAAGATAAGGAATGGAATTCCGTTTACAAAATTAAAGAAGCTATAAAATCCTGTAAAGACTAACCGAGCATCCACGTTTGTATAAGTCATATTGGTATTGTTTTTGTCGATTACTTCTTTTTGTTGAATGTATTCTAAACGATCTTTGTCAGGTTTCATCTTCAAAAGTTCATTAATCCGTGCCTTCCCTATTTTAGAGACATCATCCGTTCCGTATTGCATGTATAAATAAGGACGAGTGACAAATTGTTCCCAAACTTCAGCAAATAAATCATCTTTAATGGCATCCATTGGTTTATTTGAATTGGTGACAACGCTACTTGGTCCAACTAACACGACCTGAGAAAGACCGGTTGCGACTTGGTTCATCCCTTTTAAAAAAGAGCCATAATTTGAGAAGAACCCTGCGGCTAAAGCAAGAACTAGAATGGTACTTCCAATACTTTTGAAGGCCCCCATCTGAGATCGTTTTCCGATAAACAGATATAGAGCGAATAAAACAGAAAACGCTGTGATGGCTGGCATGAATGAACCAATTAAACCACCACTCGTAAAACCACCAGCTGTATTAACTCCAGCTATTCCCCTCATAAAACTCTCGATCTTATTATTAATTAATTTATCAATGACATCATGATTAAAAGCCATTTCCAATCCGTTAATCAGAGCAGTTGTAAGAAAAACATCGCATCTAAAGAAAAAATTAGATAACATGTTTTTCATTTCATAAAACGATGTAACCATTTTGTCTTCTAATGCTTTACCAGTAAAGAAATCTTTGATAGCTCCAGCAGCGCTACCATCGTCTTCTTCTGGATTTGCTGTAATGTCTAGATAGTAATAAGGTTTGGAACCGTCATCTAGCTTATTGGTATAACCTTTAAAAATATTATCTTCCAACGTTGTGCTGTTAGCAGCCATCGCAGGGGTGGTAACCATTAATAAAGCAACACTGGCGATAATCACAACCAACAGCTTTTTAATCTTGGGCAACAACATCTTCACCTTCTTTATAAGTGTGAACTAAGACACCTTCATTTTCATGACCAGCTATCGCATTCTTCATTTCTCTAGCTGAGATGCCACCAAGAGTAGTACTTTTCCAATGCCCGTTCTTTTCTTTGATCATCAACAGGTTTTGGGCATAATACTTCTCGTTAATCGCATGATAAAACTCGATACGGTAATAAAGTTTTTTTTCGTCTAAGTGATTGGGAAATCGCTTGATCAGATAGCGATTCCCCATTTTCTTTGCTAATCCAGGATGTGCATAATATCCTGCTTGCAGAGCACCTTGCGCGCTAGGCAACAGCACCTTTTTAAATAATTGGTCATTCCCTTCTACACTTGCAGTTATATACTCATATACAGCTTTATCGGCGTTTTTTAATTCAGCGTTCTTCTGTGAAAGTAAGTCATAAAAGAAGAAGGAGAAGCTAAATAACGTAAACAGGATAGTAAGAACATTTTTCATTACATTACTCCTTCAAGTATTCTTTCTTCCTCGTGTGCTCGTTCTTCTTTCGTCGAAGTGGATGAGTCAAAGGCATCTAATACTTGTTTGAAAAGAGGATTGATATAGATTTTGGCAGTACGGCCATAAATATCTTGGAAGAAACATTCCCCTTTCCTCATAGAACGAAGTTGCTCCACGTTTTCATTAGTTACAGGAAGATTGAAGTATTTTAACATTTCAACTGCTTCTTTCTCGTTATTTAAAGCAAAACTAAACTTCATTCCAATGTTGTTCGTATCAGCTGAAAAGTCCGTTGAGTTTTGCGAACCCTTTAGTAAAGTTGTATTGTAATAACGTCCTTTTCGTACAACGAAATCTAATAGTTGAGCGCCCGTTTCAGACCTCTCAACGCTGCTTGCTTCGTCCTGAAGGATAATCTTATGGACAGAACGTTCACTATTTAACATGAATCGTTTAGCAAACGCCGTAAGTCCAATCATAATGACTTCTGAAAATTTCCCCTGCGGTGTAGTGGCTGGCTTCCCGTTTTCTGGAAGCTGCAATTTCTCGATCATTAACACCTGAAGAGGCGTATCGATACTTAGAACTTTTGTTTGTTGCCCAATATCGCTGAAGAGTAATTTACCAAGATTATTTTGTTTAATTTCTCTAAGCGCCCCAGCTACTCTGAAATAGTTTTTATGGTAAGGATTATCAATACTTGTTTGTTTTACTTTTTCGTCCGCGTGTTTTTTTACTGCTCCCAAACATGGCTCATACTTTTCGATTGCTTCTCCAAGTATTTCTCCTAAAACAACGTAATCAAAGCTACCTGGTTCAATATTCTGACAGTGTGAAATGATTTCCATCGCTAAATCTCTTGCCTCTCCGATGGTTTCACAAATACGGAAGGGATCTAAGCAACCCGTATCTTCTTCAACAGCTCCTAATGTCCATACGTTGATGTATTCTTTCGGGATGTATGGAAGGCCTTGAGCCCATTTCTTCCTGTCTCCTTTTGGATCAATGATGAGAGAAATTGATCCCATCAAAACCGCTAAATAAGACAGAAGGTTCATTAAAACCGATTTACCTTTACCAGTTGCACCAGCAACCATGATCGCAAGGGAATCATATAAGTTTTGAATGTGAGTGTAGTTTTTAGCTGCAAGATCAAGTTGTATGAAAACAGGCTTATTTTGTTTGATGGTTTGTGCAAAATAAAATCCACGACCATCTCCAATGTTGGTTGTCGCACCAAACATCATCCCTGCTAGAACATTAGGAGCTACCGGTTTTGTATAATCCCTGTTATATCGTTTTGAGCCGATGATGGATTCAAGGAAGTAATTCAATTGTTCACCGAATGGAGAAACCACTTCGATGTGATATTTGCCTAATTTATCTTGCAAGTCTTCCACACGTCTTTTTAGCGTAGCCCGATCGTTAGCTGCAACCCGAAATAAAAACGAGCAATTATAGGAAGGCCATTCCGTCTCGCTAAACAAATCCTGAAATTTGATTCCGTTTTGCTCTGCTTTTTTTACATCGTTACCTGGGTTAGCACCTGCATTCAAAGCTTCTTTCTCTTGGTCCGCAATGACCAATAATTTGTTTGATAAAGCGGCTTTTGTTTTGTCATTCGGTACATACTCAGCTCGGATGGAATAAGTGACAGGAAACTCAAGTTCGTTTTGAAGGGTATATAGCCATTCCCAACCGGGATGTGCAGGAAATCCGTTGATTTTATGACATGCTAGATATTGAACATAGGTTTCTTCGATATCCTGGTTGACTAACCGTTGAACGAGTAAAGTAGTTCGATCGTATTCTTGAACTTCCGCATTTTGAATGTCGTGAAATGCTTTTTTATTAGGTCGCTTGGCTTTATATTTTTTTTCTTTTATAGTACCTTCCACGATTTCAGCAGATTCAAAATCAGGTCTTAGCGTAATCTCTCTTCCAACGGAATAATTCTGTTCCGAAAAGTAAACCATTTGAGTTGAAGTTGGCTTCTCAACTTTACAACCGAAATTGTCTTCCAACATCCTGTGTAAGTTCGACGCTTCTTTATGATAGGTATCAATTTCACTTTGGAGATAATCACCTGGATAAAGCCCGACAGCCTGATAAAGAGGAGAGGCAAATCCTTTAACTAAATCCACTATATTTTTAACAATCGTATTCCCTCTGTTATTTTCTTTTAGGTGATTATGTCCATCTCGGATTTGTAAACCTAAAAGAGCATGATACTCAATGGAATTTTTTTCGGTTTGATGTTTTTTTAATGCCTCTTTAGAAGCCTTCATGAAATTGATACCGTTTTGCTGCAAAGCGTAGTTTTTTCTTTCAAGCTCACGAACGGTTGCATTTAATATGTGGTCTGAATTCATAGGAGTAGGTATGACAACGAAGTGGAGATCGCTTTTATTTTTACTAAGGAAATTCAGTTGAGAGAAAAATGGAGCTTTTTGTCCTTGTTCATCTAAATGTTCATACCCAAATCCTTTAATCAGATAGTAAGCCCAAACCGTTCCGTCATTTCCGAAAGTAAGATTCCCGTCAATATGTCTGACGGGATATTCCGTAAAATTAATCATTTAGTTTTTCTCCTTCCTTTGGTTCTCGATAAGTTAGAAATCCACCAAGAATCAAACTGTGGAATTTATGGTTTTTTGGTCTTTGCAAATGCTTTCCTCTGTAATAACTGACACCTTTTATTTTTCGATATCCATATAAGACAACGGATTTTAAAAATTTAATAGGCGAACGATGTTCCGTACCGATATCGGTAAGAAAATAGGTGAACGCTGTAGGAATGATGATATAGAACACTCCAAAATCATGAAAATCGATGGCTAAAACATCTTTTATGATTGGAATAAAATTGACTATGATCATAAAAGAAAGAGGGGCAAGGAAGTAGAGAACCGATCTCACTGGGACCGGTTTTGCAAACTTCAAACCCCCGAAGCCATAAAATTTCTTATCAAATTTCATGGCTTCATCTAAGACATATAAATTAATTTTTTTCATCTGTCTTTACCATCCTAGTAAGCCGCTGACTGAAGAAGAAATGCTTGAAAGTGCATCTGGAGAGTTTAGGAAATACCCAAACACAGCCATACCTAAGATAATCCACAGTCCGCTAAACCAAGCCTTTTTCCAGATGATTCCTCCAACAGTGATGATGACAAAAATGGAGTAAAGTATCAAAGCTTGAGATTGTACCCAATCAAAAATTCCGTCTAATGTTGGCATAAATAAAACAGCTCCCTTTTATAATTTTTTAATTTATTTTAGTGACAACGTAATGGTCGTCACGTTGCTCTACTGTCAAACGATAGTTTGTTAGAAACTGAGATTGAGAGACAGGATCTGCGAATTGAACTTTACAATCGACGATATACTGATTCTTGCTTTTCCCTTCATAAACGGTGCTTTCCTCTACTTTTACAAAGCTCATTGAGTTTTGTAATCCGTTTTGATGCTTGCTATCTTCTAAGATATAAGACAATTTATCTTTACTGTCTTGAGCGTAGCTTTCAAAGAAGGTATTGAGGAAATTCGAAATATTCTGAATCAAAAGGGTGCTCGTTGCCTTTTTCATCTTATTTTCTTCATCTGCTATTAGAGTTGTTTTTTCTGGAACGGTTGTAAAAGTAGGTAATTCATAAACTCCGTAACTATTGCCATCAAATTGAACGGGGACGACAATCGTTTTTGTAGCTTCTTTCTTTTCTGGTGGAGGGGCAGGAGCTGGCTTAGCCCCTCCTGCCTGTGCTGTTTGTGCTGGTGCTGGTACGGAAGTTACTTCATAGGTAGCGGTAAAAACGATCTTTGCTTTATTATGGCCGATATTCTCCACACTTTTGAGTTTGGCATCTTTAAAAATTGAAGTTGTTTTGATTCGATCCGTATCCAGTCCTGCGTCCGGATCTATTCCATCCGCTAAATACTTACTCATCTGTTCTTCGCGAGTTTCTTTAGCTCCATCTTCTGTACTCCAGGTGAAGTAAACAGAAACAAAATCCTTAGCAAATTGAACGGCTGCTTGTGAGGTGGCTGGGTTATCTTTTTTCACTTGAACCACAGGTGCTTTGATTTCCTTTGCGGTAGCATCCTCTTTTACAATGTTTGTATAACTAAAAATTCCAGCTGAGATAATCACACACCAACCTATCACGGCACCCGTTCGCCGCATGGTATAACTTCTTGGTGTTGAACTTTTAACTTTCTCTTTCTTTTTTTTATCTTTTTCTGCAAATTTATCCCAGACCATATTCACCTGATTCAATTTTTCCTGACGTTCTGCCCGTTTTTCTTCTTTCGTTTTTCTCCTTTTCATGGCTCCTCCTTTTACAAGCCGGTCAATTCATTTGGATTCCCTAAAGCTCGGTATACTTTTCCGAATGGATTGACCAACAAATCGTCTTTGGATGCGACTTTTAATGGAACTAAACACTTTTCATCGCGCAAATGTTTTTGCACAATTCTCTTTGCCATAGATCCATTATTACCAATAAATAAGATCATCCAGTGGGAAATCGGATGCTCAAAACCAACATGACGGTCGTATTTCTTCATGCGCTCCGCATATTTTTCCTCGTTACTTCTATCAAAGAAGTGATTGTATTGATCTATTTTCCCAATAAGCGATGTGCGACTAGCGTAGGATCTCTCCATCTCCATAAAGACTCCAATGTTATTACTGCTTAATTCACCATCTTTGTCGGGTTTGCCAAGTACCATTATTCCGTCAGGACGAATTTTATGAGATATTGAATCTTTACTACCAACCTTTTTCTCAAAGAATTGGTAGTAGGCTTTTGCTTCTGCAATCCATTCTTTGACCACAATACCTGAAGCGTGAGTTTCAAAGCTTTTGGCAACTTCCGATAATGTTAATGTGTGTGGATACCAAGGAGGAGGTTGAATGCTCCACTTGGCATTCCAATGCACAGCACCTGTTAGTTGCTCTACATTATCCACTCCAAATTTTTGTAGTGTGTAAACATTAGATGGTCTTTTATGTCCTTCCTTGATTGGCAGGGCAAAAGAAGTGATATACCCTGCCTTTTCAAGTGTGGATAACCTTCTATAATTATTTTTTTCATTATTCCTTTGAAGCCTTTCGATTTCTTCTGGGGCTAATGTTTCTTCGTTTTCGATTTCTAATACGTAAATGTATTTATCGATGAACTCTTTGCTCAGATAAATGAATTTATGCAAATGTAAAAGAAGCTGTCTGTCCTGTTCGTCTAATGGTAAGTACTTCATTGGTTCCCTCCAAAGAGATTTAATTATTGGATGGGAAAGGTGAGACCTAGCGCTTTATCACCTCACAAGAGATCCAAAAGGCTGCCGCTTTGTTCTTCTTGCATTTTCCGAGCCTTTTCCTGCTCTTCATCTAATGCTCGCTGCAACTCTTCATAATCAAGTGGTTCTGGATCTTCTGATTTTTTGATGACCGTAAGCGGATAATCATCCTCACTGTTTTGATCATGACTCGAATCATTCCCTCCACTATCTGTCTTATCCAATAAAGACAGCATTGATACCACATTTTGTTTTGGTGTTTCCATCGTTTCTGCTTCTGGAACTTCTCCGTATAAATAATTGTCAATTTGTTTATCAATCTCTGTAAAGTGCAAACCGTCATTACTTTGAAGTTCTTTCGCTTTATCCATGGTCCAACGATTAGATTCTGCAATTTTCTTTTTATCTCCAAAGGTAGCTATTTCTCCGTTCGGTAAATAACGATCGAGCGGAGGAACTTCTACGACTGTTTGATATGCTTTTTCTACTCCGTCTACATTATCCGTTATTTTTACAACAGCGGTTCGTTTAGGAAGGTTTCTTAAAAATGCCTCGGAATAAACCGTCTTTTGCTTGCCGTTGCTATCCTCGATAGTGAAAGCAGAAGCGGCAAGCCTCGCATTTTTTGGACCCTGTTTACAGACAAATAAATTACCTGTTACCTCTGTTAAAGCGTCAAACAATTCATCCGGTAAGTCGATGATACTTTGCGTGACAGCTCCCAGGGCTAAACCTTTTTTACGTTGTTCGCGGACAATGTAAGGGAGGATTGAAGCACGAACTTTATGAGCTTCATCAATACAAAATAGATGTAACAATGGAGTAGATTCCGCGTCCCTTGTATCTGCAATTCGATAATACAAGTAAGTTAAGTAACTGCCTACTAACGATATCTCTGTCTCACTCATCCCACTAAAATCATAAAGAATAATATATCCTTCGTCCATCCATTTGCGGAGTGGAAAATTAAAGTTCTTTTGTCCGAACACACGCTTTAAAAACGTATTAGATGAAAAAATGTCTAATCGGTTTAATAAAGAGATAGCGGAAGCATCAAGCATTCCTTCTGCTTCATTACGCCAAAATTCAACGATATCCCGGTGTTTCCCGGTTTTAGCAAGGCGATCAACGATCGGGTCTCTAAACTTTGCATTGTAGAGAAGAGGACGAACACCCAAAACGATATGCTGTTCCTCCGTATCGGCCATTAAGGTACGAATTGACATTTTTAAAAGTCTCTCCGTTTGTGGAGCCGGTTGAAAATAATCTTGTATCACTTTGAAAACTTGATCGGCTGCTAGTTCCTCAGATTCTCCCTCCATTTTGTAAAATAAGTTGAGCGCTGGAGGAAAATCGGAGTTTCTCCAAGAAACCCATTTTACTTTGTTCCAATTAATTTGGAATCTCGGTTCTCTTCCTTCTCTTTCTGCTGCTTGTTTTTCCCATACTTCTCTAACCATCAAATTATTCAGCATTAAAAGTGCGGTATCCCTTGCAGGGTCTATAAATGAATAGCCAGCAGACAGCACTTTATTTAGAAAATCATCATTAAAACTTTTTAAAATCTGATTTAAAAGAGTGGATTTACCCGAACCGTTTTCCCCTGTGAGAACCCAATGTTCACCGATATAACGCGGTAACACTCGGACTTCACGATCTTTTATAAACGGATGGAATTGATATCCGAATGGGACTCCGTTCTCATTGGATAGAACATTTTTAGGAAGAAGTTCTCTCCCCTCAGAATTATGAGGGATTAAGTCTCTTTGTTTTACGACAAGTCCTTCTCCAGTTAAGTGTGGAAAGTGGACGAGATTGGCTAATTCGCTCCCAACCCATACCATTCGATAGCGATGCATGGAAGGATAATGAGAAACCGAATGTCTCATCTTCCGATATTTCAAACCATTTACATCCTCCATAAGCCCATCAATCGCTTGACCTACACTTTTCAACATCTTAACGCCGGGATAGTGTTCTGTTGCAATGGAAATCGTTACATCAAAAGCAACCTCATTTCCAGAAAAGCGATGATCCCATGATTTCAATTCCTCTTTGTCTACAAAGGATCGCTCGTTTGATTTCTTGTTGCTTTTGTTTTCTTTTTGAGCAGCTTCAATTTCTTCCCGCAGTTTTTTGCCGTTATTCGGGACGAAAGCAATTTGCAACCAAGTATTCGGCTCCATGTTATTTAAAACAATTGGGAGCTTATCGACTTTATACCTGGAGAGCGATAAGGTTTTATCCATTTTTTTACGGATAAATTTTAATCTCCCTCCCACGGAGTTTCTATTTTTCACCTTGATTTCAAATGGAAGAAATTTAAACTTCTTCTTCTTCCACATTTCAGGAAATCTTAGTTTGCTTAGTTTATCTGGATCATAAAATTCGACCCGTGAGTAAAGGGATGACCAATGTTTTTTGAAATAGTCAATTCGGTCTTTTGGTGCTCCCAGGTAAAAACAAATGCTTTCGTCGTCTCCATAATGAATTAAAAAATTGTATCTTTCTTTCCCGAAAATCAAACGGGCGAGAGGTGAACGTTTTGATTTGTGAATAATCCTTATGGCCTCACCTAAAGTCTGTGGTGTAACTCCATCTTTAGAATGAGGTAGCGCAAGGCTGTATACATATTTCTTTTTATTCCACAAATGGGTGAAAATTCCTCTAATCAACAGGAGAATTATCATAAGAAGTGCTGCGACCAATATTTTAGGAAAATAGTAATTTATGATGTTTTGAATCTTTGTTGTTGGTATGAATTTTGCGAGAAATGGCCGTTGATACAACCACATGTATACAAATAATGAAGGGATGATGACTGCGGACATGATGCTAATTTGTTTGCGATTCTCCCAAGCTGACTTAAAGAACTCCTCCATTTGTTTCTCTACTTGGTCGTCAAATTTGCTTCGTTTTATAGTTCCCACTTATTTCACCTCGGTTACATTAATGAGGGAATGAGTGAGTGGACTGGGGATGAGTAGACAGATACTTACGTCTTGTATTGAGTTGTCAAAGGACGGTTGAGGCGAGCAGTTGAGATGGGTTGCCGCGCCCCCAAAATGGGTGAAGTTTAGAAGAAATCTGTTCCCGATGAATACCAAATTTGAAATTTGGTCTTCACGGAAAAGAATTGAAATTTCCTCTTGATGTCAGTATAGCCTAATAATGGTAATTTTGGCAAGGACTTTTTGAGAAATTTATGCGGAATCTTTTTAGGTATTTTCTGCACAAATTTCTCATATGATTCATTATATATTCCACAATAAAATCTCATTAGGACAGAAGGGGTGCTTGTCATGTCAAAAAAGCAGCGTTTTTTCATTGAAGAAAGGATCAAATTTATGGAGCTGTGTGTTCAAATTGCCAAAACATCAGAGGATGTTGAGTACTTTACGATGGAATTATTTAACCTTCAAAGAAGAATTATTGGCAGCCAGGGATGAATGATCTGGAAGAGATGTTGAGAAAAGGTACCAGTCTATTGTTCATGTATACAAAAAAGCATACATAAATGTATACAAATCCCAACGCATACAATTTTGTATACATTTAAATTTAAAAAAACGAGAGGATTGATTTTTCATGGTAAACCGGATTGCTGCTATTGATGTTGGAAATGATTCTATAAAAGCTATTTTTGGAAATTTAGAGTACGAATTGAATATCCCAAATATCATCGCAAGGGATACAGCGGAACGTCCAATCATCGGGATCGAGGAGATAAATAGTAAAAATCCATTGGAGGGTATTCACGTTAAAGTCGTTTCTCCAGCATTAAAAGAAAACAATATGATCTATCGTGTGGGGAATTTAGCAACTAAAAGTGATAATGCAACGGAGCTAGATCCTGGGAGCTGTAAATCAGATGAGGACCAAACATTGGTGATGTTATTTACGACTCTTGCTTTAGATGCAGTAAGAGAAGAAAATTTCAATCAGTTTAAACGGTCTGAAAATATCGTTAATGCTCATTACACATTAGGAACCGGTCTTCCTCTTCGTGAAATAAAAGAAGGGAAAGATGTAAGTTATCGGTCGAGATTACTTGAGTCCACTCACCAGATTGAGTTTCTTGTTACGCCAAAATATCAGGGATTAAAGGTTAATATTAGATTCAATGAAGTAAAAGTCTATCCAGAAGGATTTGCAGCCTTTATCAATCTTGTTATGGATCATGACTTAAAAATTATTAATAAGGAATTAATTGATAAACGAATTTTGATTCAGGATATAGGTGGCTTATCTACAGATATTGCTGTTATTAAAAACCGCAATGTAGATGACGATAAAGCACAAGGTTTTAACCTGGGGGTATCAGAGGCATTGGAAGCAATCAGAGAGGAAATTAGAATTCAGCATGGGGTTGAATTAGACAGTCGCAGGGATGTAGTTGAACTCCTAACCAGAAAACAGGATCGCCATCACATTATGGTCAAAGGAAAAAAAACGAGTGTTCACCCTATCGTTGATCGCATTCTCATGGATTTAGCGAAAAAGGAATACCGACTCTTACGTAATATCTGGGCAAAGAACTCTCAAACGGAAGTCTGTTATTTTGTCGGTGGCGGTGCTAACATCCTAAAGGATTATTTGAAGACGATAAACAGTAATTTAGATGACTACAACATTGAGTTTTTCGATGATGAAAAAGAAAGTATTTGGATGATGGCCAATGCTTATTCTAAATTAATAAAGGAATACTCTAGAAGACAAAAAAAGAAATAAACATTAAGGATCGCCAGATGGCGGTCTTTTTTTTGATACAATATAGTAAAATAGTCCTATTGAAAAAGGATGTGGAATTGTGAAATTCAATAACCTGCATGATATGGAGGAATTCATTTCTAATTTGAGTTCGGGGAGTGGAGGTATCCAAATCGATGATGAATCCACTACCAGTACGATTGAAACCTGGTCAGCGAAAAAAATAGCGACTGAGATATCGACGATAAAGAATGATACAGCGAATCTAACCAGCGGAATGACTAACATACGACAATACAATGTGTTAGGAGACGATTCTATTGGTGACAGTGACACCATTCAAGCAATGATTAACCAAAAGCGTCAAGAGATTTTGACGTTTGGGTTTTCTAAACAGAATACCGTGGATGTTCCAAGTGGTAAGTACATTATTGATAAGGAGATAAAAATGTCCCCTTATTTGAAATTAAAAGCATTGGGTAACGTGGAATTTGAGTTGCAGTTTAATGGGACCGCTTTTTGGATCTCACCTAGTATTGGAGATCCCATCTATGGCAACAACGATGCGACTAAGCCGATTCATTTGCGCAAAAACGTTTGGACACGTGGAAAGTATTTTGACGGTTCAAATGGAACATTTACGTTTACAACCACCTTGAACAATGATTCGACTGGCAATAATACGATTGCAATTGAAATTGGGGATCGTGACATTGCCAGCAATCAAGCTCTACCTGTTTCGAGATATGTAATTGAGAATGCCAATGTGTATGGGCTTCATGCGGCAATTAAACATAACTCTATCAATAATTACATTGGAACTTTCAAACACTGTCATTGGGAACTGAACAATCACGCCATTTGGGTAACCAGTCCGACGCCAGGAAAGCAGTACAATTCGGGAGAAAACTTCAATTACGACAACTGTATTATTGCTGGATGCAAGAAACCTGCTGTATATGTAGATGCTGCCGGCCATGACCAGACGTTTAATCATTGTTCCTTCGACTTCAACAGCTCCCCCCTCTTTTATTCCACTCATTCAGGAGTGAGCACAAGATTGGATCATTGCTACATTGAAAAAGTAGGTGATTGGTTTGGAGTAGGCGAGCAGTTGATTTATAAAGCCGAGTCCACCTTGGATGCGGAGAGCTGGGGGAGAAATTCGTTCTACATCAACAACTTGATTGTCTACTTAAAACGTCCAACCAAACTTTTCACGAATCTGCCCAACCCATCTGGCGGTCGAATCAGACTCTATTTAGATATTGATGGGATGGAGACGAGATATGACAACTATGATCCATACGATATTGACAACCGGTTCATGGTGGACGATGAGAACGAGAATATTCGTTTGATATCCCGTAAAGTTATCAATACGAATTCGATTGCCAAAAACCATGTATCGAGGAGCGGGAATCTCGTAAGAAATGGCGATTTTGAGGAATCGATGGTGGGAACCTATTTGACAATGGCCAATAAGGAAGCGGACGGGTCTTGGTATTGCTCCTATCATGACAGTGTAACCGGCCCCATTATCACCCAAGAAGGATTAAAGGGTTCTAAGTGCCTCCGATACAATATCGTTCGCCCGGACAACGTGTTAAAAGTCGAATATAAGGGTTTGATTCCCGTGGAACCCGGGGAAATGCTTAATCTATCTGCTCTCTTTTTGTTAGATAAAGTGAGTGCCAGGAACGAGATTAAGTATCGATTCAGTTGGTATGATGCCATGGGTAACTGGATGTACGATTTTGACTATTTGGAAATATTTAGTGAAAGCAGTGATGTGACGGCACAAGACGGAACTAAATTCCGAACGTCTAGAAGTCACGCCCTGCTCTTTGTCCCAAAATACGCAGCAAAGGTCAAACCTGCCGTTATTACTGGAAACATCGATGCTGACTATATCCTCATCGATGACATCCACTTTTCAAAATCTAAATAAAAACAACAACCAATAGGGGTGAGCGTTCATGGAAAGAGAAGGTTCGTTTGCAGTAGGATGTTTTTGGGGAATTTTGATTTCCATTCCGTTGTGGATCATCTTGTTTGGTTTAGTTGCTTTAATAGATTAACAGAAAAAGAAGCCCCGAGGGGCTTCTTCTATTTGATTAAATCAATTCGACCTTTTAGGGTTAGGTACGCATCAATGCCTTTTTTTAATTCTGGGCGTTTGACAATGACCTCAAGATAAGTGAATGCGCCATCGATGATCCGCTGTCCCATATATTCCGCCATCAGCTCATTCCCCCCATGATCATGTCGTCGAGCGCCTTCTGGACGAGGGTGAGTCTTTCTTCCAAGCTCGGCTTACTCAAACGCTGTTGGCGTTCTTTGATAAGAAGCGCCTCGTACACGTTATCTCTGACTAACTGTTTTCTCTGGTAACGAAACACCAGAGGATTCCTTAATACTTCGTGGTCTTCCACGACCTCCACTTCAATTTCCTGTTCCATGCTGCGTGTCGTGGCAATACCGACGACACGTCCCTCTTCCTGCACGTGGATATATGCTTTCATGTTCCTTCCCCCTTTACCATTCGATGACCTGACGAAGAGTAACGTCGACTGTTCCGTTACTCATCATGTTGTTTGTTGCAATTCCTGTGAGTTTTTCGTTATAGACATTGATTAGTTTGATGGTTAGCGCCGCACCGTTGGTATTTAAATAGCTACTAACAGAAAATGCGTGTAATTTGCCATTATAGGCTTCAGCAGCATATTTCGGTATGACGGTATAGTTGAAATCATAATCATTATAGGAAGCACCGAAGTCGTAATCACTCCAGACCAAGATCCATCCGTTCCGGCAATCAGACAATTTTTTGGTTGGAACCACTTCTGCAACCGTTCCTGGGGATACTTCTCCCATTAGATTATTGCCTGACCACAGGACATTGGTCTTGTTGATGGTATAATCACCTCTCCAGTTCGAAGCATTCGCATACACAGGAGCCGTTGCCACCCAGCTGATATAGTTCGACCCCACCCGGCAGTTGTTACAATTGTTATTGATTCCGATGCCATAACGTGGTCGGTTATTTAATTTCGAGTCAATGTAATTATCGTCCATTTCAATGCTGTCGCTATAAACGAGACCGATGGCATCGCGGGTATTATCGGATTGATAAGCGATGTTGTTTAAACGATTTCCCCTGATGCTTCCGCCCTTCGAATAGGACATATAGATACCCGTATAAGGGATATTTGCAAGCGTATTGTTGCGGATGTTGACGTACCCTGTATATCCTAGATTTTTAAAAGTATCATCCAGTTCCGATACATAAATTCCTTCATATTGCGTGGATTCGATTCTATTATTCTCTACCGTTGCATTTAAGCAGTTATAGAGGACTACACCCCGTTGTACATCGCTTAACTGATTGTCCCGAACAACCACGTTTTTCGCCCACGTCATCTGAATCGCATTTCCTGTGGACTTTATGCTGTCTGGTTGTACATCCGGAGCAGCCCCTCGATCGAATGTATTGTTGGTAAAGCGGATATTATCCCAATAGCCAATACCGTTTGTTCCAGCCCACCCTCTTAATACGAATGTAGAAGATATAGTACCTACAAAGTGATTTTCTGTAACGTTCATATACGAACCACTTTGGGGTTCTTTGTCGGCATGTACCATATCTTTTGTAGCGGGATCATACACCCAAGTTTGGAAACCATCATCTGCAGAACAAAGAATATCATTTTTACAGCCAATAAACGTATTTCCTGACACTTTGCAGTTTTTAAATTTGAAGTTCCGAATCCCTGCGTAAGTCATCCCCTCAAACGTATTATTGATGATTTTTACGTCCTCCACATATTCATCATGAACAGAGGAATGATTTCCAATTCCAGTTGCTACGGGCCCCATGCCAGCCGTACCGCTCGAACCAAAATAACAGTTTTGTATGGTTATATTTTTGACGGATTTCCCGCTAAAATCACCGGTGCCTCCTGACCCTAGTTTGGTAAAAGGAGCTATCTGGATGGCTTCGGCATAGTCCCTTGATTGATCAGTGGTGGCATCTTTATAGCCCAAAAAATTACAGTTATCTATAAGAACATTTTCAAGCGAGGCTAGATCAAGGGAATGGTTAGACTTTACATCCTTGAAGGTGATATTACGGAACGTGATATCACGACCCCGTGTAAAAGCAAACATGTTATAACTAGTGGAGTCAGGACCGGAGAGGACATTGCCATCCCAAGTTCCTCCTTCAATGGTGATATTTCCATGCCCTGAATAAGAATCTGTTGGATCTGTAAGCGTGTCAGCGTTACTTGGATAATTGGCTAAAAACGAACCTCTTACAAATCCACGAAGCATCCGCGCATTTTGGTGAAGGATCAGCTGCACATTTCTTTTGATGAGCAACTGAGAACCAATCAAATAATATCCATCAGGTACTAAGACGGTGCCCCCGCCTCTAGAAAAAGCTAAGTCCAAGGCTTTTTGGAGAATTGGACCGTCATTAGAGATCCCATCCCCCATCGCACCAAGTGTCTTCACGTTGATTTCCTGGTCTTCTAAAATTCTAAACCGTTTCGTAATGGAACCTGAAAAGCCCATAAAATGTCACCTCCCTATTAATCAAAAATAATGTCTTCCCAAAGAATGTGTAGTAGTTCCGGCCGTATCTCGATGAATTTGATTTCGTTTGCATAGTTTTGCATGTTCGTCAACTGATACTGGGTATCTTCCCGGATTCCGAAATTCTTAATGGATAACAATCTCCACTCATTTGCTAGCTTATAATGCATATACACCATCACTTCACACGAATCGCAGTATTTACCGCAGAGATCAACCAGTTCAGTGAACCTCATTGGCGTACCTGGTACATAATCCACCATGCATATCCCTCCTAATCTGTGATTTTACAAGACTTATTACCTATAATTGTAGCATGTTATGAAATCATAATCCTGAAAACTTGGTATAATCAAACTAAGACAAATTTCCTATAAGGAGGGAATAGAATGCTGATACCTAACGGTTTGACGTTGCAGATAAAGAACCTTGAGCTCATCAATCGGGCGCTTGGGGATCAAGTACTCGAACTTAATGAAACGACGTATATAAACTTTCTGACGACCATGCAATTGCGTAAGGCGATTGTCTTGCATAACAACAAAAAGATTGTCATTCTGACGCCTATCCCACAATCGGTATTGGACTTGTTGGAAGAACCGGAAATTCCTTATGAAGATGACCCCGATCCGGCAATCAGTTTGTTTTATCGGGATGAATTTTTAAAATACAAAGCAGAAATTGAATCGGACTATGCACTAAAATCTTGGGTCGAGGAACGCATTGTAGAAGTGAACACGGGGGGAACGGTTGATATCTCCTCTAAGGCGGATAAGACATACGTGGACACGCAGCTTTCTAAGAAAACGGATAAAACCTACGTGGACGCGGAACTCTCCAAGAAAACGGACAAAGGGTATGTGGATGGTGAAGTAGCGAAAAAGATTGATAAAGCCTATGTGGACAATGCGCTCTCTGCGAAGACCGACAAGACTTACGTCGATGGCAAACTGGCAGAAAAATCTGATACGACCGTTGTCGAAGCCAAAGCAGATAAAACATATGTCGATAAGGAGTTAGAGCTAAAAGCCTCCAAAACGTATGTGGAGAACCGTATCATTGAAGTCAATTCAGGCGGCACAATTGATGTCTCCCATCTGGCTCAAAAAACTTATGTGGATACCGAATTAGAAAAAAAAGCCGATATCTCATATGTGGACAACCAAGTAGCATCTAAATCGATTTATTATGAAGGGGCGACTCCTCCAGAGGATACAAACCTGATTTGGGTCGATACCAGCGATGAGGACATCGATGAGGTTATGAAGACCGACTTGGGGAATGAAATCAAGAATACAGTCGCTGCTATTAAAACAAAGGTGGATGCGCTTGAATATGCCTTGGATTATGAACTCGATCCGGGTTATTTCAAAGGGATACGGCCTGGTTCCGATGGAACATCGACAAACACTGATCCCAACGCACCTGATTTAGGGGATGGCGCAGAAGGAACCGTTGGGCACATCCTCGTCAAAAGAGGGTATAAGGCGGATATTGAAAACCTGCAAGAAGGGGAATTTGGTTTTTGCATTGATACGGAGGAGCTGTACATTGGAAACAAAGGAAGGTTGCGTCTGATTGCGAAGGTTGGAGGAACCGGCGGCAGTGGCGGAAGCGGAAATGTGACCGCCGATTACGTGGAACTAATCTCGGAGAGCGGTAAAAAATACCGATTATCCGTCAATGATGCGGGAGAGCCGATGATTTTAAGCACAGATGCCGCGACCATTAATCTTCCTGACCCAGCAGACCCTCTGAGCGCCGGTCGATTCCAAGGTTTGTTTATAAATAAGGTGTATGGCGGCGGTGCGAGGAATACCAACGATACAGTAGTTTCTCATAGCTTTATAGAATTATACAATTCAACCGAAGCAACGATGAATCTCCGGGGTTTATCCCTTCAATATGGGGAGTACTTACAGCCGTGGAAAGTACTCGAATTGGAAGGAGAAATTAAGCCATACAGTTCATTTCTTGTAAGGTGCGCACAACATTCCGATCCGTACCGTCGCTCTGTTCGATGCAAAGTATTCGACTTTGACATGGGATGGGACATTCCTATTTCGGACAATGGATTTAAGGTGTATCTATGTGTAGGAACAACGGCGTCCACTTATGTTAACCCTGCTAATACCGATGGACAAAAGACAAAAGCCCCTGGCTATATCAATTTGTTCGGTGTGGGGGGCGAAGACATCACCCGCCCGATTGACGGATTTGAAAAAGGATTCCTGCAACTGGTGAATAAAAATCGGATGATTAAACGCAAATATTCCGAGGATGTTATCTTTGCTTTTTCTAATACCGGGGACAATTCATATGATATCGATTATGTGGATATGAGAACTGCAGACCTGAATATGTACTCACCTCGTTCCAGCAAATTCGGTCAATGGGATTATGCGTATGACCAGATTCCTTTGGATACATCAAGCCCGAACGTAATCAGCCTTAGTTTTGGCTACGACGGCGATACGACTCGTACCTTCACATGGCAATCCCAGCCAACTGATAAGGGGTATCTCAAATATAAGAGAAAGGGCGATCCTGATTGGATCACCGTCCCTTCGACCAAAAAATTCATTGCTCACCCAGACCATGTGGATGTGACAGTTCATGGAGTGATTGTGAAAAATTTGGTACCCGGTACCACTTATGTATACAAAGCAGGGTACGAAGGGCATTGGAGCGATGAATATGAACATACGGTCATAGATGCGAGAAGTACAAGCCGCCCAATCAAAATGGTGTGGACGACCGACCAGCAAAGTTGGAATGGGATGGAGTACACAGCATGGGCAAAAGCCAATGCCTATATCGAGAAAAATGAAACCTATGATTTCATCTTGAATAGTGGCGACCGCACCCAAAACGCAAACCGCTCCTTTGAATGGCGTGGTTACTTCGAATCAGCGAAACAAAATTTGGCCACCCACGTGGAGATGTCGACGGTTGGAAACAATGACTTGGTAGATAAGCTGTACAGTTATGCGTATTCCTATTACTCAACGATTGAAAACAGCCCATATCCTTCTGTTTATAGCTGGAATTATGGATATACCCACTTTATTTGTTTAGACTCGAACATCCTGACGGAACCATTGGATCCCACCAAGTTCATTCGAGGAACCGCTGAACAAATTGAATTCGTTAAAGCAGATATGGCGAAACCGGAAAATCAAAAACGATGGGTAGTTGCGTTCATGCATGAATCCAGCTATACCATTGTAAGGGCGAAGAAGTGTGAACCGTTTATTGCTGCTCTTTATGATGCGGGAGTGGATGTCGTATTATGCGGTCACCATCATTGTTACACTCGTTCTTATCGAATGGGTAAACTCAACGGCACAAAGGATGTTATTGATGATGCCAATGGCGTTTACTGGTTAATGATGCAGGCGACTGGCTATAAGTTAAGCGGGAAAACAGCTCCAGCCACAGTTGCCCCTTGGAGAGCGGTTTATGAAAAACCGGGTGATCCTTGCTATGGGACGCTCACGTTTTCTTGGGATAAGATTGAATACCATGCATATCGCCTGACAAACATCATGCCGCTCATCGATAACGTAGGCAAGGAAGTGGTTCCGATTGAGTTCGATTCGTTGACCATCCTTCCAAAGGCGAATAGACGATAGGAGGAGAGTACATGTCGATTAAAGTCTTTAATAAAGAGAAAAAGGAATGGGAAAAGAAAACGTCTATGTTGGCCAATAACCTGAAGTTTGAAGATGTAGAAGGGAACTTCGAATCGGAGAACGTAGGAGGAGCCTTCAAGGAAGTAGCTGAATCCATTAAAACGATAAAGAACGATGTAAAGTACATCTATGAAAACGGAACAATCGGCGGCGGCAGCGGCGGTGGAGGCGGAGGAGCTTCCACTCCTGTCGTAACCATTGACGGAGCAACAGATTATCTCGTTAATTCGGATGAGACGCTAGATATCTACTATTATTTTACTTCTCCGAATCCAGGTAACGGAGAAGCCAACCTGACATGGGGCAGCAAAATCGAAAAACCGACCATTCCGCAAGGACGAAACAAATGGACAGTTGGTCCGTTTCCTCGAGGAACACATAACCTGACAATTACAGTCTTAGATAAACAAGGTTTTTTTAGTACACCTGTTACTGTTAAGGTTATCTCGGGTTCCCTTGCTATTACGTCTCCTTTTAGCGATAGCAAGGATTTCACACTGAATGATGACATCGCCATCCCCTATACGGTTCTCACAGAAGTAAATGAATCCGTCTTGTTGGAATATACATTCAACGGAGTGACAACAACCGTTGGTGCTAATATTGGGGACAATGTACTGAATCTCGGGAAACTTCCTTTCATGGGGATCAGCTCATTGCGGATGAAGGTTAAAAATACTAAATATACCTCTAATGAACTGAAATATACGTTGGTAGCGACCGACTCATTGAACCTATTCATGAGTACGAGCTGGGATAAGCCAACCATAGACGTCGGTAAGAACATTCAGCTCGACTACCGAATTTCGATGAAGGGGCAATACTCTTTCAATACCGACTACTATATAGATGGAGTCCTACTGACAACAGCGAAAACTTTCCCAGGTGTAAACTTCTGGAACGTGGGAACGAACATGAGTAAGGGACCGCATACCTTTAAAATCGTAACCACGACCGTTGACGGTGCCCACACTGCCGAATTGACGATTAACCTAGAAGTCGTTACTTCTGGTTATGAGCCTTATCAACCGGTGCGAACTGGCCTAATAGCGGAATTTGATGCTACAGGTAAAATCAATAACAGTTCAACCCAGGCGAAATGGGAGGATACAAGCGGAAAAGGAGTCACATGTAACCTATATAACTTCAACTATTTCTCGAATGGATGGATCGATAATACACTGGTTTGCTCTGGTAAGTCCTATGCAGAAATCAATCTACAGCCGTTCCTTCAAGGGATAAAGAACGGTTTCACGCTTGATGTCCTGTGCAAGATCAAAAATGTTGGGGATGTGGAAGCGAGGGTACTTAGCTGTAAGGCGCCACTCACTCCTTTCCAAGGTTTTGAAATTACACCGTCTTCCGCTTCCATAGCCACTAAACGAAGTGAAATGGTGAGTGTTCAATTGCAAGATGACACTTGGACGAAAATTACGTATGTGGTGAATCGAACCGACCGATTGATGACGATTTATGAAAATGGAGTTATCTCGGCTGTTACCTATTTACAGCCAAATGATATTAACCTAGAAAACTATCAAGATGAATTCACCTTTGATGGCAAGATTTATGTGGGTGCTAGAAAAGATCCTGACGGGAAAATGGTCAACTTCTCTGTTTCAGCCGTCAAAAACATCCGTGTTTACGACCGTGCCTTGACGGATGCCGATGTTTTAACCAACTACATCGCGGACTTTAAGGATGAAACCGAACAAACAGCGTTACGTGACTTGAATTCGAATGATGAAGGGATGCCGAAGATCACCTTTACCGGTAAGTTTGACGGGATGGATGAAAACTCAGAACGTCAGGCGCAAATCTCCTATGAAGACCCGAAAAACCCTAACAAGCGTTTTGTTAAAGACTTCTGCTGGGTCAGCTGGCAGGGGACGTCCTCCAAAAACTATCCGGTAAAAAACTGGACAATCAAGTTGATGGATGGAGCCGTACCAACCACCAACTATGCACCGAAGGATGAGTGGAGGCCGGAGAGTCGTTGGACATTAAAGGCAAACTTCATGGATAGTTCCAATGCCAATAACGTTGGCACCAACAAATTTATCTATGATTTCTTCAAGCCATATCCATATCCGAACCAGGTAAAAGATCCAACAACCCGGATGAACGTAGATGGATTCCCTGTACGTCTTATCATGAATGGGCAGGACATGGGGATTTACACATGGAACATTGACCGTTATGCCAACAATAACTATGGATTTGAAACGTTCAATGCCGATGGAACCATCAGCCGACACCCAAATGCGGTCTCTTATGAGGTTGCCGTAAACGGAACTTCCGGTGCTGCCGCGTTCATGGACGATTCATGGGATAGTGTTCGGTCCGAATTTAAGAGCCGTTATAACTATCGTGGTGAAGAATCCGCCGTGACGGAAACGGTACTCGTTGATGGTATTGGCACCAAAGTTTTGAAGACGGGTTCTCATAATGAATTGCAGACCTTGGTGACATGGGTTAAAAACAGCACTGACGACACCTTCCGTTCCGAGTTGGAACAGCATTTTAGCAAACGTCACCTGATTGACTATTATTTGATTGCGTATGTACTGGGGATGGTTGATAACTTAGGGAAAAACATGGTATTGTCCACTTGGGGTAAAAACAATGAAGGAAACACCATTTGGTATCCGTCCTTTTACGACTGTGACTCTTTATTCGGTTTGAACAACTCAGGAATCATTGCCTTCGATGCAGGTCTTGATATGGATAAAGGGGATTACAATACATCTCGAAGCAATTTGTGGGTGAAATTAAACCGCATGTTCGGAAATGAAATTTCGGAACGCTATAAGGAGCTCCGCCAAAACAGAACGATAGATGGAAAAGATGCACCGCCGATTTTCAGTTATGAGAATATCACTTCTTATGTCATGGATGAAGTTATTGATGGGATCGGCCAAAAATACTATAACCAAGATGCCCGCATCAAGTATTTGAACGAAGCAGGTTTACAATGGTTATATGCGTGTAACGGTTCGAGAAAGGAATTTACGGAAAGATGGCTGAAGGAACGCTTTATTTATATGGACAGCGTTTTTGGATTCAATCAGGAAGTAAATAATAACGCCGTTATTCGTTCCTATAAGAGAGGACAACTTACTCTGAAAGTAAAAACCTACTCTCCTCAATGGATTCAAATCCGTTTCTCGGATGCCACCAATGACATCATGAGAAAGTATTGTGATAAGGATGAATGGACCGAGTTCTCGATGTACGTTGATAATGGTACAGATAACAATATGACGGTCTATGGATGCAGCAACGTTATGTATCTCGATGGATTGAAGGATTTGGACGTTCGTTCGCTCAACCTTGGTAATGCTAGAAAACTCGTTGAGCTGGACATCAGCAATTCCACAAGGATTCAGTCCATTTCACTCGGACAAAACGAATATCTGCAAAAAGTTTTGGTCAACGGATGTACTAACTTAGGTTATCAGGTTGATGATAAAACATTGGATCTATCCCGATGTACGACACTGAAAGAAATCGATGCCAGCAATACTCATATTGCGAACGTCGTCTTTAACCAAACGGGTGGGGTAATCGAGAAATTAAATTTATCGAATACCGATATCACCGCCTTCAAGATTAACGGTCAGGAATATCTGCCAGTGATTTCTTTAGATGGATGCTTATCGTTGGCTGAACTAACCATCACGAATTGTAACGGACTTCAAACCGTGACAATGGCGAACACCAAACTCGCAAGTGTCGTCATCAATGGTTGCGATAATCTGACCTATATTGACGTTTCTAATACCAAGTCACTGCGAGCGTTGGATTTAAGCGGATGTCCGAACTTGCTGACATTAAAGATGGCAGGTGTCTCGAATCCGAGTATCACGGATCTCGATTTGACTTATTCTCTGAAATTGCAAGAATTGGATATTAGTTCGACCAACTATATCTCGAATGTCACGTTCGGTCAGTATACCGAAGGCGGAGTATTGAAGAATTACAATGCGCTCAAAATTTTCAGATGCGATAACTCTGCCATCAAATCGATTAAGTATGGAAAAGCATCCCTTGCTCCGACTTACATGGATTTGGGAGGATTAAGTTTAACGTATCTTAGTTTCACCGGCTGTTCGAGTGTAACGGATATTCGAAACATTAATCTCGTTTCCACTAATGAGGATCCGTTCAACAACTGTACGAACCTTACCTCCATTCAAGGAACGGTTAAACTAGTTGGCAGCACAAGCCGTGCGTTCTTCGGATGCGGCAATTTAACGGTACTACCTACTTTGGATTTATCGGAAATGTCCAGTATGTCCGAAACGTTTTTAGGATGTGTGAAATTAACAATGGCAAGCCTCACTCAGATTTTAGTGAACTCAGGAATCACGAGCAAGTTCACCTATGCTTGGAAGGCTTTTGGTGGATGTACTGGAATTACCGGACCTTTGCCTAGCAATCTATTTAGTAAATGCACAGGAATGGGGAACCTTCAGGAATTCTTCACTGGATGTACTGGGATAAACGGAACATTGCCTGCTGGGTTAATGCAACCTATGACGGTTTTAACGAATGCCAGTTATTTATTTTCAGGCACTAGTATTACCGGAGAAGTTCCGATGGACTTCCTTCGTTACAACACGAAATTAACTGAAGTCGGTAGGATGTTTAATGGCACGAAAGTTACGTATGCTTATTTGGATAATCTCTTCTATTACAATACAGCATTAAACGGTGCCTACGGGATGTTTGCAGGCTGTACTTCATTACAATTGACGCCGACAGAAAATATGTTTTTAATGAATAAACAGCTTACATCGGTAGGGCAATTCTTTAACGGATGTTCAGGTGTTGTTGGTCAAATCCCAAGAGGAATATTCAACAACATCGGAGGAAGCAATTCCACCTCCAATAACTTAAACAACGTGGAATGGTTCTTTGCGGGAACCTCCATAAGTGGAGAAATCCCGGCTTATGTGTCTGATTCTGACAAAGGAATGCTAGATAAAAGTCCTAATTTAGATTCAGCGCAATATTTGTTCCAGAATTGTACTGGTTTAACAGGTTCCATTCCGACCGATTTCTTGAAAAACAACAAAAAATTAACCAAAATAGCTGGTTTATTTTATGGATGCAATGGTTTGACTGGAGTAATTCCGCCGAATTTATTAAAAGGGAAAACAGAAGTATGGACCATTGCTCAGTTGTTTAGAGGATGTAATAAACTATCAGGAAACATCCCTATCGGATTTTTAGATGACAATACGAAATTGACGGATGTTCAAGAAATGTTCTACGGATGCAGTGGCTTAACAGGAGAGATTCCAAAACGGATTTCTACTTGGAGCAAGGCACCTAGTCCACTAGACCCGAATATTCTAATTGATGTCGAAAATGTCACTCAGTATGGCTTGTTTGATAAATGTACAAATCTCGTGAACATGTCGGCTGTTTTTTACCAATGTAAACAATTACGTTCGGAGATTCCACCTACCTTGTTCATGAACGCTTCTAAAGTAGTGAATATGTCGAGCATGTTTTACCAGTGCTATTATTTATACGGACCACTTGATAAGGATTTATTTATAAATTGTCGGGCAGTCCAAAATATGAATAATATGTTCCAGGATTGTGTAGGATTAAATAATCCTGAACTCGATGTCGACCGACCATACGCCTTGCCGGTGGAATTATTCCAAAACTGTTTTAACCTCACAACCGTTAGTTATATGTTCAGTATGGTCACCGTTGGCAATCCGAACCCTAGCCGTTTAAATGGGGCATTGCCGACGAACTTGTTCTCAAACTGTACGAAGCTTACCAATATTGATGGATTTATGTATGGTTGTGGACAGATTACAGGTGCTTTAGAAAGTGATCTGTTCCGTATGAACACAAGACTCGCGAATGCTTTTTATGCTTTCAATGGTACAGGAATCACTTCCATCGGAAGTCAATTGTTCTTCACTTGTACGGTGCTCAAGAACCTATCCTTCACGTTTGCAAGCTGTACCTCTCTTCGTGGAGCGGTTCCAGAATACTGGCTGGAGTCCTGCCCAGTCAAAGCGACTACGTTTGCTGCTTGTTACCGTGGCGACACCGCGGTCACCAACTATGCTACAATTCTTGCAGGATGGAAATAAAAAAGGAGATCCCTTCGGGGATCTCTTTTTTTATACAATTATGCATTTAGTATATTATTAAACTGCACAAATAGAAAACTATCACTTTACTTAAAGGTCCCTTTACATAATGTTCCTCAATACGTGATTCTGCGAAAAAAAATATCGAATTGGTCTATTTCAAACAAAATTCCCTCAACATTTCCCAGTTTCATATAAAAAAGATGACATAATGAATAGCACAAAAGTCCCACAAGGTAGGTAAAATAACCTATAATGAATGTAAGTTTGTATTTATAAAGGAGGAATTGTAATCATGGCCGGTTCAATGACAGATTACTTAGAAAATAAGATTCTCGAACATTCATTAGGAAAAACTTCTTTCTCTATGCCTGCTGGATGCTATATCGCATTATTCACAGCGTCTCCAACAGATGCAGGCGGAGGTACAGAAGTATCGACTGCATCTACAGGTTATGCTCGTCAGCAAGTATTAGCTGCTGGTTGGGGTTCTGCTACAGGCGGATCCATCACAAATGCGGCTGACATCACGTTTCCGGTTGCGACAGCTTCTTGGAACACGATTACTGCCATTGGCATTTTTGATGCGGTATCAGGTGGCAACATGCTTTGGTGGGGAACACTTGGGACTTCTAAAGCAATTGCTCAGAACGACCAGTTCAAAATTGCTGCTTCTAACTTAACAATCACACTAGACTAATAGAAATAAACGAAACAGCAATGGTCTTTATAGGCTGTTGCTGTTTTTATATGAGGAGGGACAGTAAATGGCAGTAGGAGATGTAGTAACAGGACTTTCTTCCGTTGCGGCAAGTGGAACATTGGATATAAAGCCAGCTTCCGGAGTGGAGTGGGTGATTCATAATATTTATTATAACCAGGGGACTGTTGAGTTTTATAAAACAGACGGGACGAATCTATTAAAATTTGATTCTGACTCTACTTTTGGAGGAAGGTTAGGCGTTGTGTTCCATTGTACGAATAGCCAATGGATTCAAATCAAGAATACGGCAGCGAGTGCAACCTTGATTGGATACGACGGGGTGCAAACGAAATGACAAGATTAATATCTATGCATAGTGAGGTGGTTGAAGGTGACTGTATTATGGGGTGACACAGGAAAAGCGGCCGTTGGACCATTAAAAACCTTTACTATTACACAGGCAACACCACGAGAAGATTTTTTTAACAATAATCCGTCGGCCACCTATTTCACTACAAACATGCCGACTGCTCAAACTGCAGGTATCGGGGCAACTTTTACAGTCCAGACGAGTGATTTCCCTACCTTATCGCCTGTCTTTGACTGTAAGTACACCGCCTTTGTCGTAGTCAGTGGAAAAAACAACTCAGGAAACACTGTTACGATATCTCATCAGCCGTTTAAAAACGGAACCAGTGTTACTACGGCACAAACGCAAACCGGTGTAACAGCAGCGCAATTTTGGACCACTACCGTTTTTCGTTTTTATGATGTGCAAGTTGGGGATGTGTTGAATGTTCAAGTCTGGGCTAGTCTGGCCAATGTTTCCTTCGATTATTGCGCTTTGTTCATTTATCCGACTAGATTGCAGTTATCAAAAAATGGAACGGCATTAAAAGATTTAACCTTATCTAATATTCAAAGCAGTACGTTGTTAACGACTGCAACCACTCCAGTGGACAGCAGCGCACTGAATGCCGGTGTTAATAATCAAGTTTACTACCTCTATCTCATGAACAATACAGGACAAATAGTAAGCACTAATGCAAGCGGAACGCTTACTATTCCGTTTTGGAATTTTGATTCCAGTTATGGACTGTTAAGGGCAAACAACGGGGATACCACTTTAAGTCAATATTATGGAGCGCATTCTTCTAACCGTTATTATTCAAAACTAGCCCTTCCACAAACAGTCTCGTTCCGGGAAGTCTCGTTTTAAAAAAAATATAGGGCAAAAAGGTGGTGAAAGCTTATGCCTATTACAGCTAGAGGTCTATGGACTTCGAATCGATTAGACGAGCGAGGGCGGTTTATATTCGGAAGTTTGGATGAACGCGGACAAACTGTAGCGGGAACTTCCACTGGAGCTGCGACTAATCCTGTTTTTGGGACAGTATCTCTTAATCCCAATCCTAGTGGATTGACTGTTACTGCCAGTGTTATTAAATTAACCCCTATGGCAAGCATTGATGGCGGAAGTTTTTTAAACACCCAGTTTACTTCTACTATTGATGGCGGTGCTTACCAAACAACGCAATTTAATTCCGTTAAGGATGGGGGCGTCTTTAGACTGATCGACGGAGGAATATTTAACAATTCCGTTACTACTAACACCATAGATGGAGGTGCCTTTACCGATACAACCGTAAGTAATACGAGGGATGGCGGTGCCTTTACATCTTCACCTTCTCCTTCTAAAGATTCGGATATCAATGGAGGTGATTTTGCAGATCCGCAGGATTCCTCCGTCGATGCTGGTGGTTTCACGGATACTCAAAACTCTTCGATTGATGGCGGTGCCTTTACGGATATTTCTTCGGTTTCGATAGGGGCAAGTTCGACCGTTACTGCAAATGGAAGGTCGATTCTAACATCTTCGGTTACGATTACTGATTTAAGTTCTCTTGTTGTTCAACCAAGTTCGGTTCCTTCTAGTGTTTCCATAAATGCTAATACGCAGGTAACCACTTATGGAGCTGCTATCCAACAATCCTTTGTTTCCATAAGTGCTGGTACAACTATCACATCGATTGGAAACACGATACAAAATTCGTCTATATCTATTACGGCATCAGGTTCTCTCGTCTCTCAAGGAAGTTTGGTGGGAACAACAACCAATATTCTTGATGGAGGTTCTTTTAAAAATTATGTCAGCACGAACACCGTCGATGGCGGATCCTTTACCAATACAACCGTAAGTAACACACGAGATGGCGGGGTCTTTACGTCTTTACCTTCTCCTTCTACGGGTTCCGACGTTGACGGTGGTGACTTTACTAGCCCTAACGACTCCTCAATTGATGGCGGTAATTTTACCAATCAAAATGATTCTGCTATCGATGGTGGTAATTTTGTTGATTACACCATTGTAATCAATGGCCGTTCTACTTTGATTGTATCGGGTTCTGTTTCTTCATTAGGGACGATAGATGGAGGGAACTTTGATGATCCGTCATACGATACCGTCATCGACGGTGGAAGTCCTGATGACACCGCATATGATTTTATCATTGATGGAGGAACGTTGGACTCTATTTTTATAAGTTCGCTTTCTTCGTTAAGTGCTAAGGGTGCCGGTGTTTTAACAGGACACGTTTCAATTTCCTCCGTTGGAAATGTCGTTGGAGGTATCGCTTCATCAACCCCTGTTTCCATTGAGATTGACCCTTTACCATCGAAGGTGTTCGTAACAGGAACTGTAATCAAAAAGGGAACCATTTCTTCTTCCGGAGCAGGTACCGTTGTGGTCAGCGCCGTGGGTGAATCGGTCGTTAAAACAGTCTTGTCAGGACCGATTGCGATAAATGCATCGAGTTCAACCCAGTCCTATGGAACGATTGATGGACAAGTATCCGCTTTAATTTTTGGAACTGGATTAGTCATGGCGGGTGGAAACGTCATTTCGTCATCCGCTGTGATCACCAGCAATTCATCCAGTACGGTAACATTGTCCGCAATTTGTATGGCATTAGGTAATGTTTCATCTTTCGGAACCGGAGTGGTGACAACAAACGGAAAAATCAAGGCGGTTTCAGATATCATTTCCATTACCTCAACAAGTGCAGCAACTCCATCGGGAATCTTGATCACAAAAGGTTCTGGCTCCACTTCCGGAATAAGTTCTGTCAGTGCTAATGGAAATGTAATTGCTGGTACCGGTGCTTCTATCGCGGCGTCAAGTGCGGTCACATCATCTTCTAGATATATTGCATCTGGAACGGCGTTGCCTGCGGGCAAGAGTAACCTTACGACTGAAGAAGGAACAGTATCTTTATCAGGTCCACTCCCTATTCATGCGTCTAGTGTGTTAACAGCCTCCGCGTTCATAGTTGCTAAAAATACTGTTTCTTGTTCTGGCAAAGGAAATTTATCTGTTGTAGGCGATAGGGTCGCGATCGCGCCTTCGTTCACTTTTAATGGAAAAAGTAACATAAGCATTTCTCAAATATTGACGAGACCGGCCAACGCTTCGGTTTCAAGCAATGGCACCGTAACCGCCATTGGTAGAGTCATAAAGAGCGGAGCGATCGGCGTCAATGCTCAGGGAACGAGTACGAATGAAATCAATGGCTTTGTTATCTTAGGCGGAATCGTGAAGTTAACGGATACAAGTAGAGTGGATAGCATTCCAATCGCTGTCCGCCTAAGCGGTTCATCGTTGAAATCGGGGGCTTCTCTGACCCTATCGTTCAACGGGGTGAGACTGGCACAGGCTTCTTTTGCGGCAACGAGCTCGATTGCTGCCAACGATATCCGAATTCGTAGAGAAGGCTCAGCTGTTAATGGTGTTACTTCTGTTGAGATAGAAGCGATCCGAAGGACACTTAATACGGTCTTATTCGGTGGACAAACGGGAGTGACCGTTAATGGATTTACGACAACCAGAAGCAAAATCCTATTAGACTCTAAATCTTCTTTACGGACCAACGGTGGAAAAACAACTCCGGTTGATGTGGTCATCTCTGCTAAAGGCGACGTAAACCTATTCATTGGCGACAAAATTATTGGGGAAGTGAATCTTGAAGGAAATGTCGCTGGCAGTGTGAGTTTTTCGGGGATTCTAAAAAATTAATAGACGACCTTTCAAAGGTCGTTTTTTTTTACCATTATCAATCTTTAAACGTGATAGAATAATAATTAATTAGGACTTTCGACCTATAAGGAGGAGGTAAAGGAGGGTGCTTTATGACCAAGAAGAACCAGAACTTCTCAATGGTAGCGGGCGATACCATGTTAATCAATATTGGTGTGACCGATTCTAACGGAACCCCCATTAACTTAACAGGATGTTCCATTACATGGATTGTCAAAAAGACAGTCAAAGCCCCTATCGTTTTGGTGACTAAAACGACGCAGGATGATATTGCAATTCGGGATGTCAGAAAAGGACTGTTTGTCGTAAAACTCAACAGCCAAGATACGGCGGGATTTGATGGTCGAATGTATCACGAAGCCAAAGTAAAAGATGCTTTCGGCGATGTAGCCACGGTTGCCACTGGTTTGATCACCTTCGTTCCGAGCGGAGCGGTGGCAACATGACGAGTCGACAATTACAAGTTCAATAGATGGAGGGATTCTAATGGATAAAATTTTAGTGCGCAGAGGATTAAAAGGTGATTTGCCTGACCTTGATGAAGGAGAATTCGGATATTGCACAGACACTCGTGAAGTTTTTATTGGTACTTCTACTGCTACGAATGTCCCGGTTGGAGGAGCATCAAATTTAGATGGTCTGACTGACGTCGATACGACGACAACTGCACCAACCAATGGTCAAGTGTTGAAATATGATTCTGCAACAAGCCTTTGGAAGCCGGGCACGGTGACAGGCGGTGGTGGAGGACCGACTTTAGTAGCTTCTTACACTCATACGAAGAACAAAGAGGTAGCTGTATCAGCTATTAACTATACAGATGGCACATTCTCTTCTACCGGTCATGGATTGGCTCTTAATGACACAGTGACCATTATTCCTAACAAGGATATGGTTAATTCAGGTGTCAACGCTGGTAATGGTGGTAGCTATGTGGTTGGTTATTATCCTACGGGGATTTCCGCTAGGACTAAGTACTATGTAGTAAATCCACAGACTGACTCATTCCAATTATCGGCTACTTCTGGTGGAGCGGCTATTGTTCCAACGAACCCGAACTCAACCGTGGACGTAACTAAGTGGCATTTTGAAAGACAGGTGGATTCTACTATCGACTTTGGAACACTTCCAGCGGCGGGTTCGAAATTCCGAATAGTGCTTAGTGGAAAGGTGTTACGAAGCAACACAGGTCAATTAAACGTATATGCGGGTTCATTGCAATTCCCATATACCAATTTACTTGTGTCCACCAATACTATCATGTCAGGATTCGGAAATGGCGTTTGGTCTTTAGCTGGTGACATGCACACCTACCGTGAATATGACCTTAATTCTGAGGGGTACTATTACATTCGACAAAGAGGAGTAGACTACGCTACCAATACTACTTCCGCATACACGGCTACTGTTCGTGATAATACAGGTATTTGTCAAGATTACACATTCTTCAATAAACAAATAACAAAAATAACGATCATTAACATTGATGCGGCGAATGGTTTAACTGTCCAACTTTATAGCATGTAATTTATGAAGCCAATAGGAGACTGTTGGCTTTTAAAGGAGGGTAAAAAATGGCACCCAAAATTCAAATCAGAAGAGGGTTAAGTTCTAGTTTGCCGATCAATTTAGCAGAAGGTGAATTTGGCTTTACTACAGATTCAAAGGAACTTTATATTGGTTCAACCGGAGGGAATGTTAAGTTAGCGAAATATTCGGATTTAAGCTCGATTTCTGGTGGAAGTGTTATTGAGACTTATGAAACGGAAGCGGTAGGAGAATTATTCTATCCGCCTGGCAACTACAACGCATGGTGTCCGAGCAATTTACAGTGGGATAAAACAAGAGGGGTCTTTGCGGTTCTGATTAATGCTGCTGATGCCCATGTATTCACTAAGATAGACCAATACTTCTGTACAATTAATCCTGACACGCTTATTTCCACGAAACCTGTTCTTGTTAGTCCGAAAGATACTAGTGGGAATGCTGTTGCATGGGACACTCAAACATCTTCTAATAATTTTATGATACTAAATGATGGAACATATGTATTTTATAGAAGATTAGGTGGAGTTTATCAAAGAATAACCTCGACAGACGGTGGTGTCACTTGGGTTAATCAAGGACCTATTACTTTTACACCAGGTGGTATTATCACTACTTCCTCCAATATTTGGGGCATCCAAAAACTATCTAGTGGAAGATTAATTATTGGATGGGGAGCTCAAGCGGAGGTTCGAGGAAAAATTTCATGGTCAGATAATGGGATAGATTGGAATGTTGTTAATATCGGTTGGAATACAATAAGTCCAACACCTACAGCAGCAGAGCCTCATATTATTGAAGTGAAACCTGGTCAGTTAGTAAGTTTGGCGAGGATGACAAGCGCGGGTGCTACGGGTGGATTATCCCCTGAACCTGCCTTAATATCTTTCTCTAATGATAATGGTGCCTCTTGGACACCTTATGTAAAATCTTCATCAATTACTGACATGAATGCATCTGGGGCTACAGCGTTTGTTCATGATGGTATGGTTGAAGTGTTCGTAGCTTCAAGATTCTATGGTAGTACAAGCAATGTAAACACAGGTGAAACTGGTGCGATCTATCATTATACCGCAACATTAGATAATGCATTAGCGGACAAATTCACCTTAAAAAATGTGAGTGTATTTGCAAATGCGGTAGATAGCGTGGACTTCCATTCTCCTTGTGTGGCCATTGACAGTAAAAAAAGACTTCTTCTTATGTATATGGATCAAACGCATTATACCGTTACAACGGCAGAAGTGAACTATTTATTTGTAAGAGGTGGAAGGACATCTGTACCTAAATTAAATGCTGATGGAAAAAATGCGCCTCTATTTGGATATAGCGGGAAATATATTGAATCACTAGTTTCAAATTTAAAAACAGAAATTGCTACTTTGCAAAACAAAGTATCCTTAATTAGCGGAGTAACAAATCCTGTTCCTGCTCCCAAAGGTACTTTAATTTGGACTAAAAAATATAATACTCAGCTTGAAAACAAATATGTATATGATTCTAGTAATGAATTTTCAGGTAGAGTGCAATGGGCATCACAAGCAACTCCTTCTTACAATAATATTGAAACAGATGCAAATGGTATTAAATATCATAGTACGGGTACATCCGGAACAATTCTTATTCCTGTAACAAAGCCAAATTTTTCTATTCAATATACAGGCACAATTGGAAATGAATCGATATGGTCACCGACTGCAGCTGGTATTATCAATGGAGTAGCGTATGGAGCTATCTTTGTGGCAAAATATGGTGTTACTAAAAATATATATCATGAATTTAGATTTGAAAATTGGAATGGCAAAATGAAAGTATTCATCGATAATATTGAAATGCCTACTGTCGTAAGTACAAACTTTGATTCTAATTCATCTAATATGTACAGTAATACTTGGAGCCAAGCCCAAACTTTAGGTTATGTTGCAGGTAATACTTATGCGGTTGCCAGCATATCGTCTGGAAAAATCTATGACCTCAAATTTGGTGAATGGGATTAATTTTTAGAAAGCCAGCATCACTGCTGGCTTTTTTATTTTCAGCAATCTTTCTGAAAGTTTGATAGAATTCTTTATAGGTATAAAGTCCTATAAGGAGGGGAAATATGACTCAAAAAATACAATTTAAGCGAGGGCAACAAAACGAACTACCCACTTTAGCAATTGGAGAACCTGCCTTTACTTTAGATACGAAAAAAATGTTTGTCGGATCCTCTGGTGGAAATATAGAATTGGCAAAAAGTTCGGTTGTCCACAATATCTCTTATGTTGTGGACCTAGATCGATGGGGGATTACGCAAGGTTCCTTTGGAAAACCTCCTTATACAACAGACGAATGGGCGGTAGCTTATAACAATATTCAAGGATTGAATGCCGCTTTGGTGTTTGCGAAGGATAATGGCTATAATCGAGTGATTCTTCCAAAAGGAACATATAGTTTCTGTTACACAAACCCAACTGGCGGACCAAGACCAGTCGATATGAAGTCAATCCCCATTCAGTTATTCAGCAATCAAACATTAGACTTAAATGGTTCAACCTTTGAAGTTATGTATGATTCCATTAACAAGAACCCATACGATTTATCACCAGATACCACAGAGCCATGGAGGTTATCAGGTAACCTTATTAGTTTGGATGAATGTATTAATTCTCATGTAACCAACGGAAAGATCATTGGAGACATCCCCAACAGAAGTTTCTCTGATGCAGGAACTGGTTTTGAGTCGGAAAAGGGGATGGAGCAAACAAGGGGAATTGGAATTAATAATGGAGCGAAAAACTGCTCTGTTTCCTTTATTGACATCTCTATGTTTATGGGTGACGCAATCCGTATCGGAAACACCCCTACTCAAACAACTAACTGGAACGTCAGTGGATGGGGTAACAACACATGTAATCCTGGTTACATCAATAATGATGGGACCATTAATGCCTCTACGAGTGGAGCTTATCTCTCTCCAGAATATACCATTATTCAAGGAGAACATAAGGTTATTCAGTTGCGTACGAATGGAGGATACACACGTATCCCTGCTATCAAAGGTTTTTTCTTCGAGTTTGTATTCTTGGATAGCAGTAAAGTAGTGGTAGCAAGAAAGAAAGCTACTTACTTACAATCGGTTACTGTCCCTTATAATGCTGCATATCTACGTATGCAGTTCACAGGACAAGATGTTGGTCTAACTACTTTTAAACCCGATTATGCGATTACTAAAGTGCAAGCAGCAAATATCCATATCCATCACTGCGATATCCACGATAACCACCGTGGAGGAATAAGTGGTGGAGCTGACGATACGCTGATCGAATGGAACCGTATTTATCATAATGGTTTAGATTCCAGTATCGGAGTGCCTTTATTCCCTGATACAACTCGTTACTGTATCAACTTTGAGGATAGTTATTGTAATAAGGTAACGATCCGTAACAATCTGATGTTTTCCGGATTCAATGGATTGCTATTGTCAGTCTACAATATCAATGTTACTGGGAACATTATGTACAATTTCTCTTCTGGCGTTCTTATATATAACAATGCTAGAACGGTTGTAAGAGATAATTTGTTCATTGATGCGGCTTCCATTGGATTGATGGATAATGTAGGTTTCCAACGAAGGGAAATTGACTTCGAACATAACTGGGTATTAGGCGGAAGTATGAGTGTAGACACTACCTCATATCCTTCAACGAGTGTTCAGATTAGAAATAACCGTTTGACGCCGGACTCCATTTCTCTTACAGGAGCCGTTTTATTCACAGGAAATAAATTAGACTCAACGACTGGGGATAAGAATACAGCGACTCAGTGGACTATTCGAGCTACAAGATGCACGAACAACGATTTTAACAATTGTGCTGTACAGATTGATAAATATGATGATTCTAGCGTGTTCTCGGATAACCGCTTCAACTCTGTTGTGATCCGTCCGAGCAAATGGACGAATGAGATTGATTGGAGACGTACAAGATTCTATAACAGCTTTATCGATTGGTTGTATTTCTATGACAAGACAAAGAATGTCACAACCACTTTTACGGACTGTACGTTCCAAGATACCACATTCGATACAGGTCATGGATTCATCAACGATGCGACGAACGGAAACCTTACCGTATCAGTGCGATTCAAACGTTGTGAATTTAACATGACCAACGCGATTGCATCTACTGTCATGATTACCTTAAATGATAACGTGGCAAGCTCATCTTACCCAGCCGGAGTAGCGCAACGTCAATACAAAGCTGTATTCAAAGACTGTGAATTCAACAATACTTCGGATTCTCCTGTCCGTTATATTGCGAGTACGTCGAATAGTGGCTCTCAACCTAAGAACATGCTTTTAGAGCGATGCTCAATTGATACCGCTAGATTCAAGCTGTTCGGAGATTATGCGAACAACAGTGCAACCATGAGGGATACCGATTTCTTAAATGGAAGCACTCCGATTACCATGACGAATGCTGCAGTGACTACAGTTAAACAAGTTGAGTCTAGCTGGAACGGTTCGACTTGGATATAGGAACAAAAAAACGGAAAAAGGACTCCTTGTGTTTCTACAAGGAGTCCTTTTTGTTGAGCTGTTACATCTAGGGTACTCCAATTATAGCATGAATTCGAGATAAAAAGTATTGAAAGATTAAGATTTGATTAAAATTGTAAATACAAGGTGACAACTGATACAATAGTCCTAGTTTATTTTTATTAAAATGGAGGTTATCAATCTATGAAAAATACCGTCACTCAAGAGCAAATTGACCGCCTGATCGAGGATGCGAAAGTCGATATACAAACCGCTTTTGGAAAAACCACGATTGTTTCGGTTCAATTGAAGAATGGATTTGTGTTTGTGGAGTCCAGCTCCTGCGTAGATCCTGCCAATTACAACGAGTCCATGGGCGCAGAGATTTGTATGAACCGCATCAAAAACAAGCTTTGGGAACTGGAAGGCTATCTGCTCCAAGAAACCATTTATCGTAATTCTTTAATCGAACAATAAAGGCAAAAAGGTCCCGTGTTTCCGCACGGGACCTTTTCTAAAGACAACTAGATAGCATAGTACGATTATACTACGTAATCGCGTCTTTTTGAATTGTCCCTTCGTTTTTATTTTCCTTTTGGCTATAATAAAGCTATTCGCTTTTATTTGAAAGGAGAAATAAAATTGTTACGGCTGTTTAAAGAAAAACGGTATCGTCCTCTAGGCATTCTCTTACTGTGCCTGTTTGCTTATTTGATTGTAGCTGCAGTTGGCATGATTTCCATTTTCACAGGGCAATACGGCACGATGAAACCGATTATGGAATGGTTCGGCATGATTGTAAATTTGTATTGCCTTGTTTTCTGCATTTTAAACTGGAGGATAGCTCACAAAGAATCCATCCAGAGAGAACAAGAATGGCAAAAGCGTTACAGTGAATTAGGAATCAAATATGAGCCGCAAATCGATTACCTGAAATCCCGCCGTCAGTACGGATGGATGTGGACGCTTGCGATTGCAGTCAATTTGTTTTGTTTTAGCACTTACTTTTGGTAAGCAGTTAGCCTTATGGCTGGCTTACCATTTTTTATCCTATCTGTTCTAACATCTTATCTATTTCAGCTTTCTTTTCCTCAATTTTTTCTTTTTCCTCTATCAGTTTATTAACTGTTTCAAGATTTTGCGGAAAAGATTTGTTTGCAGGATGTTTACGCATTAAAGATTTCAGGCGCTCTTGCTGTCTTTTTAATTCAGATAACGTCAATTCCTCGAAATTCTTCGTTTCAGGGCTATCCTGTTTTATTTCTTCTTTATCAAACCAATCTGGAAGCAATTCAGTTCGTATAGGTTTACCATTCCTCTTTTGCTTATCAGGAATATTGTTAAACTCTGTACGATTCCTCTTTAGCCAATTATTCATAACAGCTCCGAAGGTTTTAGGTCTTTCCGACATCTGATCCAATAAGCAAGCTAACACATAATCGTATTCAGACACCCAGTACGTTTCCTTAACGGCATTAAAATGTTTTTCAATGTCTGACACATTAATTTTATATTGAGTTAATCTATCTATCCTATCCAGCAATGTATCCTTCACTACATCATTTAAAGAAGAATTATTGATTGATAGATTAATAAAATTATTTGATTCGTTATTAAAAGAATTTGAAACATTATTAGATATATTTGATACATTATTGGGTTTTGAATTTGAAACGGTGACCGTTTTATTTTTGAAACCCTCTACCGTTTTATTTTTGAAACCCTCTACCGTTTTATTTTTGAAACGGTACTTCTTATTAGACTTAACCAATTTAAGTTCTTTCTTTTTAGGTTCGACTGCATCGACTTTGCGTGGTCTTCCCCCTGTTTTACCCAGCTCCTTAGAAACAGATTCATAATCTTGATCCCAATCCCTAAGTTTTTCTAATCCCTGGTATTTCCTGACGATTTCATGAAACGGATATTCATAAACAATGATATTTTTAGGCTTCGTTGTTTTCCGTTCGCTTTCCTCGTATTCTACAATGTCAATTAATCCAAATTCCCATAAAGGCTTGATTAATCGATAGAATTTACTTTTCGATATCTCTAATGTCTTTTTATAAATATTTTCAAAGCTCCTCGGAACACGATCATATTCTCTATCTTCGTCGTTGCGATCCACCCAAGTGTGAAACTTTAACCAGAGACAGAATGTTTCGTAACCTAATTTTTCAATCCAGTCATCACAAACTATATAAGTCAAATGGGGTAAGCTTAATTCTTCCCTTTTTTTCTTCCCTTTACCTACTGGTGAATTCTTTTTGGGCATAATAAAAACCTCCGATTTCCACCCGCCCAAAAAAAGACAATAGGAAAATAGAGGTTTGTTCTTCACATTTTTAAAATCGTATGTTAAAATTGATTTAACATACATGAAGAAACAAACCCCGTCTCTGCAAGTTTTTTTCGAAATCGTGGCCTAGGAAACCTCATTCGAATAAAACTTTTATGGCGGGTTTTTTTTATTTTATTTACAATTACATAGTTATCCACAATACGACAATTACAGACAACGTTTTCTATTTTTATATTTGTCTGTCTATTTCTTAACTACTATTATACAAGCATAATATGAAATAATAATAGGACTAGAATCCTATCTTTTGAACAACCTTTCGACAAAGATGTGTCGAACATGTATGTAACACACAAAAAAGTCGTCCATTTGCATGCACGACAATACCGTTATCCACAGATATAAATAACTAAATAAAAGTTATCCACATCTGGATATCAGCTCGTCGTTAAATCCATGTTACAACAATAAGAAAATATTGGCAAGACCTAAAAATAAACCTTGCACAAAATATGAAGCTCTGTTAGTCTAATCTTGTGCCGATGGCACATAAATTAATAATATATCTGTCTCGTCGTTGAGCAGGGAAAAACACCGGAGCCATAGGCCCCGGTGTTTTTCTGTTTACAATTGTTTTACATCATTCTGGTGGGTAATGTAATTAAAGACTTCATCGTCAGTTGTTCCAATAAATCCATCAAGATTGATGGGTTCTCCCTCTTTATCATACCGACAAACAATCCAGTTTTTATCTCCATCCCAATTGTAAGTCGCTAAGTACCATCCTTCATCCTTCGTGCTGATCTCACAAGCAGAATTCATACCACCAGTTTGAGCCATAGCCGCATCGATTCCAGCTTCTTTAAAGCGAAGCATTAAATTATGTTCGGCTGCTACGCAATCATCTACTTGAATCTTTTGACTGCAATCGTCACAGAGAGTAACTTGATAACCTTTTGCCAATTCTTTTTCAGTAGTGACTTTATTCCACTCTTCTTCGCTTAATGTCTCATCACAAAATTTACCTGTTTTATAATCATAACCTCTGTTTTTGAATGTTGGTCCATGGCATTCATAACAAACTACTTTTGCCCATGGAGTCCAAATACCTGGTTTAATGTTCATTTTCTATTACCTCTTTGCTAGTGACTTTAATTTTTCTTCGGCTTCTTTTCGAGTAGGAAAAACTCTTGATAAGCTTGGTGCCTTTAATGTGAAATATTCACCTTTGGCATCATGACCTACAATATAAGCGTGGTAGTTTGTTTTTGTTCCTTTGCCGAAAACTACAGGAATAATTTCTCCGCTATTTACAAAGTAACCAGTATCTCCTTCGTACCATTCATCCATTCCTTTTAATTGTTTACCTTCGATGAAGTCATCGACTGGAGTTGAAGGATCTGCTTTTTGATAAAAACCAATAGTTCCTTGATAATTTCTGTGCCCTTGAACGACTGCGTGAATTGGGTACTTGTTTCCAGGTTTGTAAGCTGTAATGATTGCCTTTTCTCCTTTTTCGTTTAGGATTAGGCGACCAGGTTTAATATCCTCAGCTGAAAGAGCGGTTCCATTAACGATGGATGTACGATGTTTTGGGATTTCTACCTTCACCATCTTTTGAAATTCCTTTTTGGCTAACTCAACAAGTTCTTGATCCGAAATTCCCTTAACGACGGATAAATTAATGGTGACTGGATCTACGTGGAAAATGACTGATTTGTTTTCTTTTTTTGCTGGCATAATAAAACATCTCCTTTAATAATTATGAAAATAGAAAAAGAGACAATTTTCTAATCGTCTCCTTTGCTACTTTTCTTATAACACTACGCCCTTTCGGGCGCATATTTTAGTTTTGGTCTGCCATCTGTATAGCTCATGCTTTCTACACGTCCTCCAATGGTTTCTAAATAAGTTACCAATTTATCTAAGAAATGAAGTAGAGTTTCTTGATTTTCGATTTTACCTTCGTGGGCCATTTCGCAATAAAGGTTATCTGCCTGTGTTGTTAATTCATCTAATAAATTCATAATTACATCCTCCTATAATTTCATAATTACAAAACTAGAAAATTAATAAATTATGTCATCCGAATTTCTTCTGTACCAAATAACGGCCATCTCCAAAATCCTTTTCTATTTCACAAGGGAGTACAATAATTTGTTTTCCTTTGAACTTATATTGTTCAGGATTATATCCAATGGCTGGGCGAACATCCATAAATGCATTTCGTTCTACTGGGGTGAATAATAATACTCCATTGTAATTTTTATCTGTGATTTTCATAATAAGCAACCTCCATATCCATTATTGTTATCAATGACCGGGGGTCCGTGGAATAGGGAGTGCGTGCCATGATTTCGCACGCATCCCCATCACATACCGACAACAACACAAGTTCACTCATGTGATCTAGGCTCTCCCCTTAAATATCCTTTTGCTAGGGCAATGAGTAAATCAATTTCTTCTAATTTAATGCGACCACGCTTATAGTTGATTATGATTTTATCGAGTTCTGAGTTTAATTTTTCTCGAGCAATCTCCTGTTTAGTTTTAACAACTGTTTCGTTCATGCGTAAACCCTCCTTCTATTTTTGACTGGAATCAATGATGCACGAATGGATTCTCGTACAGCTGATTCTTTTACAACACGGGGACCATCATAGTAATTACCGATAAATTGGCCATTCACATAACGGTAATGACGGAATCCAGAATTCTTTCCGCTTTTCATTCCTTGAATGTAGCGATCGACGATATTATCTCTAATACTCATTTAAAGCACTCCCTTTGTAATTTTGTAATTATGAAAATAGAAAAAGAGGTGATTATGCAATCTCCTCTTTGTTTTCATGAAGTTTCTTTAATTGTTCTAAACGTTGCTGGCGTTCTTTCCAGAAAGTTTCATTACTTGCTTTGATTTCATCCATTTGTTGTTTCTCAAATTTACCTAATCGGGCATTGAAAGGTGGGTTCGTGGTCATAATGTCAAACCCAAGTTCTCGTGCTTGTGCAGCTACAATTTGTACCTTGAGGTCATATGGAAGCGAATCCCATGATTGAAACATATATTCGTCGTATTCAAAAATTTCACGCTTTCGAAGATCATATGGACTCAGGAAAACTTCTATCCATTCGCTTCCATCATCGAAAATGTCTACAGGTGCTTTGTGTTCTCCAAGTAAAGAATTGCCCCAGTAAATACGTGTATTGGTTTTAAACTCGAAGTATTTATTGATGGTTAAGGTTTCGGGATCTGCATGCAATCCAATAATAGGTCCTGGAACATACAACAATGAAGGCATATATAGAAAGGCTTGTATGCTTGCAACTTTGACCATTGTCAGACTCAGGTCAGCTCCCACTAAATTAAGTGAACGAGAGGGCAGAACCATTGCACCTGCCCCAATACAAGGTTCATATTGACTGGAAGTTCTGTCATCATTGTCTGCAAACACCATCATGTTTATGGCTTTGGTGATGTCTATAGGAGTTGGAAAGTAATCTAAATGACCACTTTGGCCATGTTCCCCAATGAAATGGGAAAAGTAATCTGCCGGCTCCTTTATAAGAAGACGGATATCAAACGTTTCATATAGAATCTGCCAAAGACGGTCAGGTATTTTCGGTGCTTTGAACCAAGCAATACCTAAACCATATCCAATCCATTCAATGAATTCCCAAAGTCGGTGTCCTTGGGCATAAACCCATTTCATGCAATTCTCTAACATTTTCTCCCCGATACCTCTTCGACTACGGTCCGTAGTTACAACTGTCTCTGGCATTTGATAAGGATCATCCATATGTCTTCGGGCATTGATCAGCAGCCATTCATACCATCGTCCTTCAAATTCTGTATCGGCTTTTAAAGCAATTCCACGCATCCAGCCAAATCGTTTTGAGTCTTCAACGGATTGAGCTGGATCGATCCAAAGAGGATGTTTCTCTAACTCTGATAAACGATACTGAATTCTCTCAGGTAATTGATTCATTAGATTACCTCCCGGTCAATTTTATTTTCTAATTCAAATAACTTGATTGTGTACCACTCAACATCTTCGGGTTTCATCGTTCTTGCTGATTTAAGAATGGTTTCAATAAAAGCGATCATCCTTTTGATTGCTGTGTTTCTTTGATGTATATAATCCATTTCTAATTAACTCCTTTCATAAATATGAAATTAGAAAAATAACAAAAAATAAAAAGGCATAGTTTTATAACTATGCCTTAACTGCTGGTTGCTGAATTCCTTGAGATTCATGTTTCATAATAGTCTTACAGATTTGAATATACCGTTCTGCATTTTTCTTTCCCACCAATTTAATTAGTTCAGCTTTTCCATTTGTCATGTTGAACACGCTCCTTTTGTAATTATGAAAATAGTAAAAGAGACAATTATGTTAACTTGTCTCTTTTATCTCCACTGTTCTTATAACACGTTTTTTTGATTTTTTGTAAAATTTTCAGACAACTGAAATCGTTTCCATTAGAATAAAAAAAAGGAGGTATCGGCTATGAAACATTTAGAACTATCTGATCAAGAACCTCAAGAGGAAGAAAAAAGGGAGGAAGAGGATACTTTTGAATATGACTATAATAAGCGAATATGGTTTTAAAATAAAAAAAGGTATCCTGCGCAGGATACCTTTTTTAACTTTCTTTAAACCCTATATCATCGATGGTGTTCAATAACTTTTTTCGGTCATTTGGTCGCAAAGTATCAAGAACTTCCACTTCCTTGGCTGCCATGACTTTAATGGCTTCCATCATTTTTTGATGTGTTTTTGGTCCAATTCCAGGGATGCCATGAATAGCAGTTTCAACTAAATCCCAAGTGTCATTGCATCCTTTAATATACGAACGAAGTAACTTTTCTGACATCCCCATTTGTAGATCCCCTTACTGTTTAATCGTTACCCAATTTTTTTTGATGGCCAAAAGGACTGCATTAGTGCGATCCTCTACTTTTATCTTTTGGAAAATACTGGTCATATGGTTTTTTACGGTTTTTTCGCTAATATGCAAATACTCTGCCATAGATCCGTTACTGTGCCCATCGGCTAACAACTGTAACACTTCGCATTCGCGTACAGTTAAAATTTCGAGTGGGGGATGTGCCTCTAAAGTATCAGCTTGGTTTTTTCCCACTAACGCATCGATGACAAACCCTGTTACCTCTGGGTGTAGATATTGATGTCCTTTAACCACTTGTGTAATTGCTCCAATTAATTCAGGAGGAGTTGTTTCTTTTATGATATAACCAGATGCTCCGTTTTTTAATGAGTCGATCACATAAGATTTTTCTGCATGAACGGAAAGCATCACTACTTTTGTATTTGGATGAAGGGTAACGATTTCCTTGGTTGCTTCAATTCCGTCCATCTCAGGCATATTTACATCCATTAACACGATGTCTGGCTTTAATGTATCGACAAGATTTAATGCTTCAATTCCATTTGTTGCAGAACCAACCACTTCAAAAGACGGTTCGTTGTCCAGTATACTTTTGACTCCTTCTCTAAAAAAAAGATGGTCGTCAACAAGGATGATCCTTGTAATTTTAATCATGTTTTTTCACCCCGAAATGTAATGTCTCCTCACACTTATTCTGTCTATGTTACTTTAGTCCTAAACAAATTGTAGCACCTAGCTCGTTCTTTTACAAGTCGTTTGAAAAAATGATACAATTATGTTTATGTTGAATCATGTTCCAAATCTTCATAGATTCATAGGTTGTTCACGCACTATAACAGAGGAAACCCCTTAACGGCTCACGCTTATTGTTAGTAGGGGAAGTCTTGGATAACCATATACATAATGGGTAGGAACCAACATAATTTCAAACATATTGAAAATTTGGAACAATGTTCATAAGGAGGAAATCGTGGGAAAGGATAGCGGTTTTTTAATGAAACAACGAGCCTTCTTAAAACTGTGCTTAATTGGTGAGACAGAGAAGGGGCGCCTTTACGGATTGAGCTTCTGGAAAAAAATACGTGAAGATTATGGGGATGCTTGCGAATATCGTCCTACGCATACGGAGATATATAAAGCGCTGCATGATCTAATTGACGATGGAGTTCTCAAACGGGAAAAAAGAGTCAAAGAGGGAATGAAGTATCAGGAAGTAGTGTACTATGTTTTTCAAGATTACAGCAAAGCCCAGCTTTACAAAAAACAATTGAAGGTGGAGCTGGAACGGAATATTAAAATTCTAAAGAAAGCGTTGAAGGATAATTATTGAAAAAAACAGAGGGCAAACGCCCCCTGTTTTTTTATTATACTGTCATCCATCATCCTTCCTTTTCTCCGTATCTTTTAAATAATCAGTTAATACAGCTACAGCGGACTTTAAGAAACATAATAAAAAATCTTTCATCAGTGATTTGTATTTAGCTGTAAAAACCTTTTTATGATTTCCAGCAAAATAAAGTTTGACTTCGCCACCTGAACGGTCAAACCTCATTTCAGCAAAACGAATGGTTTCCTTATCTTTTTCCCCCGAATAATCGATAGCAATGTATCCATCATTTTTAAATTTCTCTTTATACTTTCCGTACCATTCTTGAGCGATTGTTACCGCATCTTCATCAGTGTCCCGTAATATGGTCTTCTCCAATGAACCTTTATAGATTAATGAAATGACATACAACTATTGACGCCTCCCCCGTACATAAATAAAAAATCAGTTCCACCTCCTTTTTAGTTTTATAATTATGAAATTAGAAAAGGAGACAATATTACAATTGTCTCCTTTACCATTTTCCTTATAACACTTTCTTAAAATGCGAGCGTTCGATGAAAAAATATGAATATTTTTATTAACCCAAGAATACAAACAAGTATTTTGTTCATAAGATTTAGAAAAGGGGGTTATTTATCGCAAGAAAATTGTGAATTCAAAAAATGGAAAATCTATTTTAAGATAGAAAAAAATCATTACTGACTCATTACTCAGTTATTATTCATTCCCGTAAAAACGTTGTCTATCTCGTTACTAAGGTCATTACTGAGCTTTCAGTAATTACTCGAAAGGCCAGTAATGAAAAAAAGGTGACCTTCTAGCTCATCAGTAATGAAGTTAAGAATTACTTTCTTGAAAAAGGAATCAGTTAGAAGGGTCTAAATAAAAATTGTAAAAAGAGGAAGGTTATTATGTATAGAATTACATCCACGTTTCAAGCAAAAGAATCCATCAGAGATTTTCATCCTCATTCTGGAATTGACTTTGCGCTACCTTTGAATGAGCCGATACGTTCAATCAGAGATGGTGTTGTTGAAAAAATTACTCATTATAAAGGAAACATTGGTAATGGGGTTTTAGTTCGGTGGGATGACGGGAAGGTTTCTATTTACGGTCACATGAATAAGGTTAACGAAAGCCTTCATGTTGGTGATCAGATTCATGCCGGAGAACTGCTCGGATTCGCGGGCTCCAGTGGCCATAGTTCGGGCGTACATCTCCATTTTGGCCTCAAAGAAGGAGGAAGATTTATTGATCCTTCCCCCTACATTAACGATATACAGAGCATGAACATGAAACAATATGTGCAGCAAGCACCTGTAGTTACCCAATTGAAAATGAACTTTATGGAATATATGCAAATGCATATGAACGCAGTTAATGATTCATTATCAAACCTAAATCTTCACTTCATCAATTTCTTATCTCAAGCGAAGCTTCATTTAATTTCTTCTTTACTTGACAATTCTTTGTTCTTCCAAGTATTCAAGCAAATTTATCAATTCACGGCGACTCATTCCAGTTCGATCTATGACATAATCACTCACATCATCTAAACGGTCTTCCCAAATGGATGTAGTATCAGTTGTGAACCAGCTGCCAAATTGTATCATGTTATCTCAGCTCCTTCTTAATTAATTGTCGTCGTTGTTGCCAATGATTTCTTCGATTTTGCTATCGCGATCTTTATTAAGAGTGAACATCATTTTTAATGACCTCCTGCTGTGTTGGTTGGTATGAGTATAGTATGGAACTTTTTAAGGAGTGTTATACATGTCTAATTACAAAAAAATCACGATTTTTTTAAATGAAAATATTTACAAAGAAATTAACGACATCATTGAGTATCGAAATAAACGTATTCAATACGATAAAGAAGATAAAAAAGTATCAAGCATTGAAGAGTTTGTCACAGGCAGTGCGATCCAGGTGCTCAAATGGTTAAAACATGAAGAATCTTTTGCTGGCATGGATGATTTAGGAAAACCTTACCGACTTGAAAATTCCTTTAAGAAAATCATGACAAAAAAAGGAATGAGAGGTAAGGATCTATCGGAAATAACGAATATCCATCACGGTAATATAAGTTCTATCCTGAATAATAAAAACCAACCTTCACTGGATTATTTTCTCCGTATCTGGATAGCTTTGGGTTGCCCTCCACTTAATGAGTGCCTTCACCGTATTAAAGATGAAGAGGAACAAGAATAATTGTGATTTAAAAAAAAAATTTTGAAAGTACAAATTCATTTCTGGGCACAGTTGCATATAATACAGTAATTGAAAAGGAGGTTTTAGCATATGATTACAGCTTTAATTGGTATTCAAACCACATGCGTCATCGTAGCGAGCAGCTACGTTATTAAACATTTTAGACCGAAAATGGCTAAGTTAAAAGTGCATTCTAAATCCAAAGGATTCAAACATTACAAGTCATTCTAAAAAATCACAAATTGGAGGTTGCCATTATGACGTTTGTAATCATGACAGCCATAAAGTTGGGAGCGGTGCTAGGAACTGGAATTGCGCTTTCAGCTGCATTTTCTCAATTCCACAGTTATGAATGGAAACCAAAGTCAAAGAATAAGAAAGAAAAGGGTGAATCTGATGGTTCTTCGAAAGCAACAAAAGTTGGTGAGGCTTTGCGTCAAAAATCCGGATCCGCTAACTAATTATTGCTATTCCTCTCCCATCTCTATAGATGACGGAACGGTTGGTATTAATTCAATAAATTTTCATATCCCAACATTACTAGAGGAGGTGAAAAATCTTCCAAGAAAGAAAATAAAGGAATACAAACGAATCATTCAGACATTTCTAACCACGGCAACCAGCTTCATGGCATTACCATTAAAATCAATGGCAAACACATTGCCAAGCACAACGGCGTCCACACTACCAACTCATGCCGAAGGGATTCCTCCAGAATTACTGGATCTTCTCTTAAAACTTTTGGTGATTTCAGTGGGGTCAGCGGTAATATTTGCGGCCATTCTTTTGGTAGCAGCGGGAGTAAAGAGGATGTTGGGAAATCGGAAAGAATCGAGCGAATGGACTGTCGATATTCTGAAAGGACTTGTGCAAGTAATGGTAGCCGTACCAGTCGTATTCATGATTTATTACGTGGTAAGTCTTCTCTTCAAGGGGTCAGGATGGTTCATCAGTCCTTTCTGAAGAAAATCGCTATACCGTTTACAGCTATAAGTACTGTCAGTCTAACGTCTTTCTTTAAAACAGCTCAGGCTGCAACCTTATCTGATGTCATTTTTCAAAAAAACGGCGTACTCACTCATGATTTTAGTGGTCAACACAATGGCGGAGGTTTTTCCATTGTAAACACCACAAAAACTGTTTACAACAACATCGAATATATCACAGGAAAGATAATCGCATTTTTTGATTGGATTAATAATATACCTGGCTCCTTACCAAAGTACACCGCAGACCTATTCACCAGTGTTTATCACTTCTTAGCAAAGATCGCGCTACAAACTCCTCTAATCATCTTTGACAATCCATTTATTAAAAACACTTCTCTAACCTTTTCCCTTCTTTCTATCTCACTAGTCACTTTCTTATTGATATACGAGTCATTCATGAAGATGTTGGGCAAAAAGCATACAGACTTAAAGAAATTCGCAAAACGTTATGCCATTGCCGTAACAGCTTCGGGATTTGCTCCTTTTGCTTTCAAAGAAGGATTTTCTCTTCTAAATGAACTATCAAATGCCATAATGAAAATCGGCGGCGGAATAGATGGCGGCAATATAAATGGTTTAATTTCAGGGGAAACCGTAGGATTCTTTGACACCTTGATTATCATCTTGTTTGATTTAACAACGATTGCTCTTTTAATTCCAGTATGCCTTCAAGCGGGCAGAAGATGGTGGGATTTATTTTGTTTGGCGGCTGTCACTCCACTGGCTCTTTCTTGCTACGTGTTCGATAGGCACCAGCATTATTACAAACTTTGGTGGAACAGAGTAAAGTCTTTATCAATGGTCCAGCTGGTATATTCAGTGTTTATCTTAATGATGGGGATCTTCATCTTTGCAACTCAATCCATGCAAGGCGGAATTTATACGCTTTTCATCAAACTACTTATAGTCGCAGGAGGGCTTTACAGATTAGCAAATCCACCACGATTTGTTACAAAAATGACAGGAGACAAAAAGGACTTATTGGATTCATTCGAGGAAGGAAGAGACGCGTTTAAGTCTACGAAAAAGATACTTCTTTTTAAAGATAAGAAATTCAATCCAGTAAAAAAGTTCGCTGGAAATTTAGTGAAATGGAAGAATAAGCCATGATATTACTGAAATTAGGTTTGTTAGCTGTACTTGGTAAAAAGTTCTATGGTGCTCTTATATACGCTCAATTGATACAGCACACAGTCAATTCGATTAAGAAAAAGATTGATAAAAAATTGGAGGTTTCAGCATGATGATAGGAACAGCTACGTTAATTTTAATTCTAAACACCACTATGATTTTGGCTAATACAACAGTTTTATTGGTTAGTGGCGCTAAGATTTTGAAAGAAGTTAGAAAAGAGGATTAACCTATGTCTCTCACACGGATCCGGAATAAAACTCCTATTGCCAATGAGAGAACCAACGTCTATGAAATCGAAGAGTTTAATCACCACTTGCTACATGATATCCTTCAATCCAGATTCATTGCGGAAGGTGTTTACGGTTTTGAAAAGTATTCCATTGATAATTACAAAGAAGAATATATGTTTACCCCTTCCTTTGATAAAAGAGAAGGAGAATGTATCCAGAAGGAATGGAACTTTCAAAATGAGGATATAAAGGAAATCAGTGTTTATGAGTTAGTCTTAACCAAACCGTTATTTATGCCATTGGACACAAGCGCATTTCTAGACCTGTTTAACCTAATGGATGTCGTACCGAAAGCTTCAGTCTTTACACAGGTATTGTTTTGCAAACGGCAAAAAGACTGGAAGGAAACAGCTATATCCCAATACGAAAGCTTTTTGAAAGGTAATGATCGCCCTTTAGAAGGGAAGTTCAGTATAAAGTGGCAGGAAAAAGTTTTAGGAATGCTGACAAAACTTAATAATTTCACAATTCAACGGGACCGAATTGAGGAAATGGAGCAAAAAATTCTTCAAACCAATTATCGGTTTGAATGCAGATTCCTGGTATTTGAACAGAAATACGAAAAACAATTTATTTCTTTTTTAAAAAATGAACTTGTGAAATTACAACTTTTTAATGAATTTAAAATTACGAAGGCACGCAATAAAAGGAATCTTCTTAAGCATATTGAAAGCCGGCAATTTCAATTAGATTTAACGAATCAGATTCTCTCAGAAGGTGAAATGTTTAGTGTATTATGCGATAAGACATCAGCTGCTATGGTTGAAACAGTCGAACTAGAAATGCCAGTTAAAAGAACCGGAATATCCATTAGTATCGAAGAAGGCGCGGTTATCCAACAGGCTTCAAGCTTCATGCCTTTGACTACCAATACGACAGTTGAAATTGATGAATCTAAAATAACAGCTATTAATAATGTCTTTAAACGTGTTGGTATTGTAGATAAGGCCCTGGAGGTAACAGATATATATCAGGGGGCGAGTCTTTTAAAAGTGCAGATGGAAGTTCCACCTGAGATCACTTATACATCCATCACACGGAAGTTAAAGGATATACAAGGAGCAATGGGAAATAAGAATATTTCGATTGAAATTGGAGGTCCTGACACGATAGATGTATTTATTCCTTTAGAAGAAAGGCGACCAGTTTACTTCAACGACATATTAGAGTCAGAGGAGTTCAAACAATTTAAAGAAGAAAACCTATTGCCGTTTATATTGGGTGAAAATGTGAATGGCGGATATATATTCGCCTGCTTAACCAAATTAAGACATCTTTTGGTGTCAGGAACAACAGGAAGCGGAAAAAGTGTATTTCTCAACTTAATTATCCTTTGCTTTATTCTTAGCCTTCCTCCAGAACAACTCATGATTTATCTTATAGATCCGAAGATGGTGGAATTTACACAGTTTAAAGGCTTTCCACAAGTCAAGAGTGTGATTACGGATATGCGAAAAGCCAATGGTCTTTTGAATTCACTAGTAGAAGAAATGGAAAAACGATATGAGACCTTTTCTAAAACAGGCTGCAAAGACATTCAAACTTATAATCTGAAGAATGAACAAAAAATACCTTATATTTTATTCGTAATCGACGAATTGTCTGATTTAATGATGGTAAATAAATCAGTTGAGGACGGTATTGTCCGTCTATGTCAAATGGCAAGGGGAGCAGGCATTCATTTAATCCTTGCTACTCAACGTCCATCGGTTGATGTTGTGACAGGTGTAATTAAGGCAAATATGCCATCACGCATAGCTTTTGCTGTAACCTCAGTTACAGATTCCAGAACAATCCTTGATAAGAGTGGAGCAGAAAAGTTATTAGGGCGTGGAGACGGCATTGCCAAGATTGAGGGAAGTAAGAATGAATTTGAACGATTCCAGTCACCTGTATTAACGCTGAATAAGGAAGAGGAGGAAGAAATCATTGATAAGCTTATTCATCTGTTTGATGGGGTTGTTGTTGAAGACGAAATTCAAGAAGCTAAAGAGGAAGAACCAATTGATCAATTAAAACGCTGTATCGCAAACACTGGAGAACTTCGAGTAAACGAATTAGCAAGATTAATGGAGCTAGGGAATAACAAAGTGCACGCACTAATGCAAAAATTATTAGAAGAGGAATGGCTGAAGAAGCCAGGGAGGAGTTACGAAATTAATGTAGATGAAGAAGAATTAAATAAATGGAAGGATGAAAATTATGAGTAATGATGCAAAGCCCTAGATTAATACTAGGGCTTTATTTTTTTAAGAAAAGTTCTGACTTTTCGTGCATAATACATATAGGGCTATTTTACTATCAAGAGGTGAGTGGATGAGTCAAGGTGCGAACGCTCAAACGGTTTTTGATTATCTAAAAGAAAATTACCCTGATGATTGCATCCAGTGGGCAAAAACGGTTGATTGGAAATTAGATAACGAAGTTTCTCTAAAAGATATCCAAATGGCTCGGCGACCAGGTGGAGCTAGAGAAATGGATAAGGTGCGGGGTATTGCTCAAACAGTAAAAGACGGAAAGCCAATGGATCCTGTTGTTTTGGTAAGACTTCCAGACAGAACGATTAAGATTGCAGATGGTTATCATCGTACATTGGGATTCCAACATGCGGGTAAGAAAACAATAAAGGCGTGGATCGCTACCGTGCCTGATATGAAAGGAGCCTGGGATAAAGAGATGCATGAGAAAAAACTAAACATCGGAAAGAAAGCCTATCAAGAATTTTTGGAGTTTGTTGGATTTGAGAAAGAAGCTATGGCGCAGATCCCGGAAGCATTGGGCGGCAATATTTTTAATCGCCTTGCTCAAATGGATGACGTAGCAAGCCTTGCTATTATCTCACGTAAAAAGCAGCAACAAGCACAACAGGCGGACAATCATGAAAAGGAAGCATCTGAATTAATGGAAAGATTAGAGAAAACCACATTAACATCTTTGTAAAGTGAGAGTGAATAACTCTCGCTTTTTTTATAGATAAATAGGACGTTTGGTTCATATGAAATTATGAAATTTCATGATTAAATAAATAGCATAAATACTAATTACATCTAGAGGGGATATCAATAATGGCTAAAAAGTATGCAGCAGAGTATCCAGCATTTAATGAAACATACAATATAGATGAAGTAGGAGATATGCTTAAGAACCAAAAGCATAATCTTGAAATGAACACCTATGCAACCATATCTGGGATCCGAGGAAAGCAATTCGGTAAAGAAATTTTTTCAACTGTGATTAAATTCAAAGATTTACGTGACTTCATGGAGACATTCAAGGATGTTCAACGGAATCTCATTGTTTCGAAAATGAATAGTGCCAAAAACTATATCCTGTCTGGTTTAGGAAAGAAAAATCCAATGAGGTTTTTCCCTGCCATAACAGCAACTGCAAGAGGAAACATTTTCTATAGCGAGGAAGATAACCGTTTGGCGATTGATACAAGAACGAGCAAATTAAGTTTGAATGATGGCCAACATCGCTATTTTGCCACAATCGAGGCAATTCGTACCTTACAAGGCAGAATCAATAACTCTAAAGACGAAGTGGAGAAGGAAAATTTAAAAGAGCTTTTAAAAGAGCTCAATAACATGGCAATGCCTGTAGTCATTTTTAATAATTTAACCATTGAAGAGGAACGCCAACTGTTTTCGGACACTAATAACTTGGCACAAAGACCATCCAGAAGTGCTACCATTCGTTTGAACCAAACAGATTTATTTAGCCGCATGTCTAGGGATTTAGTAAATTTAAACAAGTATTTTCAACATTATGGCGTTGAAATGGATAAAGCAAGTATCTATGGAAAGGACAATAAGAATACCATTCTTTTAACAACCATTTATGCGAGCATTAAAACCTTATTAGGAAGAAAGTTAGACGAAGAAACATATGAGGTTTCTAAAAAGTATTTGAACGATACATTTAATAACATGTATCAAATGTTGCCTCCAGATCTCAATAATCGTGGGATTTATATTACAGACCAATCTTATGCCATCAAAGGAATTGTGAAGTTCATTGCGGATTATCGAGCAAAAGATTTTAATGACAAAGTAATTTTTGAAACCATTGGAAAAGTGAATTGGGTAGCAGATATCAATTACTGGAAGCAATATGGAGCGATGACCTCTAAACAAGGCAAGCTGGTATTTGGCGGAAGCGGCGATCACGGAAGATATGCGGTTTTCCATGCATTAGAGGATAATCTTCCTGATCAACCGAAACAATTGGAATTGATTCAATAAATAGGTACTGGGGGAGCGTAAATTGGGGACTGTTATAACATTCGGACTACAGAAAGGTGGAGTTAGTAAGTCGACTTCAACTGGCATTTTTGCTCATTTGATGAGTAAAGATGGATATAAAGTTTTAGCAATAGACATGGACTCCCAAGGAAATCTTACAGAACTACTTACTAATGTAGAATCAAATGAATTCATAGGTAAATCGGTGCTTGAGGCAATTGTAAGTAGATCAGTAAAGGATTATATCGTTAAGGTAAATGATCATCTTGATGTTTTGCCGGCTAACAATTTTCTCGCTTTACTACCAAAGTGGTTATACACCTATACTTTGTTTGATAATGAAAAAGTATACTATACAGGTGGAACAACGGAACAATTATATTTAACAATTGAACCAATCATTGACCAATATGACTTTATTTTGATTGATACACCTCCATCTTTATCCGAGCAGACGACCAATTCCTTAGTGGCTTCTGATTATGTTATCGTTCCTTTTGAATCTTCATATTTTTGTCTGCGTGCCATTCCAAACTTTATTGAGTCTGTTGAGCATTCACGAAAGACAAGTAAACGAGATGTACAGATTCTAGGTGTACTAAGAACATTAAACGATAAGAGGCGAAGTGATTCTAAATTGTTCAATGAGACCATAGCAGACACATATCCTGAACTTGTTTTTAAAACGATTATTACAAGGAAAGCATCTACAGGGAGATTACCGTTAAGTGGATTCGATGATAATCAAGAATTAGGAGATGCACTTGAACAGTTTAGAAACGTGTATGTGGAAATTAAGGAACGATTAGGATTGGGTCGAGAGGTTCGAAAGGGGAAGATGAAGATTGGCAAAGAAGTTAGACGACTTAAAGGAAAGATTAGCAAATAAAGCAAAATCAGTTTCTGCTACAGAAGCCCTTAATGGAACTTCTGGAAATTCTCAACCTGAAGCAGAAGAGGTTGAATACGAACGGTATATTCTTAATCTTGATAGAAAATTAATCGACGCTATCGAGGAGTATGTATTTAATGAAAAGCGCAGCGGAAAAACGTTGTTCGATATAAAAACGGGGCTTCCCAAAAAAATTAATCGTTCTCTTTGGGCAAGACACGTATTTATTGAAGCATTAAGAAAAGCTGGGATTGAGATAGATTAAAAAATGGAGGATACATTTATTATGTATCCTCCATTTTTTTGATTTTAAAAGGATTTACAACCGGCAGATCGCCGCGGAAAATAAAACCCATTCGTTCCAATTTCCCTTTGATTCCACTGGCTGATTTGTGCTTGTCTTTTGGTTTGTTTTCGTTTAAGGTATCTACTATAGCATTCAAAGAATAACCTTTATCTAATAATTCTAGGGCGACATCAATTTCCTCTTGGGTATACTTGATACACTTGTCTAAACTTAAAGGTCTCGCTTTAATATTTAAATCCCATAGTTTCCGTCTAATGGAATTTTCTGAACGTTTAAGTATGCAAGCCAGTTCCGGATAGGTGTACTGATAAGAATAAACCATACGGATCAATTGTGATTTCTCTTGATCTGTCCATGGGCGTCGTTCCATATACTTCTTCTTATCGATGGATCTTTTCTCCTTCACCCAGGAGGGCTCTTTTCCAAGAATAAGATGGTCAACCTTGGCAAAATTAATTAGGTGCTTATGTTCTTCTGCCCAGCGCCAGAAGTCTTCGTATGAAACTACGTAAATTCGTCTCTTTCGAGAAAAGACTTTTTGTTTCGCTGGGAAATTATATTGGAGAATCCAACTTTTCGTTTTGTTAAACGAGGAAATGCCGAGTGCGATCATCAGCTGCCTAACTGTAATTCCGTCGAAATGTAATGTTGGGTCTAACAATCCCATTTCCACAGCTTTTCTCCGCACGCCATCGTACGGTCTATCTAAATGTTTTGAGATGAGGGTAACGCTTTTGGATCCCCAATTGTCCTGGAGATAAAGTTCTTCCTCTGGAGTCCACACTCTATATCTGCCCACTTCTTATAAATTCACTCCTTCCCACTGAAATGCATATAGGTCTATTATACAATGAGTAAAGGAGTATAGTCCTATTTTTCTAAAAACTTATTCCAGTACTTTATTCCTAAAAATATATAAGCTATAATTCTAATGAATACTTTTCTATCAATCAGAGAAACTGAAGTTCCGAACTGCCCATTCGGAACTTCTAATTTATTGTGATGCTTATAATGTAGGATAATTGACCTATTTCATAAAGGATGATTCAGATGGATTATGCAAAATTAGAGTCACGTATGTTTAGATTTTTGGAGATTACTCAAATTCAAACGAGTTTAAAGGAAGAGAAAAGTAATTTAAAAGAGCAAATTGCGGAGATGCTGCAGGAAGAAGGATTATCCCATCATACCGCTTTATTTGATGAGAACCATGAATTGAAAGTGACTGTCACGCCAGGAACCAAAAAGGTGTTTGAAAAAGAAAAGATGGCGGATGATTTAGGGGTAACAACAGCTTCTACCCAGAAGAAAGATTTTTTAATTAATATGACTGAACAAGGTAAACTCACCTTGGATCGGTTTAAACGATATTTTCATCAAGAACCAAATGTAAAGTTTTCTCTTCGGAAAGTAAAAAAGAAGAAGAAAAAGGTGAAAAAATGATACAGAATCTGTTCCTTATTCAAAAGAATTTAATGAATGAAATAGAAGAAAAACATCCTGCTCATCCAGAGGAGAACCGTTTTAACAAAAAGTTACTCGCTTGCTTGGTGGAACTTGGCGAGGCAGCTCAGGAGCAGAGGTCGTGGAAATATTGGAGCAACGATCGTAAACCTCGGACTAAAAAACTCCTGGAGGAATTGGTTGATGTTCTCCATTTTATATTAGAGTTTGGAATCATTTTAGAGGTTATCTATTATGCCGAAGAAATCGAACCGCATAAATGTGACACAGTGGAAGAACAGTTTATTGCTTTATACAACCACATTTTATCTACTTCCTTAGACGAAGTGTTTTATTTAGACCTTTTAAACACTTATGTAGGATTAATTGAAATGGTCGGTTTTACTTGGGATGAAATCGAAAATGCTTATTTTGATAAAGTGAAAGTCAATTACGGAAGATTAGAAAACGGTTATTAATGTAAAGGAAGGGAATGACATGCTTTTAAAGTTGCCCAGAGTATTGCTACATGAAAAAAACTCTCGTCGTATCATGTTTGTTCCCTATCCCGCAGAACTCTACGGCGTCTATTTGACACCAGATGAAGGAGTTTGGACACTCAAGGTAGTAGCGGATGAGATTGAACAGTTGATTAGGCGATATGCTATTTTATTTCCTGATGTACTGGATGAATTTGAAACTGATACATATACGGGTTATCGGTGTATGGTTCACGATGAAGACACAGGGATCACACGACAGATTCTTGAAAGGTTAGGCTATGAACTAGAAGAATCAGAGTTTTCACCTTATAAATTGTATTGGGTTGTTTTAAAAACTAGGGATGAGAAGAGGAAGAAGAAATGACAATCGAAGTTTTAGAGGATGGTATTTGGTATATCGGTGATACATTTAAACTCAAGATGACAAGATATACTGATCCTGAACGAAAGAACCTTGCTCGGAATGCGGCTAGATATCTTGGAAAAAAAGATATTGATAACATCCGTAGACCCCTTTCCATTATCCGTAAGTATCACGTGCCAGAGATATTTAGAGGAGAACATGTTGAGTTTGAATTTTATGATGTGAGCAAAGAAGTTTATGACCACATCATCACATATACGACCAGAGATATGAGGGTAGCTGGTGGCAATCGTGCCTTAACATCCGACAATTACGCATTACCATCTGATAAAGTGAAAGATATAGATAGGGTTGAAAGAGCTGTAATTACTTCAATGGACAGATATCAAAATCTTTTAAGTCATGGTGAAACTCCACAGGTAGCACGTTCCGCTATGCCTGTTGCTGCTAAAATGAATATATTTGTCTATCAGTTTAACTTTCTAACGCTTGGACAATCAGTATTCAATCAGAGGATATGGGACAATGGTGCTCAGGGGAACACCGTTAAAGTGGTTAAAGGCATGTTTGAACTATGTGCTCATATCGACAAGGAATTATGGGATACCTGGTATGAATACTATGGAACCCCGATGATGCGGTGGAGACAGGCAAGAAAGAAAGCAAAACGTATGACGGTTCACCAATTATTAAACGAATTACACGAATTAGCGCTCTCTGGAGAAGGAAATCCAGATCAAACGGTGGAAGATTATTTTGTTGAGAAATACGGAGAAATGGAATCGATGTGGTAGGAGGTGTTTTAACATGATGGAAAAGTATGGAGTGGAACAATCCACGTATGAAGTGGTGGTTCCAGTTCCGGGGAAACCGGATGATTTTCAAGTGATTGGCTCGTATTTAAGTTTAGAGGATGCTACAAAAGTTCAACAAAAAAATCCAAAGTCGATTGTTCGACCTGAATAAAATAGTCCTCCCCTCAAAGGGGAGGTTTTTGTATGTATACCTTTTTATTCGCAAGATAAGCGAATTTGGCATATGTAATACTATTACCGTGTGGGTCGGTAAAATGTTTAGTCGTGTAAGGATTATAGTTCACTTCCCATTCCATGCCTTGCGGTTGAAGGTCGCTTCCTAAGTAAGTACCTTTCACCCAGGCATGAACTTTTTTTCGTCTTTGCTCAATCACTTGTTTCCTTCCGACTTCACTGACATGAAAAACGGCATCTTGCAGGAGTACGTTAGTGGCGTATCCGACTACAAGACCTGTTTTCATATTAACGATTGAATATTTACCTTGTTGATGTAAATTGACGTAGCATCGTACTAAGTTCCCTTCTTTAATTGTCCGTCCGTATAGGAAATCCACTAGCTGGCCCTCCTCAAAAAAATATTGAGGAATCACATCCTGGGGGATTGTGTTTCCTCAATATTCTTATAACACCATTTTTGATGAAACAATCCGTTTAATTCGGTCAAATACTTCATCAATTGAACCGCTGGCATCCACAATTTCAAAACGGTCTTTGAACTTTTTAGCGAGAAAATTATAAGCGTGACGAACTTTAATATGAAAATCCATTGGAGCTACATCAAATCGATTTTGCTCACGTTGGTTTTGTTTAATTCTTTCTAGAGCAATGACAGGGCTTAAATCCAACAAAAGAGTAAGAATTGGTGTGGTGTTTTCGACCGCAGCCATGTTTATATCATAAACGGTTTTCCATCCGACACCTTTTGCTACTCCTTGATACACAATAGAAGAATCAAAGAATCTATCGCAGATGACAACCTTTTTGGAATGGAGAGCTGGTTGAATCACATTAATAAAATGTTCCCGTCTTGCAGCACCATACAATAGAACTTCGGTCATCGCATCCATTTCCTTCACTTCTGGATTTAACAGTAAATACCTTATCTTCTCGGCTAATTCAACTCCCCCTGGTTCCCTTGTTGTAACCACCTCGTATCCAAGAGACTCCAAATATTCTTTTAATCTTTTAATTTGAACGCTTTTTCCAACTCCCTCTCCACCCTCGATAGTAAGAAAGTATCCATTTTGACTCATAGTAATCCCTCCGGAAAATCTATATATAGTATTGCATCGTTTGTGCACTCACAATAAATTGTGGTTTTGTGGTAATATGAGGATGGCTCGGATTGTTAACCCCGATCTGAAGTTCCCCGTTGTTTTAACTTTGGGAAGCAATAGCGCGTGCTTTTGCTTCTCCTTTTTTTGTTTCTATATTTCTATATTACATGATAATGGTATAATGGTCATAGGACAAAAAGGAAGAAGAGAGAGGTTTTTCGTCATGGGGTTAACTGGAGAGTGGGTTAAGGGACCGTTTTTGTGTACCACCATTGAGGGTTTTGTTTTGGAAGTATCGAATGGGTATTGCAAAATTATTGTCAAAAAGATGGACGATGTTGAGGAATACCTGCCACCACGTTTACAAATAGGTTCTGTTCATTACTTGCCTTTGAGAGTAATAGAAGAGTTTTATATACATTTTAATTTCGACCAACAATCATCGTTGATCGAAACGGCTCAAATGTTGGATGACTATCATTGGGTAGCTGAGCTGAAAGAGCAATTCTATAATCCGTTTATTAGCAAACAAATTATTTAAAAGGGGAATTTATCAATGATGAATCGTGTTGTGCTTGTTGGCCGTTTAACAAAAGATCCAGATTTGCGTTATACACCAAATGGGGTTCCTGTTGCCACCTTTACTCTAGCGGTCAATCGTCCTTTTGCTGATCAATCCGGTGAGAGGCAGGCAGACTTTATCAACTGTGTGGTTTGGCGTAAACCAGCGGAGAACGTATCAAATTACCTTAAAAAAGGTTCGCTTTGTGGAGTCGATGGACGAATTCAAACAAGGAATTACGAAGGTCAAGATGGTAAACGTGTTTACGTTACAGAAGTTCAAGCAGAAAGCGTACAATTCTTAGAAACAAAGAGTAACAATGGATACCAACCACCAATGGAGCCGCCCCCAGAACGTGGCGGCACAAATCAATATAACAAGAATAGTGATCCATTCGCCGGAAGCGGAAATATTGACCTTGGCGAAGATGATCATCCATTCTGATGACAACCCACCGTACAAGCGGTGGGTTTTTTGATATATTGATAATAGGTAATTTATCATAGGACTAAAGAAGGAGGTTGAGGGAAATGTCGTTCGATAAAGTTATCCCTTCAAGGATTTCGGAATACAAAATTTTCAATGTTTCATCGACGGATGAATTAATCAAAGAAGCTAGTGAAATAGATTTTCCGTCAGGCTTTGTCTATGATCCTGACTTTCTATATATGTGGGTCAGAATCGTGTCCGCGGGAGAGTTTTATGGGCCTAATAAGAACGGAGATTACTTTCCTGAGAGTGAGCTAGTTTCCTATTGGGAGACTTTTAGAGAAGCTCATCCTTTTAAAAATCATGAGAATAAGAATGTTGAAAATGCCATCGGAAAGATTATCGATGTACGTTGGAATTCTCTTATGAAGTGCGTGGAAATCCTGAAAGGGATTGATAAGAAAAGAGCTCCAGAGGTTGCGAGAGGATTTCAAAAAGGCTATTTAACTGACGTTTCGATGGGCTGTAAAGTTCCTTACACCGAGTGCAGCGTGTGCGGAAATCGGGCGAGAAAACGGTCAGAGTTCTGCGATCACGTAAGAAATCATCGTTTGCAATTTTTAGGGAACGGCGAACGAGTTTATGAGGTTAACTATAAACCACGCTTCCATGATTCTAGCACTGTATTAAATGGAGCTGAGCGTGTCGCAAAAGCGTTCTACATTATTGATACACCTCCGAAAGGTGTAAATGTTTCTTTCAATAAAGTAGCTTCATCAACAGGGGCTACCATTCACTATATCCCTGTTTCGGAGGTTGAAATGGATAAAATCGCATCAGTACAAGAAACCATTCACCCGCTTTTAAAAGAAGAAGTATTGGAGAAAAGCGCATCTGCTTCTCCTATGATGAAAAAAATCGCCGAATTAGAAAAAGAACTGACAGGAAAGATTTTGAATGCAGTTAGTGAATCTAATAGCGGGAAAAATCCCCAAGCAAAACCAATGCTGGAAGTAATTAAATTTTTAACGGACAAGCGAATGGATGAAAAATCTCTAAAAAAAATCGCTTTGTCGGTTAAGGAAGTAGCCAAGCAAAATAACGTTCCGTTACCAAAAGCATTCAGCACCTTAATTGGCGTGGCTGAATTGTTGGGGATCGAGTTCTTTCCGAGTGAAATCCATACGCTTCTTAGCCACTTGACGGATGCAGGCTTAAATCGAGATTTGGATTTATCCGCTGGCGGTGAGGAACCTGTTTATCCGAGTGAGTATGCCAATGCGGTCCATAAAGCAGTTGCAGCCATAGAACCTGCACATGGATTTAACAGTCCATCGAGCCTATTTAGGATTTACGATGATGCTGCTCATAACGTAGGTGGATTAACGGAAAATCCGTTGTCTTTCCTTTCGTCATACTCAGATGATGACGATATGGATACTAGACCACCGGTTCATGTCATCCGAATCATAAAGAAAACGTTAAGCCCAATCATGGGGCTTAGAAGTCATCGTCCAGAACATCTGTATCCAAGACTTTCGGTCATCCTGGCTGGGCACAGACCAATCATCGGAAATAGTGATGTTCGTCGAGACTTAGGGATTCTTTCTGAACCTTCCAGTGCAGGAGACCTATTAGGAAGGCTGGCATACGGTTTATATCAACAAATGAGACCGGAAATGACGGGAACGCGTTTAATCAAGTTTGCTGCAGAAGAATTAGATGGGTTGGAGAAAAAGGCATATGAATTTACTCCTCATATCGGTTACGTCAACAATAAACCGAAAATAGGATTGGGTTACCGACAATTAGCGATGGGTGCGATTCCTCTGGCTTATGGTGCGAGTGCATTCCAAAAATCGCGCCGGGATCATGGAGGTTATTTGAGCGATGGACAGAACTTCGTTGCCGATCATCCAGGCATGATTGCTCTTGGTGCTATTTTTGGCGGAAAACCAATTTCTAGAGCAGTAGTGAAATCCGGTAAAGGTGTTGCTTCTGCCGTTGGAAAAGGCATTGATGCAGTAAAATCTTCGTTTACCAAACAGGCGGATGAATTTTTATATGAAGAAATGGTAAAGGAAGCTTCGGCCGGTTCCTCTGGAGACTTCAATGTGTTCCAAGGAAACGAGGTCATGAAGCGCTATATGGATGAAACAGGAGCAAATTCAGAACAAGCGAGTGCGGTAAAGATGGCCACTCTTTTAACACTGGGAGGAATGGATAAAACGGCATTTGAGATTATGGACCATTACAACATTCCAAACCAAGAAAAAGGAAGATTGCTAAAAATTGCGATGGTTTACACAGATGAGCAATTGGAAAAGGCAGCCGAGGATTTCACGAACAACTTAATTCTTAGTGCATTCAGCGATACTTCTCCGTTAGCACCGACTTTACCAGGAAGAGCTATAGATGCTTTGATTTTCAAACAGCTCGGAAAGTTGGCTCAACCTAAACATCCTAATCAACCCCAACCCAATCAGCCGATGAAGGGAGATTTAAACTAATGATCAATCGATATTCCAATCAGAATCATGCGGTTCATCGAAAAGAAAATGATTTAGAGAAGATCGCCAGTGTTTATGACAAAATGAGCATTTCCAATCGTGTAAAAGAGGAGAAGGAATTGTCTTTCTCTTCTCTACATCCTTTTGAATCTGAAGGTGTTCTTTCTATTATGAAAAAACAAGCGTCGGAATTAGAAGAGTTAGAGATGGAGAAAAAAGCGAATCCTTTTGAGGTATTCGGAGGGGCAAAACATTATATTTCTTCCAAACTGGGTGTGGGAGATGATATGGCTCATAACCTTGCTTCTACTGTATTATCGAGAGCTCAAGACCTTTCAAACGTTTACGGCGGCAATGTCAATGATATGGTCACAGGGATTGTCGACAATATGGATAAAAATGAAATCCACACTCGCTTAGGTGTGGTTCCAATGAGACCGATGAGTCCGCAAGAGACGGAAGATGCCGTGGAGCAACAACTGATGGCCGCATTTCATTTATCTGCGGTAGATGTCGCTCATTACAAAAAAAATGTTATGGATCAGGCTCGTAACTTATCTGTCCTGCACAGACAAAATGAGATATCCGACATTGCGGCTGCCATTATCAAAGTGTTAGTAACTCATCAGGACATTACATTGGTCAATAACATTTCATCATCTGCTGCACTTAAAAAAGAAGTTGAAGCGCATTTGGCTCAAGGGCAGTAGGAGGGAACCGTCATGGAAGAACAACGATTATTTGGTGATAAGCCTTTTATGGAAAAAGAGGCGTTGGAACTGAACCCTAGAGCCATCATAGGTGCGCTTAAAGGGGCAGGAAATCTGTTTAGAAGAACACCTAGAGAACCACAAGCAGGGGGAATGGGGAAATTCGTTCATAACGCAGGTGAATCTACCGTTAATCCTGAAAATGTGAGAATGTTCGATGAAGCAGAAGTGCAAGAAAGGGCGAGGAAAGAAAGTTTAAAGTCCGGAACGGGAAGCTTCGTTAGCGATGCTTTATTGGGAATCACCAAAAGAGTAGTGCCTAAAACAAAGGAACCGATTGAAAATTTTGTTGGCAAGGCAAAAGAAACGATTGAGGGATGGGATACAGCAGCTGGGAAAGTGCTATCAGGAAAAAACCCTGATTCTTTAAGGGGAAAATTATTCTCTTCTAAAGTGGGCCGACAAGTGGGAGAAATCACAGAAGATGGTTCGACAGATCCATTAATGAGGGAAGGAAGAAGACCGTCTTTGATTGCGCCTATCGAAAATACGGTAAAGGTAACGACGCCATTTTTGGCTACCGCTTATGTTGCGGATAAGTTATATCCACCGAACAAACAACAAGAAAGCACCCTTCCCCCATACGAGGATAATTTGCAGAAGACATCTTATTTCGATGAGTCTTTCATGGAACAAATGGATAAAATCGCTTCCATGCAGAAGATTGCGGAATTGGAAGAATGCCTTAACCATGCTGAAACTGAGTTGGAAAAAGTGGCAATGGAAAAGACAGCGGTGGAAAAAAGACTCGAAAACACCATAAGGGAAAAAGAATCGTTAGAAAAACGAGCAAGCCTAGCGGAAGAAAATCTACTGGAAAAAGTTGCGGAGTTCGAGGAACTTCGGTTAAGGACGATTGCGAAAGAACGCTCTAAGGTGGCTGTCGAACTAGCAGAACAGTTGTTAGAAGCTGGGATTGTCAAGCAAGCTCATTTAAATGATACAATCGACAATCTTATGGAGTGCGACGAAGGTACTATAAATATGTATTCTAATATGGTTAAAGAAGGAAAAAGACAGGACGAAAGTCTTGAAAGTTTAGCATTTTTAAGCGAATATAAGAGTAATGATAAACTAGTCTCGAACTCTGATGGGACTTCTGTACTATCTAAAAGAGGTCAAACTATAGGGGAAGCGGCTAGGGATCTCAACAAACGATAAATGACAAGGAGGAATAGACCGATGGCTCTAGCGCAAACAAATTATTTCCAAAATGCTCACAGACTCGATCGCCCAATTGCCGCTGCTGTTACAAACATTCAACCAGGACAGTTGTTCCAATTAAACGCAAACGGTGAATTCGAAGTAGCTGATGGTACTAAAAAAGCGTATCCAACACTTAACTCTCGTTTTCCAGGGCAAGGGTTAGGACGTCAAGGTGAAAGATTAGAAGGACGCGACGATGTAAGCCGTTCTGGACGTATCGCGGTTCTTAAAGGGAACTTTGAAATCGGTACTGACCAATACGATAAGACAAAAACATTCGCTTATGGCGCTCCAGTAGTACCAGGTGCAGGAGGAAAAGTAATTCCTTTTGTTGAGGGTACTCACAAAGTACAAAACATTGTAGGTCATGTAACCCATGTTCCGACTGACGCTAGCGATATGATCCGCTACGAAGGTTAATAGATAAAAAGGGAAAAGGAGGAATATACAATGCCAATGTCAACACCACGTATGAACGGTGAACTTCGTGAAGAAGAGTTAGAGCTTCGCGAACTTCTATCATCTCCAACCGGTTTTGAACGCTATGCGTCAGAAAAAATGCCGGAATTTATTCAAGTTGTACGAGATTACGAGGGCTTTGTCCGTGACGTTCTTATGGTCACTGAAGTTACTCCCGAAGACCTTGTTCGTGTAGACGAAGAAGTATTTGTCGTTTACTCGAAAGACGTTGATGCAACAGCATCCGTTATCGCTCGTTACGGCGAAGCGCCTACTCTAATGGTTAAGGGTACTACCGTGAAGGTAACCTTCTTCCCGGTTACAACTCCACGCTTAACTATTACTCAGTGGGATCTCGACACTCAACCATACGATTTAATGCGTCGTACTCAAGAGAAGGCGGGCCAAGAGCTTTCTAAGTTAGAAGACAGAACTTTCTTAGATGCAATTGACGGCCTAATCGAATCTCCTGAAGCTGGTGGTAAGCAGCAAGTTACTCAAACTGAAACTGCTATCACTAAAGCTGGTATGTTAGCAATCAAGCAAATTTTCAGCCGTAACAACGTTGCGTTCTCATCTTATCTAATGCACCCAGCTACTTATGATAGCTTCCTATTATGGGGCGAGGCTGAATTAGATCAATTCACCCAACGCACTGTCTTGGAAACTGGCCAGCTGCCTACGATTTGGGGTGGCTTGAAGATGATCACAGGTATGATGATTCCTGAAAACTACGTTTATGGTCTTGCTCCGAAGGAGATTCTAGGTCGTATGCCAATCCTTCGTGATGTGACGATTGACGTACAACGAATCCCTCAGACACAGGATAAGGAATTGTTGGCTTACGAGTACATCGGCATGTACATTCACAGCCATTTAGCGGTTTCTCGACTTGAACTTGCATCCTAATAAAATATCATTCTAGTCCGCCGCCATTTGACTGGTACTAACGGCGGGTCAACCAAACGAGGCGGAACCTAATCCGCCTCGTTTTTTAGTTAATAGAAAAGGAGAAGATTAATCATGGCAAAAGACCTATGTTCATTAGTCATTGTGAATTTAAAAAACATTACGAGGATTGTCGGTAATAACATTGTTCCTGCAAAAGGCAGTACGTTAGTTCATTTTAGAGATTTAAACCAATTGAAGTTGGCTCTTAAATTGCAAGAGAATAATAGAATCGTGATTCAGTCAGAAATCCCTGCTGATCTCTTAGCAAAAGTTGATCCTGTCTTTTCTATGCAACAAGCGGTTGAGCCTGTTGTAGAAGAAACGCCGGTGGAAGAAGTACCAGTAGAAGAAGAAGTGAAACCGAAAAAGCCACGTACAAAGAAAAATCAATAAGCAATAGAAGTGAGGTGTGTGGTGATGGCTGTAACAACGGAACCGATGATCACCTATGTGAGACGATTCAGAGGGAAAATTCTGGACACCGACCCCATGTTAAATACGTTAAACGATAGCAAATTAGAATTTACGGACGACCAAATTGCTGGGTGGATTGAAGAGGCTTGGTACTACATAAACGAATCTGCCCCTCCCACCCGATATAGCTTAGAACAGTTTCCAAGGACCGCCCTCCTTTTGGATGGCGCCATGATGATGATGATGGAGGCAAGAGGGCTATTGCATTTAAGAAACCAGATCAGTTACAGCGATGCTGGTTTTAGTGTAAACATGGACGATAAATCTGGAATGTATGCTCAATGGATGTCGAATAAAGCGAGTTTGTTTTTATCAGAACTCAAAGCCTTTAAAAGATCACGTCCTCCTGGGTTCATTGGAGTGGCTAGTCCTCTATCGTGGTGGCGTGTATGAAAATATATGTTACCTCTTTAACCGAACTGTACATTGAATGGTCTATTCAGGGAGAAGAATTTGAACTCTCAAGGTCGACCTCTCCTGATAGCGAATTTGAGCCTGTTGCCATCCATCACCCTCAACCATTTTTTGTGGATTACGACGTTAATCTATTTGATGAAAATGTCCGATATTACTACAAAGTGACAGGGTTTATTGATGGAAAAAAGGTAGCAGAAGATGGTCCGGGAACACTAGAGTACAACTCTCGTGACAATGTGGCCAATAAAGTGATTCATGAATCCAAAGTCGTCCTTCGGATGATGAACAACCCGCCCGTTTACTTTTTGTTGAAGCGGAGAGTCGGCTATTCTTGCTCGGAATGTTGGAATCCTATCACGAAAAGAGTCAGTTATGCGAACTGTCCGGTTTGTAATGGAACGGGAATCATGGATGGATATCATGCTCCCATCCCATCAAGGGTATCTCAAGATGTATCACAACTGACAATGGCATCTGGGGAGATGGATAGTGATCGAGTGAGTTTATCACCCATTCGGGCATGGACGACCAATACGCCTTTACTATATCCAGAGGACATATTAGTCGATGTATTGAACCAAAGGTACAAAATCATGAATGTCGCTCGAAGAACCCGCTCGAATTCGGTCATCCGTCAAATCATTGACTTGGCACCTTTGGATAAGGGTCATCCTTGTTATCAGGTGGAAGTGGATAGGACGGTGAAACCTGTATGAGTGAGCGAACAATTTTCCCGGATTTAAAGTTATTTAAAAAGACCGTAACCGAACATTTCTTATTGTCATTGCAAGAGATTTATAGGATTCATCCGGTCTACCCCTATACCGATGACGAGTCTCCATATACCTCGATTCATATTAGTCCAACATACGCCAATATCACCTATGATAGCCTGCGCCCTCAGCTATTAGTGAAAGTGGGTCAGTATGATATGGCGTTACAAGATACACTTGGTAACAACTTATATGAAGAGATTAGAAATGATGACGATGTAATTGGGGGTTATCGCTCCCTTAAAAATCTATCGACGATGGTTACAGTTATGGTTCGAGCATTTGCGGAAGAGGAATCTTCGGATATTGCGGACGAATTAGCGGTTTTAGGTGTGTATGCAGCTCACCATATGTTTGCGCAAATGGGGCTGAATATCAGAGGCTCCTCTGTCTCTGAAACGGTTAAAGTGGACAATCAAAATGATTACTTTCAGACCAACGTTAATTTTCAAGTGGATGTTCCTTGGCAATTCACAACCGTTAATCGTTCGGGAGCTACTAATCCGGACTGGGAAACGACCATTCCAGAAGATTTTATAGGCGTGTATCGTATGCCGGGTGTGTATGTGCATCCTAAAAAACTAGTAAAATAGTCTTATAAAAACAAGGTAATTGCATCTTTCATTTGGTGCATAAGTCCTATAAAAGCTATAAAATTAGATTAATAGTTGATTAAAGGAGGGAAAACGGATGGCAAACAGTTATCGTGCACCGGGTGTGGACGTATTAATCGAGCGTCAACAACTGGAGCAAAAGAGTACGGAAACAGCCTTTTTGCCTGTATATATTGGAACGGGTATTACTTCACGCGTTCGTAATATCAAAAAAACAGATGTTGAAGCTGATGTATCAGCTTTTCCAGTCGTCACGCTTACTTTTGAATTAACAGGTGATATAAACACTGATTTGTTCGAGGACACGAAATTTACTTTAGGCCAAGTCGTGGTATCTAGAGCGAGTGGCGGCGGTTCCGCTGTGGCATTAGAACCTTCGTCAGGGTATTCCGTTGAAAAGGATATTTCTTTTTCTGAAAGCGAAGGCGCTGCGACCTATGTGTTAAAAATCCTCGATGGTTCATTGTCAGCCGCTGATACGGCTTACGAACTAAATATTACAGCTGAAAATTCAGATGATGATTTCCAATTAAGATTAGTGGGTTCTGAAGATCGTTTCTTCTCGCAAGATCTATTTGGTCCAGTCATCCTTGAGGAGAATGGCAAGCAATTCTTTAATGATATTGCTATTGCTGTCGAGATTGCTTTCCGCATGAATGTTCCGAGCTTCTTCTACTTAGAAGTTCCTCGAAACTATGGGGAATTGCCAACAAAGGATGATTACTCTACCGCCATTGAACAGGCTTATTACTACAACGATGCTTATCGGTTGGTCCCTTTAACCTTTGACCCAGAGGTGGCTAGTGCGTTAAACGGCTTTGTATCTGGTGTAAGTAACCCACTCGATAGGCGCGAAACGGTAGGATTCATTTCCTATGATCCAACCAACATCACTAAAATGAGTGATATTAATGAATTGGTTCAAAAAGTTGGCGGACTATCTACCTCTATTGACAACAAACGTATTTGTAATGTGTTTGGCGGAAGTTCTGTGGAGCTAACGATTAGTGGTGTTAGATACGAATTGCCACAATATTTCTTAGCGGCAGCGGTAGCTTCATTGGATGCAGTCGTAGGGCAGGTTGACCCTCTTTCATTAAGAGAAATTACCGTTTTCGATAAAATCAATGGACCTCGATTCCGCCCGCGTGACTGGGATAAGTTGGCTCAAAAAGGGGTCTTCATCATCAAGAAAGACAATGATGGATCACCTGCGCAAATTCGCCACCAACTTACTACTGCTATATCCAATGATGCAGCAGATCAAGAATATAGCGTAGTTAAAAATTTCGATGTGGTAACGAAGAAAATCCGAGACCGTTTTAAACCATATGCCGGACAATACAATATCGAAGTTGGATATATTGAGAGATTGGAAGGTACGATGGCAACCGTCCGTCAGGAAATTATTGAAAACAAATTGGCTCGCAGTCTAACGGTTTTAACACCTTGGACAGTCAGTAATTCAGATGGACGAAATCTAGTCACTCGTTTGCAAATGGAACCGGTGTTCCCGGCCAATCATTTGGATGTTTACCTAGTAATTTAAAAGGGGGGGAGTATAAATGGCTGAAACTATCACTGTCCCAAAATGGGACTATCATGACAAGAATATTCAGGGATCTATCGCACAGAAGGATTTTACTCGTGCAGACAGGGTAATCATCTTCACTGCCCCTACGCCAATCCCGGGAGCTGCCAATGAAACGATGAAACCAATTGGTTTAATTCAGGGCATGACTCACCAAGAACAAAAGCAATTGCAAATGTTCTTTGAGCTAGGTTCAGACAACGCTATGATTATTCCTGGATTAACGCAAGGTCAAATCAGTTTGCAACGGATACTTTTGAACGGTGTGAACTTTATCAACGCCATCTATCACGGAGTGAATCTAAAGGAATTACGAGATGACCAGATTCTTAGATCCATTCGGGATATCAACGTGCCTTTTGACTTATTAATCGCTAAGTACGCCGTTAACGATAAGAACGCCTCTTCAACCGCAGTGGAAAGTACGCTGTTCCGCGGTTGTCAGTTAAGCTCCAGAAGTGAGTCCATCACGGCTGGAGGTGTGGTTGTAATGGAAAACGTGTCGTTACAATACGCATCGATTCCAAAAGTGACATATAAATTAAGCTAAGAAAAAAGGGAGAGCAATCTCTCTTTTTTTATTTTTTGTTTTATAATGATACTAGGACTATTTTACTAGATTAGATTAGATAAGGGGTTGGGGTTTGTGAGTTTAGTACGAGACGCGATTCTTTCAGTGGCAAGAGAAGGGGAAATCACCCACAAGTTTACAATTAGAGATTTAAACTTTGTTTTGAAAGGGTTAAATACGGAAGAAGCCTTCCTAGCGGACTCAATGGTGGATACCGCCTTATTGAAAGAGAAATACGGAGCAACTAATTTAATTACGCTTAACGATACGATTCAAAAGTACAGAACAATTGCAATGGTAGTGTTAGCAACCAAGACCATTAACGGGCAGTCGCCAATTGATTACAGCTTACCATTGGAACAACAGTTCAAACAGCGTATGGAATTAAGAGATGAACTAATGGCATTGGATTCTGCGATGATTGACCAAATCATCCGCGAATATAACCAACTTAATTTAAAGCAAGTAAAGTTTTATGAAAAAATAGACGAAAACTTGGACTAGTACTGGACGACCCAATATTCCGAATGAGGGCGAAGGTGGCCAGCCGAGCAGGAGGTCACGTCTTCGAAGAAAAGTTCCTTCGTTTGGAAGGATTACAGTTAAACATTGCTTACCGACAGGCGTTAAAGGAAGAAAAGGAACAAGCGGATTTAATTGGTGCCATCCACAAAAATTGGGCTGATCGAATTGATGATTCTGTGAGGGTTTTAATGATGTTCAGCAACCCTACTCTCTACAAAGCGTGGGAAGATATGAAGGAGCTGGATAAACATGAAGCGGAGTTGAAGCCGGAGGAGTTCCCAGAAGTGTGGGAAGAACTAATGCAATTCATACCGCAGGAAGTAGTCATAGAAGATATCAAGGAAGACCCGCTTGCCCATTTACCAGTAAATGCCGCATTAGAAGACTTTCTTACAGGGTTCGTGCCATACAAGAAACAAGTGAAAGAGGGTGACTGAGATGGAAATGAATGACCAAATATTGAACCATATAATGAATGTTCAAACTCAATTGTTACAACAGATGATTAAAATGGAACAGGATCGGAATAGTACAATCTCCCAACCTGCCACCACAATCTCGCCAGATACGGGTTCTTTCGGTACTCCATTGCCTAGTTCGATTGCCAGCCCAGTCACACCACCGCCTGTACAACATATGTCACAGCCCGGAACGCCTTTTATGTCAGTCAATGATCCAACTCGATATGGGACATACGCTGCGCCCAATCAGGGTTACTGGAGTCGTCAGAATCAAGCGGCACAATCAGGGTTTAGGAATTTTATCGGTGGAACGATTGATGAAATGAAAAATTTTGATCCCATGGGCCAATCCAGAGAAGCGACAGAACAATATTTTGCTCGACAATCAAGAGGGATGCAGGAACAAACCGTCAATATACTCGGAGGAGCCATCCACGGAGCTGCCTCCGTAGGAAGTTTTTTCGTTCCAGGAGGATTGGCCGCTTCACTAGCTGTTGGTGGGGCTGTTGCTGGGGGAGTCGGTTTAGCGACGAATGCCATGGTGAACGGGGCAAAAACGTCACTTGATTATCAAGAACTCTTGCAGAACAACAGTTATAAATTTATCAATGCGTTTGAGTCTACCTCCGATTTGGGCGGCACTGGGTTCGGCTTAAACGATAGACAAGAAATATCAGGGTTTTTGAGAGATTTATCAACGGATAAGTATCTTGATGACAATGAGATGATGAAAATCTTGGATGGGGCCGCAAGTAATAATTTGCTAAAGTCTGTCTCTGATGTAAAGAGTTTTAAAAAGAAGTTTACGGAAATCGTAGATACGGTCAAAGCGATTGCAGTTACCATGAACGAGAGCGTGGAGGAAGCCACGAAGTTTATGGGTGAGATGGAAAGGATGGGCATTTCCAACAAGGATATGAGTTATCTTGCCTCTCAATCCAAGGTTACAAGTTCCTTTATGGGAATCAGTTCTAATGAAGGGGCACAAATGATGCTTAATACCACGAACCAAGTGGTACAGGGAACAGCGTTAAATTCAAAAAATATTGCAGAAAGTACAAATGAAACTGGTTTTATTATCAGCCGAATAGCGGAAGGTCCTTTACGGCAATACATCAAAAATAATGGCGGGGAAGGCAATGTGACTTCTCAAGTCGAACAGCTCACGAGAAATTACGTGACACAGGGGGCAGGGCTAACATCTTTACTCGGATACTTCGGTTCTGGTTTTCAATACAACGAGAAAACCAGAGAATTCGAAGTCAATGAAAAAGAAATGAATCGTCTGTTGAACGGTAACATGTCAAGATCACAAATGCAACAAGCAAGCGATTCATATATGAATTCGTTATCGGATGACGAAAGGTACCGATTGCTCCAATCAGCTTCAACTGTGTTCAATAATTATGCGGACACTGAAACGATGGCACGGTTTATGCAACGAAATGTACAGATGCTGCAACAAGAGACGCCGATGGATGAACAAACTGCTTTAACGAATCTAGGTATGGCACAAGATTTGGAACAAGCTAAATTGTTGGAAGAATATATCAACAATGCCACTGATCCAAACATATTGAAAGCCTATAAATCACAAGCATTGAAGAATGAGCAGGATTCCAAAGTGATTAGCGAAAGCCCGGGGTTCTCGAAGAGACTGAAATTTTGGTGGCAAAGGGTTTTTGAGAATCCATTAGGGGATAAAGGGCAGGCAGTTTCGGACTTCACTGGAGACTTGATGCAAGATTACCAAAAAATCCTGACAGGCATTGACGATACAAGTACGCTTGGCGGTGACGCTTCGCTAGAAAAGTTTGACCAAAAAGGATTAGAGAAAGTCCTTAAAAATAGCAAAGATTTAATGGATTACGGTATTACAAAACCGGGAGAGGCAGACTTGATTAATCAGGATTTGGATGAATCTACATTTAGTTCTTTGATGAGCCAAGTTCAGAAAGGAAAGATAAGTGCCTCTGATTTAGACAAGGCTCTGAAGAACAATAAAGGCTGGATGTCTAAGTGGAGAGCAAGCATGCTGAAATCGGAAGCGAAGGGTACCTACGATGACATGGGGTTACTCGGGGATATCAGTTATGGCATACAAAGAGGTATTTTATGGGCGTCAGATAAAATAGTAGGCAATCAAGATGATTTTATGGAAGGTGTGGAGGATACAGCCAAAAGCACTTTCGACGATTTTAAAGATCAGGAAAAAGGTTTGAATCAGCAGCTCAATAGGTTAGTCCTAGATGGAGGTTTGGACCCGGATAAAGTAGACCAAATCGAGAAAGCCATCAAAAAAGGGGACATGGATAAGGTTCGCTCCTATACGAATAATCGGGAAGCCATTAATTTGGCGGACAAGTTTAACTCGTTAGGAGAGAAAGAAAATCAATTCGAAAGATTGACACGCTATACCACATCGATGACGCAAGCAGGGAGCCAGTTAGCCGGAGTCTTTCAGGCGAGTGGGGCGTTTGATGAAGAGGAAATCGATAGCATGTTTGGAAGTCTAAGGAGACGTTCCAAAAAAATAAGAGATAAAATCAAAGAAGGCGATATGTCTGCATCAGGCATGGCTCAATTTGACTCCGATACGATGGCTAAGTTTGACAAGATGTTTGATAACTTGCCTGATTCGGATTTAAGGAAATTAGCCCATTACCTGAATGAAAAATACGACGCTGGTTTAAATGAGAAAAATGTAAATGCAGATAAACTGCAAGAATTCCTCTTAAATACCGTTGTCCGAGACCAACACATCACAGAACCTAACAAGGGTTCCGGTAAAGCGGAAAGTAAAACAGATGAGGTCGCAAGCGCCGCCACCAAAGCGGCTGAAGAACATCAACAGGCGTTTTATTCGTTCTTAAATACTTATAAACAAGAAACTCAAATGATGAAGGATGCTGTTGAGGGAAGGCCAATTAGAAATACAAAAAGCTCAAGTCTAAGCTATACCGGTTAACCGGTTCGAGTATAGGAACGAGATCATACTCGTTCCTATTTTTCTAGAGAAAACAGGGGGTGACACAGATGGCATTAGCGGATCGCAAGTCTTATCAGAAAATGAAACTTAACGAATTAAATACTTATGATGTCGAAAGGACATTACGGGAGAATATTTATCAGCTGGAACAAGAAGATATTCGAATTCAAAAGTTGGTGGAATCGATGGTAGAAGAAGACATACCGATATCCATTATCTTGGATTGGATTCGGCAAATCGAAGATAACGCCGGAGAAATTGCCTATCTCAACTCCGTCCTGCAATTGAATGTGGGGAGCTATGACTTTACCAGCAACCCAATTTTTAAGAGAGGAGCGAAATAATCATGATTATATATGAAGTGAATCCGGGCGACTTGCTCGGGGTATTGGCGGTGAAATTCAAAACCACGATTCAAATCCTAATGAATGATAATCCGATTATACCTCCTGACCAATCTCTAAAAACAGGATGGAAGTTGACCATTTATGAGCCTTTAGAGAATGCGCAGCGGTTTGCTGATGCCGCGTATAAACAAGTAGAGGATGCTCATGCATTAAGAACATCCATCGAAACCAACGAATACTTGCTTGGCACGGATTACACTCCGGTCACTTATAAAAACAGAACGGTAAGTCAAGGGCAAATCGGATATTTAAAAACGCTTAAAGAAACCCCGCTTTTAGAATTGCAAGCCAATGGATATGTCAAAACAATTCGACAGGTTGGGGAAGGTGAATTGTTAAAAGTGTATGGTGTAGCCATACAAAATGAGGATTCCATGTTTGTTGTAGATGCCTATCGATGGGTAACTAGTGACCCGGAAGTGGTTATATACGAAGAAATCCCCAAAGCGATATTGGAAGGAAAATATCGTTTAGCGAACTATACAACTGCTTATTCTGCAGACAATGGGAAAATGTCTGCTTTGAATAGTAGCGATAAATTAACCGCTGCCCAAAGCAATCTATTAACACCTCAAACTTGGATTGGTTCAGGAACACCGGTACCGCAAGAGGCACGAAAAACAGCGGTTAGCTCTTTTCCAACTTTTAAACATCCGGGATACAAACGTCCTGTCATGCAATTGAAGAATGCAAAGGGAGAAACAACAAACATCGAATTACGGGTATTAGGGTTCAATGCCAGCTATCAAAATAACGTACAGGCGAATATGACAAACGCAGGATGGATGATTAATGTTCGTGCCTCCAATTTATCCACTTTAACCATAAGTGGAATCTTATTGGAGACGAAGGGTACCAACGAATTCGATAGTTTCATGGATAGGTATTACAAATATCTGACTGCCACGAAAACAGATGATTATTATTCAATGGGAATCTCTACTTTATTTTATAAACAAACGCAATACCAAGGAGTCGTGGTTGGGTTTTCCTATTCTGACCAAGAGGTGGATACCTTTCATCGAAAATATACGATGCAGATGCTCGTATTGAAGGAAAAACGATTAAGTAGTTCGGAAATAAGCGCCATTAAAACCGTTGTTTCCAGAAGAAACTTATCAGAAGCTGAATTTAGAAGCGACTTAGGGGCTATGCTGGCGAACAGCATCACAGGAACCTACTATGATATTTAATGAGGTGCACGTTTATGAAGATATTACAATCGAGCGATTATCGTATTTATATAGATGATGTAAGAGTAGATCCCTATGTTAAGACTTGGACGGCAGCCTGTGGGTTGCGGGCAAGTGATGCTTCAGCGACGATTACCCTATACCGGACGAAAAAACTGGAGCAATGGAAAGGGTATCTAGCCCAAGTTCGTATTTTTACGAGAAATGTATTCTCAGGTAAATTCGGTATTGTTTTTGAAGGGGAAATCGTAAATCGAAATTGGGGAGACCAACGTTATGACGTGGGAGAAATTGTCTTCACATGCAAAGGGTTTTACCACTGGCTAGACATTCCCATCCCCCTACTAATTGGGGAAGATGATACTTATAGCTTTGTTAAGAGGTTCCAGTTTGAAGCCCAAAACATGGATGTTGAAGGGATAAGAAAATTTTGGTTAAGCCGCGAAGATCAGTTGATGAAGGATTTAACGTTGGAACAAATCATCTCACAACTATTTGAATTGATTAATTCAGGTTATTACAACTACGATGATTCCACTTTTTCTTGGACGAAGCTTGGAGACCGATTCAAGGTAATGGGGGATATCATTACGGAGTTCCGATCAGCCGGATATTTAGATGCATTTACATGGACACGTTCCACTCAAATTGATTCATTTTATGTGTATCTGAATGAGATTTTGACACAAATGATGTTTGAGTTTTATCAAGATAGAGATGGAGCCATTCGTATCAAGAACCCTTCGTGGAAGGACAACATCTTGAAAGCGCATATTATCGATGAATCGGTGATTCAAAATGTTTCTGGATTTAACGACTGGTCAAACGAACCGACACGGGTACTTGTAATCGGCGGTGAGTCAGATGTTACAAAATACTCATCTAAGCAGGTAGGGTCAGATGGGATTCTAACGATACCAATGGGCTTATATATTGGTAAGCCAGGCGAGGGAGAGTATTTTTCTCAAAACGTTGAATTGCTGCTAAAAGCAACGGGTGACGACACGGATTATTCTGATCCTGCTCCAAGTTCTGACGGTACGGTTCAGCTTTCATGGAAAGCAGATCCAAAAAAAGCGAGTGCAGTAGGCAGAGGAGCTGGTTATGGTGGAATGATGTACTACGTGGAGGCTGCCTACAATGACGTAAAGGATCGTTTTGGGAAAACCAATTTCATGGGTGGTTATGCCAATAGAAACGTAGTAGGTGGGAGTTCAAAGTCCATGCATGCATTTGGACGAGCCTTTGATATCGGTTCGACATCAGCAATAATGAGTAAAATTGCGGAGTATGCGAAAGGATTCCCTAACGTCCAATATGTGATTTACAACAGAAGGATATGCGGTCCAGGTGGTGGGGAATGGAGAACATACAACGGGGCGAATCCTCACACTGATCATGTTCACGTCGATTTCTTGCCTGTGGATGGACCAAGCAGTAAAACGTCGACTGGTGGCGGCAAGGAAGATTCCGGAACATCTGGTACAGGAAATCTAGCTAACTATATGAACCAAGATTTATTGAAACCAGCAAAGATTCCTTCGGCGGAAACGATTAATAAAATTATTAAACATGGTGTAGATTTACGCGGAGGAAAATCCAAGTTACTTAACCAAGGAGCGGCTTTTGTCCAAGCGGCGAATGAGTCGGGAATGAATCCGTTGTTTATGTTGGCTTTGGCAGGATGGGAATCAGGATGGGGAACAAACACCATTTCGAAGACTAAAAATAACTTTTTTAGTATTGGAGCTATTGATTCGAACCCGACCGGAGGAGCTTACAGATATGACACACCTGCAAGCGCGATTGTATCGGCTGCTAAATGGATACGTAAAAACTGGTACGACAGGGGACAAACAACGATTTGGAAGATGAATCACAGCAAAAGCGGAACACACAATTGGGCGAGTGATAACAATTGGGTGAATGGAGTAGCTGGGGTATGGAAGGGATTTGGCAATGTTGCAAATGATGGAACGAGTATATCAACGACATCTCCAACGTCAAGTACAACCTCGACTTCAACGAGCCCAAATGCGGCTGTAGGGGGTGTTAGCATTACCACTCGGTATGCTCCAACTACGCCAACTGCATTGCGGCCATCACAGGTAACCCCGAAGGCCATTCCAGTTGATTATCATTCATTTAATGTGGATATCGTGAAGTACCCCATTCCAACGGTGGCAAATACGTATAGAACCAGTATTACAGGTCGAACAAACGGCGTGAATGGAAACTTGATTTGTTTCATTATTGAAACCGCTTCGTCATGGAGGGAAAAGTATAAGTCTAATAAGCATTATGGACTGATGGGAATCCCGAAGAACTACATTGATTTAGTATTGGGAGGTAAAACTTCAAAAATGTATGTCCCTGAAGATAATATCTTCCACGGTACGAAACAATTTCAGAATGGATATGTTCGCTATAGCAACAAGGTAACATTTGGATTAGCTTCTCTTTATTTGGGAGACATATCCTTACTTGAAGGGCCAATAAAGAGTGCGGGAGTAGAAGACTTTTCAAAGGTACGAAACTATCTGGGCGCAGATGTTGTGAAATTTGTAGATACGGTGATTAATAACTTCTGTAAATTTTTTGGAGGAACTTATATTAAAGGGGATCCGCATTTTACCATAGCTCCAGACAAACCGGGTGGAAGCAATGCGGATGATCCGGTACCAGGAGAATATGAATCTAGCTATAAACCCATCATGAGTGATGAAGAACGGTTATACAAAGTCAATCTAAAGATATCCGAGCAATTGCTCATACGATACGACAGCGCAGCTATGCCAGCCAACGCTATGGGGGCAGATGAATTAGTCCAACGCTATGCTAAATACATGATGCAATTGTACCGTGCAGAGTCACATGGTGTGGCTGTTTCTTTGTCCACTTGTATGCCGTTCATCCGACCTGGCTGGAATGCGTGGTTAGAACCGACACGAAGGAATGTCGTGTTTTATGTAACGGGTGTGACTCACCAAGGTTCTTATGGAACCGGCGCATTCAGTACGGTCACCGGGGGATTTGTCAGAGACCCGGGAACTTATGATGACATTGAAGATAATATTTTTGTTGGACAAACCAAAGTAACGGCTGCGGACTTCGGGGAAGTGATTAAAAAGAGTGAAATGAATGATTTAAAGAAACAACTGAGTGCCCTCCATAATCAATCCGACGAGGTAATAGGAGATGCGAGAAAAATCCCTACACTTAGTAAAATGTACAGTTCGGCAGTCGGCAGTGTAACAGACTTTACTACCATGTGGAATAACGAATTTACGTCGAGCGAGATTGATACGAAGATCAAAACTTTGTATAAATCAGCTCCAAATGTAGTAAAGACCAGAAGTAGTACTTTCAAAAGCATCATCGACGATGCCGCTGCTTTTTACAAAAAAGTGTTGTTAAGCACTACGTACTAGAAAGGTTTGATGTCGCATGAAAAATTCCTATTATTCTTCAACTATCCAACAATTCCATGCGGGTAAAGATTCGGTCATGGAGATGGCGAAAATCTTAGATTTCAATTCTGAGCGATTGGTCGCACGCGTGTATACGTTGAATTCGAAGCAATACAAAGATGATGTCCCGGTCTTTTTCCCGAGTATGTATATGAATACGGGCATCATCACACCGCCGGTTATCAACTCGACTTCCCTTTTATTCTGGGGGCCCGACCGACAGCCTTTTTTGTTGCCCATTCAATTGACTGTACCTAATTCCTATGTGGAAGAAGGAATAACAAGGCTTTCGGCGTCTCCTAGTTTTATCGATAAACTATTAAGTTTGAAAAATGTACAAGGTGGAGAAGTACTGTTTCGGTCATTGGGAAATTCTTATTTATTTTTAAAAAACTTAGGGGATGTGGAGTTTGGTACTTCTAGGCTCCACCGCATCAACCTTACATCAGCGGATGGGGCGTTCCATTCAACAACTGATAGAATACGTGCGGAAATCCCTAACAGCAGTTTCTATTTTGGTCCAGCATCCACCGATAGTTACGAAGACCTTCGTACTCATTTTCATTTAGAAATTGGAGAGACATCCAACAATTCTAGTGAACTATCAGAAACAGATAATGAAAAATTATTGGATCAACTCATGAATGACCAGTTGGATAACATAGAACTCGGTGAGCCTTCGCCGAAAATTGTGGATATACAGATGGGGCATGTGTTTGACGAGACGGGTAGTACGGTACAGGATGAGGTGGACGGAACTGAATTATTTTCTAAGCAAACAATGAAAAAGGATTCCGTGGAAACCATTGAACAACTGTCCAAGGGTGGCAGGAAATTGTTCAAAACAACAGATGGAACGAGAACCACTACTGTAGACCTGTCTCCAAATGAAGCATCTCTTAGTGTGGAACGAATTGTTAATGGGACGACACATTCCTCTAAAGTTGGAATTGATAAGGATGGAAATATTGTTTGCAGTAAAGATGGAGTCACGTATGATCTCTGGCAAGTCTTAAATTGGTTTTATGAGGAAAGGTAGGTGTGAATGTTGGTTATCGATTTAAATCTATTTACACAGACCATTGCGGTGTTGAAAGAGAATAGTATTGACGATATCAAAGCTTCACTCGTATCCCTTGATATGCAGGAGCAAATAGCTCAGGATAAATACGATCAAGCGCTAAAGGAATTGAGAAGGCTGCTGATTCTGTTTAAAAAATACGAAAGCCAAATCAATACTCAGAAACAGATTGTCACGGACGAAAAAATACAACCATTGGTTCCGCTCATCAAACAACAGCAAGAAGCTGCGGTTTTTACCAGTGTTAGAACGGCAACTGTCACGGAAGTAATAAACGCAAAAAAAGAATTAGACAGCATGGATGCTTCTGTAGAGGAAATGAAATTACGATTATTTTTCCAAGCAAGAGAAGCGAAACTCGCTTCCAATAACTTAGCAAAGATAGAATCTCAATGTTTCATCTTGGAAACTGCGATCGACATTGTGGAGCGATTTAATATAAACGGGTTTAGTATGCAAGAAATATCAGACTATGAAATTCCAAAATACTTTGAACTGTATCGAAAAGGCGGGTGATGGGAATGGATAACTTTTCTTATTTTCATTTATGTGACCATCAAATCAAAAAGGCTCAAAACAAAGGCGAGGTTGGTACCTTCTCTATTGAAAGCAATGATGAACAAATCCAGATTCTGACTAATGGGGCAGCCATCATAAAGATTCAGGAAGTCCGTGTACTTGCATACGACGAGGTAGTGGAGATTGTGGAGGCTTACTATGACAATCTTGAGAGCGAGCAAACATACGACGACAAGGACCCCGGAGAAGTCTATTATGACGACAAAAAGCAGTTCCTTGTAGATTTTTCTAAGTATTTTCAAGAAGGGAAAACAATATCCGACCCATTGCCAGATACCTTTTACGCTCCTATTTTGCATAATCGAATCCAGTGGAATGTAAAGCCACCCAAGAAGTATCAAGTGACCGCAGAAGTAAGATTTTCGAATGCTGGATACCAAATATATCGGGCGGCAGATTGCCCGGTTTGCGGCGGCTTGGGATGGTTTGTTGATATACTAAATAAAAATGGGCAATTCCAACAGCCTACCGGTATTGCGAAAGTGGCGCAACGAGTGGTAAAGGATTTTCTTACGGAGCTGGGAACGTCAGTTTTTGATGATGCGTATGGAACGACCATCAAGAGAGATGCCATGGATTATGTGGCTGATGATGAATCGTTGTTTAATCAGATTAGAATTTCCGTTTCTAATGTTGAAGATGGTTACCTCGATGACCAACAAAATGTTATTAGGGACCTAAGTTCAGATGAGATTTTACAATCCTTAATGGTGGAAGATGTTTACCGTTCCACTCAGAACCCCACTTTGGTGATTGTTCGTTTAAAGATTGAGACGGTAGACGAATCAAAGACTTTCCAGTTGGGATTTGGTTTATAAAAAGGAGGTAATGATATGGCGATCAATGATTTGTCAGTGAAAGAACAAGTGGTTCTTAACTATATGGAAGAACTACTGCGGGTTCAGTTCCCAAATCTTGACCTTAGTGAACATGGTGCATTTATGGAGACCTTTGGGTTACCTCATATAAAGTTGCTAACACCTTTAATGGACGCGGCGGACAGAATCAAATTAACTCAAAGCCTTGATAATGCAGAAGATATGACTGAGGAAGAAATGGATCGATTGGCGGCAGGATATTTTTTCTACCGGCAAGCAGGAGAATATGCCACAGGCTATGTCACGATGACATTTGATGACATTCCCGCAAATGGAACCATTCAAATACCTGCTGGCACAGAGGTTCAGAGCAAGCAAGGCCTATACTTTAAAAGTATTAGTACCGTTGTTCTCAATATTAATGACTTATCAAGTTATTACAATCCTGATGAGTTCATTTACCAGATCCCTGTTCTGTTTGAATCCGAAAATCCAGGAGCAGATTACAACGTGGAATCAGGGGAGATTACAACTGTTATCACGCCTTTAAATCATCTTACAGGTGTTTCCAATGACGCCGCCTTTAAAGGGGGGAAAGCTAAGGAGACCAACACAGAACTGGCTGACCGTATCCAGGAAACAGCCGGAACACCAAATTTAGGCGTAGAAAGAGGATGGGTGGCTTTTGCTAAACAGTTTCCAGAAGTGTTGGATGTCATTGTGGCAGGATTCGGGCACCCACTTATGAAGAGAGATGTTATTGGCACTCTCCCGGCAGATAGAATCATTTCAACTCTTTCCCCCGACGTGCATTGGGGAGGTAAAGTCGACTTGCATCTCAGAGGGAAGAAACTGACGGAAGTAACTGAAACCTTAACGATTGAGAAGAATGCAAGCGAGGAGCTTTTTGTTCCGTTATCTAACCATCCAACTCACGACATTTTGGAGATAACATTTACCTCATCCAGATACACGGATCCCAAACTAGATCCATCTTTCTTTCAGGTAAAGGACTTTCTCTTAATGAAGGACGAAGATACGGAAACGATGGGGACGGTCAATGAATCATCCTGGGCGATTATTATTGATGACCGCCTCCTGGTAAACGATACCGTAACGGTCCGATACCGTTACAATCAGTTGTTTGAAGATATTAACGCCGCCTTATACACAGAGGATAATCGTCCTCCAGCAAGTGACGTACTGCTAAAAGAAGCCATTAAAAAAACCGTGCAGGGTGCAGCTATTCTTAAATTGGAGTCCTATACAGGTATTCAAGAAAAAGACAAGAGTGTGATAAGGCAGCGTCTATACAATTGGATTGATGAATTGAAGATGGGTTCGGAACTGCAAACCTCCGATTTTACGGAACCTATCTATGATTTTGGCAGTGATAGCATCGATTCGAAAGTCGATTACATCAGTTTGCCTACTCAATTCATGGTAACAGATTACGATAATAAATATCTTTATTATTGCATGAATCAAGAAAAAAGAGATTTCCTTGATGAAATCATGGCAAATTCCACTTACTTTACCGAATGGATTCCTTATTTCAGGGATAACGTCACGGTGTATGACTTTTTTGATGTCATGCATTTGTTAACTGTTCAAAATGTAGAAAAGGATGCATGGAAAACTTTGTCATATAAGGATCACGAATGGGGTAAAAAAGTGTACTTCTTCGGCTTAGCCAAAACCATGTTGGCCTATGTCAATTCCATTCAGCGGATGTCCCCTTCTAAATGGGTGGCTAAAGAAAATGCGTATTATGAACTTGGCAACTTAAGCATCTACGAGGATGTCACTTATACCGATACGGAACTGCAAAACCTAATTGAACTGTTTGAGTCCATCTCCAATCCGAATGTGGACAACGATGATGATTATGTGACGGATAATATCCTCCACTTAACAATTTATTGCTGCACCATACTATATGTCATCACGACTGATAACGTAGGCGGATTAACGACTAAAGACTTCTTTAGTTGGTTATCCGAACTTTCTAAAGGTACGCCAATAGATTACGAGGTTCAGAATTAAAAAGGAGGTGCACAGATGTTAAGCAAGGAACAATCTGAGAACCTATTATATAGTCTTCCCAGTTTTTATCGCGATTTTCTTCCGGTGGATAATTCTCTCTTAAAACTTTATGACGTGTATGCCAAAACCATTGACTATGCGTGGAATGTTTACCGGGAAACAGAGGATGGTCAATTTATATCAACGACAAGAACCGTCAGCACTATCCCCTATTTTAAGGTCGATATAGAAGATGCTTTTTATAGTGTTCAGACAGCTGAGATCCTTTCTGGGATGAACTTCGAAGATCAAGTGGCATACATGGATAAAAATAATCTCTATGCTTCTTTCAGTTTTTCTCAAAAGAATCAAACGGATGACCCTATCGTATACAGTATGAGGTTGATGATTAGTTTCACTGATACGGTACCGCTAAAAATGTTTACCGATTATTTCATTCGTAACAATCGCTTGTATTTATTGCCGAGCTTTGTTCAATCCAACAAACAAGTCCTTCGTTATCTGCATGCGTTTGATATGAAAATAAACGACTATACATTGGAAAAGAATTTCGGCAGTCGGTTTCAATTAAAACCGGGTTCTCTCTTAACCCGCTTTGAATACCGCGATGTATTGGAAGCCTATATTCGAGCCTTCCAAGGAAATCTAACCATTCGAGCGTTAAAAGAGAGTATCCGACTGGCGACCAAATGGGATACCTTTTCGATTGAAGATATGAAAAGCCCATCAATTTCAGAGGCTAAATTGCAGTTATATAAAGACTGGACAATATCACCGTTGAAATTTTTGGTGACTTTGCCTGAAGAGTTGATTCCAGAAAAAGCAAAAACCAATATCGTGCGGACATTATTGAATGAGATCAAGGAATCCCAGACGGATTATATGTTGTTTTATGATGTTCTTCGTTTGGATGAAATGCCGATTATGATGAAGAAAAAGCCGATTTATCATGTGAATCGAACGGACCCCATTAGGAATAAGGAAACATCAAAAGTCAGTAAGTTGACCTTAAAAGTTCACGACAATCCATTCGACTTATTCGGTACGTATGATACGACCTTTTTTTATAACCAAACCTTGGATTATGATGCGGAACCGAAGCCTGAGATTGTGGGTATCCAACAACATAGTGCGAACTGGGATGAAACACAAGGCGATGACCAAGTAGCAGTTAAATTCTATTCTTTAATGATTCCTAGGAACTTTCATGCCAACAAAGACTTATCGGCTGAAACGATTACGTTCTCCGTTAATTCAAACCAAGATACAACAACCTCCTTCGAATTATATGGTGCATTAAGAATCGATGGAACGTATAGATTGATAGAATCTGTTGCGAATAATAAACAACAAGGAACAATTTCCTTCCTACATAATGCAATAGGAAGCGGAAACTTGTATTATAAAAGTAGGTCGAAAGACCTATCGAAAGTGTCACTTTTCACTTTGCCTATCTACATTGGCGATCAATCGATGATCCCTATGTTTGATGAGGACGACATCATTCACGAGGATTACTTGTTGGAAGAGGCGTATGTTGTAGACACTAGTTTAGGAATGCAATCGTTAATCGCTTATTTACTTGATATAACAGCTTATTAAACGTAGGGAGGGACAAACATGGCTCAATTTCCATTGACGGACTTACTCACAGGGATCAGAAGACTGTTTGTAGGTGTACAAGGGAAGGCAACAGACGGTTCATATAAAGATATAAATGTCACCGATAATGGGGAAGTCAAAACCGTATTGAGTGCAAGTAACCAAGTAATTGGGCGGACCGTTTTGTCAGATGGAACCAATTCTGTTTCTTTGACTTCTAACGGAAGTGTAAAGACATTACCTGTAAATGGTTCTGGGACTGAAATATTCAGTACCACGAATCCGGCGAAAGTCTTTGTAACGGGGGCCACGACCTTTAAAGGAGCAAAACAATCAGTCTCCACGGCCGGAACTAAAGTGCAACTTCCGAGCTATGCCTGTACGAAGGTGACGATTGTGGCACTAAAAGACAACACTGGTTCCATCTTTATCGGTGGTTCTGATGTAACACAAAGTGTATTCGGAGCTGAACTGGAAGCGAAAGATGCCGTCACCATTGAAGTATCAAATACGAATTTAATCTACCTGACATCCAGTGTATCTGGTGAAGGAATTTCTTATTTCGCCGTTTAATCCAAGGAGAGGGGAAAAGCACATGCAAAAACAGGAATACATGGATGGTTTTTCTGGTATCGGGACGGTCACCGTTCGACCATTTAAGATTGAAAAAGATGGCACACGCACTTATTTTTCTGTAACAAAAAACAATTTGATTGTTGAAGCAGGGAGAGCGGCTTTGCTTGATTTGCTGGTAGGAGCAAAAAAGAAAAAGCTCAAATACATTCGCTGGGGAAAAGGGGGAGCAAAGGCATTTCCTGACGGTGATCCACTCAGTCCGATACCAGTTGATGACAAGGATACAGATGTTGTCACCAAATTACTAGACAAACCATTAAGTGCTTACACTCGTGTAACACCTACCCAAATTGATTATACGGAGACTCTGATTTGTGATGAAGTTGATTCTGATGTCAACGAAGCTGCTATGTTGTTTGAGGAAGAAACTACTTTGGAGAGATCCATTTTCGCTCGTATCACTTTCCCGACCGTCAGATTGCAAATCGTTCAAGGTACAGGAATTGAAATTAAATGGACCTTCAATTTTACAAAAGCGGATGAGGTTCCAGCTTCAGTCACCACTATTTAATTGTAAGGAGAGGTGAAAAATAGATGACACAATATGTGGATATTGAGTTTAGGGAACGAGTAACGTCCGCCCCTTTAAATAAAAGATTTAAAGATATTACTGGCCCTGCTATTCTAAGTGGATTCCGGTTGGATTTAGGAAGTGTAGACTTCTCTATTAGTCTTAAAAAAGGTGACTATAGCAGCAGTGTCGCCATACATCCTAGTGGAGTCAGAATCGAGGAAGACCGAGACTTACTGGATGTAGTGGACATTGAGCCCAATGATTTAAATGAAGGAAATCCAAGGGTGGATTCGATTTATCTCGTATATAGCTTCGGAACGGAAGGAATTCCGGCATCTTATGTGGTCGTACATGGAATAGGAGGCGAAGATACACCATCTCCTAATCCTAACCCAAATACTCACTTACTCTTAGGATATATCAATGTTCCTCCTAATGGAGTGGCACCTAAAGTTACTGACTTAACTTCTGTGAATATTGGGATCAATACCCTTGAGGTTGCAAATAGTGCAACATTCAGGGGAGGTGCTACCTTTAAGGATAAAGTAGTATTTGAAAAGTCGGTCGTGTTTCTTGATGGAACAGATGGAGTGGAAGACCCGAATGGTTCGTTTTTTGAGCAATTGTCCTATCCTATCGTTGCAACGGCAGGGCAGCAAACGTTCACCGTCCCTAAAGGATACGCACCAAAGACAAATAGTTTGAAAGTATACAAGGATTGGGTTATCCAACCTCCGAGTGTGTATGATGAAAATTCATCGACAACTTTCCGTTTCTTAGATCCGTTAAAGGGCGGAGAGAAAATCTGGTTCGAATGGGCGCGTAACATCTCCTTATACAAACCAGAAGATCATAATCACGATACTTTGTATTACCGGAAGAACGAAGTGAATAATAGAAGCCTTCATTATTCCACAGATTTTTTTGCAGGACCTATCGGCCGTGTGATCAATCATTATTTTGGCACATTGGATTATATCGTCTTGCCTCCTGTGACCACGGACAAAGCCGCCGATGTGGGAGAAGTAACCGTCCAAAAACAAGAGGATTCCATAGTTGTGTACAATACAGGAACGTATAGAGGGAAATTCGACATTTCCTACTATCTAAAAAATTCCTTTCAATACACACCGAATAATGAGGACATTGGGATGTTTGATATCACATCCACTGATTTGGATGCGAACAATAACAACTGGAAAGCCGTTAGTTATAAACGTTCGGACGGAACCCTCTATCTTAAAACAACCCTTGAAAATTACGACGCTAGAGGATACTATCGTCGGATAAAAATTGATTATTATAACACAACGGGGACAACGGTTATTGATACGAAAAGATATGCCTTAGATTATAACGACAAAGGCATAATCTATCAAAAAACTCTTATTCCAGGATAAATGAAATAGGACGGGATTCGCCATCCTGTCCTATTTTCAAATATAAACAAAGGAGTGAAATGATATGGCAGCACCATTAACTATAGAACAAATGATTATGAATCATAACATTGGCGTGAATATTTCCGATGCAGATTCGTTAGAGGGTCATAAAGCATCAGAATTCTCCTTGGTGGGACATAAACATAGCGCTTCGGATATTAATTCGGGAACGATGGGAACAGCCTATTTACCTTCGGCTTCTACCACGGCAAAAGGGATTGTACAGTTGTCCTCCAATACGGATAGTACGGATGCGACAACCGCAGCAACCCCTTATGCAGTAAATCAAGTCAAAGCATTAGCGCAGGGAAAAGCGGATGCCGTTCACAAACATGCCGCCGCCGATATTAATGCGGGAACCTTTCCAGGGCGGATGGTGGCTCTTAGTGAGGATACAGCTGGGGTCCCATTCATCCGCAATATCATTGTTTCCACCATTCCACCTACCTCCTCTGTTGGAAAAGATGGCGATCTGTACTTTATCTATAAAGACGTTATAATCTAAGGCTCGGAGGTGAGAAAACCGTGACTGGTTATATAAAGGTAAATGGCGTTCAAAAAGAAATCATTGGTGCTTATTTTAAAAAAAATGGCGTTTGGAAACAAGGAATGGTGATGTCTAATAAGGTCAATGGGGTGTGGAAGGATGTATGGACAAGCGCCTATGATACACCAACAGGTTTAACCTATCCGACTACAGCTCAACGTGGCAGTTCGTTTACATGGACAGCTACTGCGGTTTCGGGTTCGGCTTATGAACTCCAAGCGAAATTAGGAAGCGGCACTTGGGGTGCTTCTCAATTTTTCACAAACAATAGCAATTCTTATACGGTCACAACGGATGTGACGATTAATTCATTACAGCTAAGAGTGAGAACCGTTGATCCGACTGATCATTCCAAACCGAGCGATTGGGTGACAGGTGCAGTAACAAGTTTAACGCCACAAAAACTTGCTACACCTACAGGTTTCACCGTTCCTACCAGCATTACGAGAGGTCAAAAGATTCATCTTTCGTGGAATGGTCTAGCTGGAGTATCGTATGCTGTTGAGGTTTACTATAAAAACAGTGCGGGTACGGCGACTCTTGCGACACAACTTGGAGTCATGACACTTGCAGCAAACGGAACCACCGGCATTGATTATACAGTCGTTACCGATACATCAAAAGTAAAAATCTATTTTAAATTGAAGGGTTCGAAAACGGGATATTCCGATAGCGACTATGTAACATCATCTGAAGTTACATTGACTGCGCAAAAACTTGGAGCCGTTACTACAATGAATGTTCCAACTCCTGTAAAAGGCGCAACCATCACCATCACTTGGGGATCAGTTACGAGTGCTGAATCGTATCAACTGGAAGTTATTTATGATAATCAAACATCGTTTACGCGAATTTATACAGGCGGCACTCGTTCATTTAATTACACCCTGCCTAAAGACAAAGGTTATGTTCAATTCAGAGTGAGAGCAACCGCTACTAACTATGCGGTCGGAGATTGGCATTATGCCTGGAATAATGGCGAGATTGGTGTTAAAATCCAAGACCCACCACTTAAAAACAAGACATGGACAGCGACGTGGACAGGGAACTGGAGACCAAACTTCGGTGGCCAATGGAACAACGAGAATAATTATGTGTACCAAGGTAAGTGGACAGATTCGGGTGGTACATGGGGGAACTACAAAGGGATGGCGATATTCAATTATCAGGACATCCAAAACACTTTGGAGGGTAAAGATATTGAAAAGGTTCAACTTTATTTTTACCGGGTGAATGCAGGTGGTTACGTGGCAGGTCAAGCGATAACCCTCTATACTCACAACTACTCCTCTCATCCTGATGGGGAACCTTCCTATTGGTTTGTTCAGGGACCGTTCAGTTCTTTTGCGCGGGGAGAAGGGAAATGGATTACAGTTGATAATTCGGTAGCAGAGAGACTTCGAGATGGAACAGCCAAAGGGATCGGTCTTTACCGTTCCGATGGGGCAGGGTACTTGTTCATGTCGACGAATGTCCAGCTATACGTTGAATATAGGTAATTAGTCCTACTAATATGATAAAATAAAAGTAACAAATAAGGGAGGGATATTTATGTTTAAGATTTCATTGAGCGCAGGCCACGGTTTAGGTACGCCCGGAAAACGCTCACCTGATGGTATGCATGAGTGGGAATTTAATGGTGCCGTTGTTACGAAAATGGTTCAATTGTTTTCCCAATACAAGGATGTAGCTGTGAAACGATTGGACAATCCAACTGGTGCGACAGACATTCCATTGAAGGATCGTGCTGCCGCCTCTGATGCCTTCGGAGCAAACTTCCATCTGGATGTTCACGCCAATGCCTCCGGTTCCACCTGGAACGATGCAAATGGCATTGAAACCTTCTGTTATAAAATGCAGGGTGTAGGCTATGAAGTGGCTAAGAAACTTCAAAAAGCTTTAATCGACGCGACAGGACTTAAGGATCGTGGCGTGAAAGATGGAGAAGATCTATACATGATCAATCATCCGAAAGCGCCAGCTGCCTTAGTGGAATGCGGATTCATGACCAATCAAAAGGAAGCGGCCCTTTTAAAATCAGACGATTATCGTACGAAAGTAGCAAACGCATTGGTAAGTGCATTTGCCTCTCACTTTGGATTGGTGAAGGTACAGCCTGCTCCAACTCCTGTCACTCCAGCAAAACCGACTCCTTCTGTAACTGGAAAGTTGTACAAGGTGCAAGTTGGGGCATTTAGCAAGAAGGAAAATGCAGATGCCTTAATTAAAGACTTAGCTGTAAAAGGCTTTAAGGGTGCAGTCATTTATGAATAATCAAAACCGTTGGAAATCCTATATATTATGGGCTGCCGTTGCCGCGTTAGTTGGCGATGCTCTCATTGATTTGGGGTTATTAGGGGATTTAAATAAGTTTAATAGTTACGTAGATAAGGTGTTTTATATCTTGATGTTGTTAGGGATTGTCAATAACCCAACAAATAAAACAGGATTATGATCAGAGGAAAGACTCATATTATTGAGTCTTTCTTTTTTGCTCACTAATTCTTAAAACAACCGTATAAAAAAAATGATAGAATACAACTAGGATAATAGTCCTATATAAAGGAGGGAGACGTAATGCCTCAAAAGATACAAGTAAAACGTGGAGCAAAGGCAAAACTGCAAAGTTATACATTGAGTGATGGAGAGCTTGGTTGGGCAACTGATACGAAAGAACTGTTTATCGGAACTGGCCTCACAAATATTCCAATCAATCCATTAGTTTACAATACTGAAGCTGAGGTGCAAAGCGCCTTTCCAAGTGGAACGGATATGCCAGTATGGGTCAAATCAACAAAAAGATGGTATTTCTGGGATGACGGAACAACACCATCAGATATTACACCACCGACTGTTGTAGTTAACGTTCTGGGTGGAACGTATACATCAGTTCAGAATGTAAATCTAAGCACGGAGGCTGGGGCAATCATTTATTATACCTTAGATGGTTCGACACCGACCCAGACAAGTTCTGTTTATACAGCTGCTTTAGTCATCAGTTCTTCTAAAGTATTAAAGTATTTCGCGAAGGACTCGGCTGGCAATGTTTCCGATGTTCAAACACAAACATATACCATCAATATGGATACGACGGCTCCGACAGTTACTGTCTATCCAACGCCGGGCGCTTACACAAGCAGTCAAAGTGTAACATTTACTACTAACGAGACTGCGACCATCTATTACACCAAAGACGGTAGTACGCCAACAACAGGTAGTTCGGTATACACAAGCGCTATCGTTCTTAATGCGACGGGTACGATCAAATATTTTGCAAAAGACGTGGCAGGCAATTCGAGTGGGATTCAAACAGCGACATATACCATTAACATTCCAGATGCTACTCCGCCTAGCTCAGTCCAAGGATTAAAAGTGGCAGCGGCTACCCAAAACAGCATCACTGTAAGCTGGAACGCTAATACAGAACCGGACCTTGCTGGGTACGAAGTCTCTATATCCGAGGTCGTTTAATATCCTGAAAAGGAAAATGGAGGGACTATAATGGCAACAACCACTAATACGAGTTATACCTTTACCGGGCTATCGCCAGGAAAGTCTTATCAAATCACAGTTTCAGCAAAAGATAATGCTGGAAACTCATCCACTCCCGTTTCCATTATTGGAAATACGAGTGCGGAAACTCCACTAGATACGACTGCGCCAACTGTTGATATTTCTCCAGCTGCGGGAACTTATACATCTACGCAGAATGTCACCTTGACGGCGAACGAGCCAGCAACCATTTTTTACACACTGGATGGTACTACTCCAACAGCAAGCAGTCCTGTATACAATTCGCCTATCAGCATTTCTGGATCCGCAACCCTTAAATATTTTGCAAAGGATACTTCTGGGAATTCAAGTTTGGTGCAAACGGCTGTATATACAATCAATATTCCTGATACTACTCCGCCATTGAATGTAGCAACAATTACTCCGACCACGGTTACAGATACTAGCGTCACCTTGACTTGGACTGCGAGTGAATCAAATGACGTGGCGTCCTATGATGTATTCAATGGTGCTGCGAAACTAGGAAACACTACATCACTCACTTATACTATAAACTCTTTGACAGCGGGAACGGACTATACCTTCTGGGTAAAGGCAGTAGATGGGGCCGGAAACAGTTCGAGTGGGACAAGCGTAAGTGTAAGAACTTCGGTACCGTTGGATACTACTCCGCCAGTACTTACGATTACACAGGGAGGAAATTTCTATAATACTAAGACCATTACAATGAGCGCGAACGAAGCAGCGACCATTTACTATACAACGGATAATAGTGATCCTGTAACATCAGGTACAAGAATGATCTATACGTCTGCTCTCACTCTTTCCAGTACAACGACCATCAAAGCATATGCGGTGGACGGAAGCAACAATGCTAGTGGGGTTCAGACTGTGACGTACACACAAGTAGCATATGTAACGAATGGACTTCAGGTTTACTATGACTTTGCCAGCCTCAACTCGACACCTACTACAGTGACGGATTCGAGTGGTAATGGGAATACGGGAACATTAAAAAATTACTCTGGTTCATATGGAAGCGGCGTGATAAACGGAGAATTAGTCGGGGATGGTACAGGTGATTACATTACAATTCCTTCGAAGTCAACATTGAAAACTTATCCGTTTACAGTCGAATTCTATGCCAGTTTTAGACGAGATCAAGCGGATGCGGCTGGGTCATTCAAATTATTCTCCGATGCATCTGGCACAGGAACAGGTAATGGTGTATCAGTGAATCTTAATACGATAAAACATGCAACAACACCTAATACAATCTATCTTAGCGGTCCTGTTTCACAGCCTAACTACGGTGTTTCTTTTAATGCATTTGATAACGTGTATCATCATATCGTTGCGGTATTTGGTTCAAATTACCAAAAAATATATGTGGACAACGTTTTGTTAGGTACAGGTAACCAAACTTCTACTGCTACTTTAGGTGACAGGGTACTCGCTTTATTCGCAGATAATGACACCGTTTCTGCCTCTGCTACAACATTACAGCACTCCGCTCGATTATTCCGATTCTATAATCGTGAACTAACACAAGCGGAAGTAACACAGAACTATAATAATTTACCTTCAAGCTTTACACCAGGAGATTACAAAGCTCCAATCGCTACGTTCTCTCCAGCTCCTGGTACATATACAGGGGCACAGACCATCACTATTACGTTAGATGATGCAGACGGAGCTGAGGTATATTACACCACAAACGGAACGATTCCGAATATAACAAATGCTTCACAAAAATACACGGCTCCATTTACTATTTCAGCAACTTGTCGTATCAGCTATATTCCGAAAGACGCAGCGGGTAACAAAACTGCGATGAAGTATGTTGATTACACAATTAATTAAAAGTGGGGGGGATTTGCCCCCCTCTGTTAAAAAAGGAGGTAGGATTCATTGGCCACAACAAGTAGTACGAACTATACCTTTACAGATCTGACGCCTTTGACCGATTACGAAATTGATGTAAAAGCAAAAGATACATCGGGAAACTTATCGTCTATTGCTTCGATAACGTACAAGACCCCTGACGTAGATAGTACGCCCCCTGAATTGACCGTCCCAGATAGTGGGACCTTCAACGGAACAAAAACGATAGCTTTTACCACAAACGAGCCATCGACGATTTATTACACACAAGATGGTTCCATACCAACTCGTGCTAGTTCGGTTTATACTGACCCGATTGTTTTAACAGATTCAAAAGCTGTTAAAGCCTTTGCAGTGGACTGGCAAGGAAATGAGAGTGATGTAAAGGTTGGAACCTATACGAGGAACTTTGAACCGGATGAAAAGTATTTAGATCTCGATGGAGTGACTAGTGGCATTGTGACAGCTAGTTCTATTACTACTACGGCAATAGAAATGGATGTAATGTTTTATGATCGCGCTCCGACTGATAGCGGGACGATTGTAGAGCAAAACTATCAATGGGTTAGACGGCAATCCCCAAATGATAATATCTCAAACGGGTATTATTCAGTATTCGTAGACGGAAACCCTACTACAAACGCAACACCCTTTCTGCCCGCTAATAAGAAGGTAACAGTCCGTTTGGTTAATACCAATCCAATGACCGCCAAGGTATACATTGGGGTATCATGGAACAACGGTTCCCGATTAAAAGCAAGGCTATATGGGCTTCGTTTTTTTAATGGCGGCGCATTGATTGGAAAATACGATTTTACTAAAGGGAATGCCAATGACTTATCAGGAAGCAATACCGTATTAAGCCTATATGGTACACCTACTTATAGATTCCCTGATTCACCAAAATTGACTGCTCCAACAGAGGTACAGGATATTCATGTATCAAGTACGATGACCTCCAATACCATTGCCTGGTCCGAGCCAGTCGATGCTGATTACAGTCATGTGAGATTGCTGCGTAATGGCGTGGAGCTGTTCGATGATTTGACAGGAAATCTATTCGTGGATAAAGGGCTAAAGCCGAATACTTCTTATACTTACCGGCTTATTTCAACGGACAATTACGGAAATGAAAGTTTGGGAACAAAGCTGGTATTATCGACGTTACCAGACACTTCGATCGTTCCAGAAGTATCGAGTGTTGCCCAAACCCATACCCATGATTCGGTGAAGCTGACATGGACAAATCCTTTTGACCCATATACTTCCGTGAAAATTTATCGAAATGGTACTGCTATTGCAAGTGATTTAATGGGAACGGAATATACGGATAACGGATTGAGTTTAGGAACGACTTATAACTATAAGATCGTTGTTGTTGGAGTGACCGGAAAAGAAAGTGCAGGAACATCGATTAGTGCGACTACCGACGCTACACCAACTGTAATGGCATTATATATGTACGGTAACAGTTATCGGAACTGGATTGAGACTCCTTCTGTTACGTATAACCGACTCGTCTTGGATTTTAAACTTCCTGACCAAACAATTATTCCGCCAAATGGTACGTTTATTCTTTTAAATACGGGTCAAGAAACATTTGGAAATAAAGTGTTCTATTCACCTACGGGAACAGAAACGGTCAATCACACTGTAGCTCCCGGAGGATTAATTGTTAATGGAGTGCCCGCATCGACGGGAACCAACTTTATTACTCCGAATACACGGACTGTTTTCGATATGACATTAGGCTCAACGGTTACCGAAGTTATTCGTGTGTTTGGTACACATAGTGCTTCACCATCCCCAGAAGGATACGTGTATAGTCTAAAAGCGTATAACGGAGATAATTTAATTCTTCATTACGACATGGGAAAAGGTACTCTGAATGACCAGTCCGGCAATAACAAAAACGGTAAAATTGTAGGTGTCGGGGGTAAATGGTTAAAATCAAGCGACCCATATGTAGATACCACTCCACCACCAGACGTGGCGAATTTAGAAGCAGCAAGTGTTACAGGAACAGGTTGCGTTCTTAAATGGACTGAGATATTCAAGGCGACTGATTTTGCTCGTTACGATATCTATAAAAATGATGTACTACTTGGGAACGTAACAGGCCTTTCATACACTGTATCGGGATTGACTGCTGATAATTTGTATAAATTTACAGTTAAAGCGGTGGATACAAAAGGAAACTTCAGTGTCGGGGAATCTGTACAGGTTCTTACATCAACAGCGATGTCTACGGTCATTCCGCCTGTAGCAGATTCCATCTTGTTCGATTTGAATTTAATCAAGAACAAAGGCTCGTGGAATCGTACAGTATATGATCGGGTGAGCAACGTAAAAGTAGACCTGCCTAATGCTTTTGGTACAGACAAATTTAATAACATAGACTTTGGTTTCATTAATGATAAAGGTTACACCATTTATGAACAAGGTAGGGCAACCATCAACACTGGCGGGACGGCACTTGCATCAGGAATCAATATGTCGAGTGGCATCACACTTGAGTTCTTAATGGCGGCTCAACCTGTAAGAGCGATGCTAATTACTAGTACCCAGTTTGAATTAAAGAGTGATCCGAACGGTTTTACCCTAAAGTATACGTATTTAGATTTTTCAGGAGTGCAAAAGACTTACAGTGCGGGTACTTCTAATACTGCTAAATTTACGAATCTGGATACTCTAGGCACACCAACCAACCCGTATACAGATACGTTAAGGCCAAAAGGAGAGCTAAACTTAGTCACTGTCCGACTTAATACAAATGGTACGGTAGACGTAATTGGAAACACGTACAAATATCGTGTAGCCGCTCCAGCTGATTTCTCTTCGTATGTGAATTGTTTTAATCAAGCTTCAATGACATTTGGCGGTTTTGGGTTTATAGATAATACCCAAATTATGACTATGGGTAAAATCGTCATTCACAATCGGCTCTTGACCGACGGGGAAGTATTACAGAACTATGCCTTCTACAATGAGTTGTATCCATTTGAGGACATTACGATTACCCCATCTTCGGTAAATTTGGATGTTGGGTCACAAAGACAACTCGTTGTTTATACTGTACCTTACTATTATGACAACAAAGCTACAAAGACTTTTGATAGTGGTAATGCTGGATTTGTAACAGTTAGTAGCACAGGTCTTTTAGCCGGGGTACTTCCGGGAGAAACCGACATAGGTGTCCATGTTGCCTATGGCGGGAAAGAAGTGGTTCGTAACGTTCCGGTAGAAATTGTGAGTCCTGTATCGGACCCGGACGCTATCGGTTCCACTTCACGTACAATCACAGGTATTTCCATCAACAAAAAGACAGACAGCATAGAAGTAGGAGAAGCTTATGTAGTCATGGCAACTACGCTTCCTTACGACATTTTTTACGATAACGTGGTGATTTGGGAAAGTTCCAATCCAGACGTATGTGAAGTGCATTACGGGGTGCTAGAAGGAAAGTCGGTAGGGACAGCAACTATTACAGCCTATGATAGTACCAAAACTTTTTCTGAGAGTTTTACAATTGAAGTAAAGCAACCAGTTCCACTGGTGATCACTGAAGCAGAGACTTATTATGTCAATGGGACTGATTATGGTCTCCAATTAAACAATACGGATTCCTTGAACACGACAAATGGTATCCAAGCAGCATGGGATTTTGCTCATGCAAATGGTTACAAAAAAATTGTGTATCCGAACGGTACTTACTTAGTCAATCCAACTGTTAGGTCACTTGACCTCCCTTCGGATATGGTGATTGATTTTAGTGATTCTGTTATGAATATCGAACCTAGTGCAAAAACGGCTACTGGTTATGTCATGATTAATATGAAGAACATCAAAAATACCATGGTAACCCGGTTGCATTTGTATGGGGAAGCAGATTCAACAACGCTAAAAGCGTCTTGGGAAGGCTGCTTGAATACCGAGATAAAAAACACTATAAATTGCGGCTATTACAAATGTACGATTAGTAAATCTCCGGGATTCAATATAGCTTTTGGTAATAGTCCAGTTGAACCGGGAACAGAAACGGTAGTTTTAAGTAAAAATAATCTTTTTCCAGGCAATATAAATAACCATGGACTAGAGGATGACAGTATCACTAGCTGGCATTTTAGGACTAAATTTTTCCTAGACATCTCGTCATTAGGTGCTTACTACATGTTAGGGTATAACCAAGGATATTCAGGATATCCATTCTTGCGTTCTCGACTATACAGCATATACTTTTATGACGCAAATAAGCAATTTATGACCGCTCATCTATATAACTTACAGTTCTACGAATACGTGAAACCAGTCGGTGCAAAGTACGCGAAGATTGTAATTTATCAAGAAGCAGCTCCTACTGGGGCAGACCCAGACTTCCAATCGGTAGCGTTACTCCGTACGATTGGTACAAATCGTAAATCCTATATTCGAGAGTGCCGCATTGAAAACAATTTTAGCACAGGTATTGCGGCATGTGGTGGATATGACAACCGGATTGAAGGAAACTTCTTCTCGGGAAACAATGGTCGTATGCCAGGATGTGACATTGACTATGAGGATGGTTGGGAAAATGCTTGTGGAGATATTGTCCGAAACAATACATTTGGTTCCAATTTAGGTATTACTACTGCTTCAAGTTCGAGTTTAGCGGTATTCGATAATCTATTTAACAACTCACGGATCACGGTTTGGGATAGAACCTGTACTTGGCGAATATTCCGTAACACTTTCAATGGTAGAAGTAATATGCAACCATCGTTTGGCACTCAGGGAGATTCCTATCTTGCGGAGAACGTCTTTATTAACCAAGTGTTTAGTACTTCGAAAAACCATGCCACTGCAAATTATAGTGTCCATGTAATTAATAACACAGTAATGTAATCATCTACGAGGGCACTCTTGGGTGTCCTCTAAATTAGAAAGGGAGTGTCATATATGGGAACATGGAGAGAATTACCTGGTGGTTCTTATAGCAATGGAGTAACAGCTTTAGCGGGATTATCAGATGTTGATGTCAGCACCCAAGTACCAACCGAAGGAGATCTGTTAAAGTACATTAATGGTAAGTGGAAACCGGGCGCAGCTGCTGCCAGTGGTAGCGGAGGAACGATTATATCTTCTTCAGGTTCAACATATATTGTCGAGTTATCAAAATGGGGAATTGTAGCGGGAATCCCTTCTAAGCCTTATAACAATGCAGCTTATACACAAGCCAACAACAACGTAGTAGGATTCAACAACGCGATTCAATACGCGGTAAATAATGGCTATACGGATATTGTTCTCCCAAGAGGTCAATATGCCATTTGTTATCCGTCCGTGATTAGCATGGCGAGTTACCTGACGTTCGATTTCAACGGTTCTACGTTGAAAGTAATCTACGATTCCGATAACCGTTCTCCTTATGATACAGCAGGAGCATCGGCTGGTCTATCTCCATGGAAATTCTATGGAACCAGTATTGCCATGGATAACCTTGTTCATGCACATATTAAAAACCTTACACTCATTGGCTGCCGAGCAGACAGAAGTTTCGCTGACAAGGGAACAGATGGGATTTCCGGTGAACTGTCAATGGAACAAACTTATGGTATCTCATTCGGGAATGGTACACGTCACTGTTCGGTAAAACATTGTGATATCAGTTATTACATGGGTGATAATATCACATTTAGTTCCTTGCCAAACGGAACTCGTTGGGCTGAATTTAGCATGGGACTTACTGTAAATGACATCGATTTTACTACCGGTCAGCTTATTGCTGCTACTGACAAACTGACCACTATGTTATTCACCCTTCCAGCTGGAACGAAAACATGGGCCATACAAGGGGCGGGATATTCACGGGCAACAAGTGCATATAACAGACACGAGTTTGATGTGTTTTACTACGATGCAAGTGGAAACTATTTAGGAGTTCTTCCTAAAAGACATTTCTATTCTCCTATCGACGTTCCATACAATGCGGCCAAATTTAGAGTTGTGTTCTTTAATGAAACCAACACGACTAAAAATATGGGTATGATCTTCGTATTTGGGGATTTCAACTACAACAACCTTGTTGAATACAACGTTTTGCATGATTCCCATCGTGGCGGTTTAACGCTTGGCGGAAACCACAATATTGTTCAACGAAATGTCATTAAAAACAATGGTAAGTATATTGGTAGAATGTTAGACGGAAAACCAGCGTTCAATGATCCTACTCGATATGGTATCAACCAAGAGGATAGTTATGGTGAAGGTTCGATTATTAGGGAGAATGTCATCTACGGAAGTTTCCATGGTGTCTTGATGGGTGCTTATTCCTCAATCATTGAAAATAACCATATTTATGACTGTGACTACTTAGCTATCAATGTTTATACCTTGGATTATCTGCTTATCCGTGGCAACAAGATTCAAAACTGCTTATATAATCTAGGAATTGGCGGGAATGGATTTTCTGATGGATTTGTGGAAGTTGTTCAAAATAGCTTTTATGGGGGGATGCTTGATATCGGTTGGACAAGTAGCCCAGTTCACTACTTCCATTTTGAGTCCAATAATTTTTACAATCCACATGGCTTACAGGATGTTGGCTCTAATGCCACCTTTAAAGATAATCGTATCCGTTTGTACCTAGATGCACCGGGCCAACATGTCCCGTCTACTGCGGAATACTACGACTACTCCACTTATGAGCCAGTAGTATTTAAGATTCCGAAGATGGATAATTGCGTCATCGAAGGACGGGTAAACAGCGTATTTACAGCTAAATCGGATGCGACATTCATTACTGACAGGTTCCTTAACTGTAAGTTATCGAACTTGAACGCAACTTTCACGACCCTTACAGACACAATAAAGGATAGTGAAGTAGCTTTTCAAGATTGCGAGTTTAACAGTGTTTTCTTTATCAATCATGTAACAAGCAAATCAAGACATGCCAAAGCAACTCGATCTACTTTCAATGACACGATAATCAAAATATCTAATGCCGGAGTATCAACGTCTGTAGTAAAGGTAAGTATGGATAAGTGTAAAGTGAATTCCACGCTTTTAGACTCTTTCTTCTTAACGAGCTTAGACCAGACAACAGGAGCAATAGATGTAACAGATACAGAATTCACTTACTCCAATGGTGGTATGTTGAATATCGTGAGAAACTTACAGACGGCAACGAACACTCAGAATACAGCATCGTTTAAGAATTCTACGTTCACTTATACTGGGGCTATTCCAATCGCATTGGGCTATTACAATGACAAAAACCCAATGAAGTCGTTTGTTTCTCATAACAACAAATTCGTAAACGTCACTCTTCCGACCCAAGATGCGGGTATCTATATTGGTTATGACCCAAGTAAACAATATAAGAAGACGGTCACTCTTGCTCAAAATGGTTCGGTGTATGAAGCGACCATCACGCACAATCTGAATACCACTGAACCATATGTATTTTGTGCGATTTCCAATCAGATTATTTATCCGACTGTAACGGTGATTGATGCTAATAACATTAAGGTGAGCCATACCGCTAGTGGTACCGCGAGTATAGCGGTTTCTAAGTTTCTATAATAAAAAAAACAGAACTCCAAAAGGGTTCTGTTTTTTATTGTGCGCTGATTCACTTTTTTTGACGGTTGCTCTCACGTACTGCACAATCCAATCGTTCCATTTCTCCGAGTACCCAATCGAAGGTACGCACTTGATTATTATCGTGATCGTCTATGGCTTTTTGTCGCGCCTGTAATGAGGTTTCATATAAGTTTTTAATGGCCTTGATTAACACCGTCACATCATTTCCGTTGTGCTCATATAATTTAATGGCATTGTAGACTATTACATCATTTTTTTCTATGGCTTCTCTTTTCATTTGTCTTAACTTTTCTTCATTTGTCACTAAATTCACCTCTTTAGTTTTCTTTGGTGCAAAAGGGTCTATGGAATAATCTGACTTACGTTTGTAAATAATTTTACCTTTCACCTTTTCGCTCTCCTTTTTAGACACTATATATTCGTATAGCGACTTAATACTTTATACTTTATTGTTTTTCCATTTTGTTTTGAAGAATTTCTTTTGTTTCTTGTAGATCCAATAAATCTTTAAAAACATGATGATTAATAAAGACAGGTTCCCATCTTGAACAATAATTCCTTTGTGAATGATCTTCCCAAATATAACTAGCTTCTTCTAAAGTAATGTTATATCCTCTTTTCGCAAATTCTTCCTGAATTATTTTGCAATCCTTTAAGATTTCAGTATCCATCTTACTTCCTCCTTTGCTTCGCTATATAGGTCTATTTTCTATTTGTTCATCACTGCAAAAAAGTCACCCAGAGGATCGTCTTCAATTTCCTCCACGACTTCTTCTTCGCGCTGAGCAGAAAAATCAAATTGAAAATTATCAAGATCATCAAAGCTATCCAGGTCATCCACGTTCTGTAAGCCATTTCCCGTCTCTTCTTTTTGAGGGGGAATGGGTTCAGGTGTAGGTTTGGTCGGAATCATTTCGGGTACCTTGATTTCCACCGAAGAAGTAGGCTCGCTGAGGAGCTGGTAAAAGACGTTTCGTATAAGGGTTTCGGTCTGTTCGTGCTTCAGCCATTCTCTTTGTTCCTTGGTCAACGGCTGATGGAGAGGAATGGAGATGCTTTCCTGTTGAGTGCTAGCGGCAATCCCGTTAAAAAAAATTCCAGTTATTTTCTTTGAAAACTTTCGGCCCTCTGTATCCTTTAGATTCTGTAAGTATTTCAATATGTGATCAGGCGTATCAGAAGGCAAACGGAAAGAAAGAACATGACCTCTTTCCATCTCACCACCACCTTATTTTTGGTTAATACCATTCCTTTATAAAAAGAAGCGTTCCTTCGAAAAATGCCACAACCAAAATGGCAGAATAAAATATTTTTTTCGCGATTGACCGACGTCCCATCAGATAAAGAACAATTGAGACAATAAATGCGCTAACCATAAGCCAAAAAATAAGATCTAAAAGCATTTCATTTCTCTCCTTTTTTAACCACCTATTTTAGCCGTATTTCTTCGCAAGTTCACCAATAACAGCAAATCCTATAAGGGCAAGAGTAAGGGGAATAAGGTCAATCACCGCATCAATAAAGGCACTCAAAGAACACCCTCCTTAATGTATGCATATTTGTATACTTACCTAATTATGCAATTAGCATATTATAAAAATATCTAAAGGTCATGTGCCAAAAGTCCTAACATCTACTAATCTTTATAAATCCTGAAATGTTCATTGATAAATTTCACTGCCTCTTCCGCTTTTTTCTGTTCTGCTTCGGTTAAATAACCGACAAACTTTATACCACGTATTTCTACCGTTACTTTTTCTTTTACTTGATTTTCCATTGTAAATAACTCCTTTATAAATAAAAATCGTATTGCGCCTGGTCGATCTGTTCCTGTGTGATCCCGATGTATCTTAGGGTGACGGAAGGGGAGCTGTGGTTAAAAATCTCCTGCAGCATCGCCACATCTTTGTTTCGTTTGTAAAAATGGTATCCATAGGTTTTGCGGCATGTGTGCGTCCCGATGTTATCGAGCCCCGCTTTCCTGGCTGCCTTATTTAATATTTTATAAGCCTGAACCCGCTGAATGGGTTTGTCGGTTAGGCGGGAAGGAAAGAGATAATCTTCTTCGCCCATATCAAAGGTATAGTCGTCGATGTCGACCCGCAGACTAGGACTAATGATGTGGGACTTCATCTTTTTTGTTTTCTGCTCGTTGATGTAGATGTGACTTTTGCCCCGTACGTGTTTGACTTTTAATTGGAGCAGGTCACTGATCCTGAGTCCGGTGTTTATTCCCATGACGAATAAAAACCAATTTCTGTAACTTTCTTTTTTTAGGATGCGTTTGACTTCTTCGATTTTTTCTGGGTCTCGGATTGGTTGAACGAACTTCATTTTAGCGCTCCCTGTGTTTCCTTTTTGTATACAAGTATAACCGATATGTTTCCCTATTAAAAATGAAAAAAACGGGAGACTCCGAAAACGTTGATTTATCAACGTTTTTGGATAGTCGACCTATTGAAAGAGAGAAACATAATGTCTCTTTTGTTTCCCTTCGGGTCCGTGAGCGCTCTGAACGTTCTTTTGACGATGCTCTACCCATCTCGATGCAAAATAAAAACAGTGCCCCGAAGGGCACCGCTTTATACTAGTGTCGTTAGCATGCTTCCATTAATCATTTTAATCTTTAATATTCCATCATTGATCATTTTGCTTAATTGTGTTCCAATTTCTCGGTTTAATACATTGTTTTTCTTTGCTAATGTTTCGATTACATAAGAACCTCTTACTGCTCCATGTTGTTTCACCATATTCATAATTTGTGTTTTTATTTCTTGTACTTCCATTTCTCATCTCTCCTTTTGTTTTCTTCACTTTTCTTATAACAGGAAAAAGACAAAAAAAT